CTACCCGTTCACGATAGGCCGGACCTCCCAGGTGATTGCCATGCCGGGCCGGTAGACCACCTCGTTGCCGTACTTGATGCCGGCCTTCAGGTGTTCTGCCAAGGGCTTGTCGTACTTTTCGATCTGCCTGATGGCGCGGTCGACGGCGTTGCGGAAGGCGTCACGGACGTTCTTGCGCTTGTCTCCGACCCTGCGCTGTCGCCCGCCAAGGCCCTTGCCGCCCTCGATGTACTTGACCAGGGCCGCCATCTCCTTCTCGATTTCCTCAATGCGGGCGTGGTCACCACGTTCACGCGCTTCTTCCATTTCCTCGAACAGTTCCCTCGCTTGCTGCTTGCACTCGTTCAGCGCACGCCTGTCCGCGACGTCTCCGGCGTCCCCCAAGGGGATACCCTGGGTCACTTGGTAGCCATCTTCAATATCCTCCGGAGCGATGCCGCTGCCGGCAGGCTGTTCAATTGTATTGACGGCATTTCCGACAGCGATCTCATAGACCGACATCTCTCGATCCGGAAACGCCAGCAGGAGGTTGATGTACTCCGCGCCCTTGTCGACGTTGAGCAGGCAGATGGTGTTGCGGCCCTGAAATCGCGTCTCCCAGACCGCACCGCGTTTGCGAAAGAAGTTCTCCGGCTGCTTCTCCATCGAAATCACCGCCGGTACCGAGTTCACCGAAGCGGACTCGTAGACCGTTCGCAGCAGACAGTCGCCGGGCAATGAGCGCTCCCGGATCTGGGTGAAGTAACGCCGCCCGAGCTCGTCGAGCGCTCCCGTCACCTCGTCGGCGTGCCGCTTGTAGAGATCGAATACCCGCTGCGCAGCCTGACCGGCGCTGCTGTAGTTCAGGTATTTGAGTACGCGACCGACGTCGGGGTAGCTGCTGACGAACTGTGTCACGTCCGTCAGGTTCTTCACCTGGTTGGCTCGCTCCAGGTAGGCGGCGGCCATGATCTTGTCCTCGCCTTTGTCCCGGCTCTGGGTGAAGACGTCGACCTTGTAGTGCTCCACCGGGTCGTGCTGATCGGCCTTGGCGGCGAGAATGGCGAAGCGCCGGTCGATGCACTGCGAGCAGCCGCCGCAATGGGTGTGCTGATTCGTCATCTCCCAAGTGTGCGTGCAGGTCATCGAGTGCTTGATCAAGTCGTGGCAGCCCGCGTCGGTGATGATCTTGACGACGTCGGCCTTGGTTTTCCAGATGTAGGGGTTCTCGACGGTGAAAGGCTCGCCTGCCACCAATGAAAGCAGGTCTTGGAAGCCTTTCATCACTCTCGGGTGCGTTGTCCTTGTGGCACGGCCACCGACCACCTGAGCGCACACAGGAAGGTTCAGGCTGATGACGCCGTTCTCGTAAAAGCGGACGCTCTTGAGATTGAGCATCCGAGCAATCGTCGCGCCGATGGAGACGTACAGGAACGACCGGCTGCGCTGGGTGTACTCATGGTTCAGCTCCTTGGCTTTGTGCACGCGGACGCTGATGCGATGCGGCACGTTGTCGCCAGCCTTCTCGGCCAGCATCTGCTCAAGGGTGCGGTGACGCTTGTTGAGCTTGGAAGTGGACTTGTGGGTGACCAGGAGCACGCGTCGCTTCTGGTTCACGACCTCGTCGATGGCGCCTGCCAGCGAGTCCAGTCCGCCTGAAAACATCACCACCTGCTCCGGCTTTCCGTACACCTGCTGGGTGTCGTCAAACTGGAGGTATTGCTGGAATGGGTGCTCCTGGTCGAGCTTGACGAAATCGAAGCGGTATTGGTCGTCGGACAGGAATCCGAGCGTCGAGCACAACGTGTCCTGCACCTGCGCGCTGCTCCAGAAGTCCGGATCGCGCACCGGCACGACGAAATGCAGATCGCGCCGCCAGCCATCGCCAAAGGTATCGACATCGTCCGCGCCACGCCGGATGACCTGGTCGGCGCTGTAGACGTAGGTGGCGATCTCCAGCAGATCGTGGAACCGCGACGGCACGCTACTGAACAGCTTGCTGTGGACGTCCTCGATGCGCAGGGTGATGTTGCCGTGCCCCGGCCTGCCCGAGAGTCGGAGCCGCAGATCGCGCGCAGGATCTTCGCTGATGCCTTGGGCGGACACGTTGCCGCAGAGAACGTATCGCTTATCTTGCATCGCTACTCGCTCCCATCTTCAACTCGTCCCTCATCTTCTTCAGCGCGTAGCCCGCGAATCCGTCCGACGATTTTCTGGAGATGTCGCCGCCCTCGTGAAAGCGGTGCTTGGAAAACCACTCGCTCGAAAACTGCTCGACGATGAGCGAGGCTTCCCGGGTATGGATTTGCAGTGCGGCATTGAATTCGGCGGCCTGATTCATCGTGGCAAAACGCATCCCCTCGCCGAGCTGGGTGTTGACGACCTTGCTCAGGAAATACTGGAGACCCTCGTTGGCCAGCCGAGCGAAAAAGTGCCGTGAAAACTCGCCGAACTCCCGGGGCTTGCCCAAGTCCGCCAAGGCCGCGCGCATCGTGTCCGGGTCGGAAGAAAACAGCGAATGCAGCTTGGGAGCGAGCACATCGTTGACGGCACCGACGATGGCCCGGTTGGCGAGCATGCCGAGATCGGAGCGCTTGCCGTTGCCTTCTACGCGCCGATCCAGCGCCTCGGTGATTGCCGTGGTCACATCGGTGAGCGAGGGATCGGCGGGGAGATGGATGCCCGCCGCGGCGAGATGCAAGTGGATATCGGGCTTCTTGGCGGCAATCGCCATCTGCGTCATCAGCCAGACGGCCTCGGTGTAGCCGACATCCTTCATGACGAAGGAGAAAGCCTTTTCCGCCGCCGCGATGGTGGCTTGGGCGATCTGAGACACGTTGGCGCCAGCGGCGATCAGGCCGACGACCTCCTTCCACTCCTTCGTCCTTGGCAGAACCCCGAGCCGAACATGCCCCATCCTGTTTCCCCCGTAGAGATCAGTGCATCGCCGTCAATCGTCGCGCTTGATCACGACGATGCTGCGTGCCTTCTTTGCTTCCTTCCTCACATACCCCTTGCGCACCAACTGTGTGATCTGTTCATGAGCGCTGGCGTGGCTGATGCCCAGCACCTCGGCCAATTCCTTGACGGTGGGCGGCAGGCCTGTGCTGTCGAAGATTTGGCAAATCGCCCTCAGCGTTCTGGTCTGCGGCTCAGTAATGCCCTCGGTCTTTCGCTTGCTCATGGCATTGCTCCTTGCCGATTTGCATAATATATGACCTGACAAAAATCAGGTCAATGGAGGCGACCCAACGCGGAAATCTCTGGCCTGACTGCGGGTGCGTGGCGCGACGCCACTCCCAAGGGGGGATCGGAGCAGCATCACGCCACAGCCCGACGTGGCGGTCGCGTGCATCCTGCTCCGCGAGCTCGTAGGTACCGGCATCCTCGGCGGACTGCTCCCGTGCGTACTGGCGGTACCACCAAGCCATCCCGGTTGTGATCTGTGCCAGCCCGGCATCCAGTGTCTTCGGACAGGTGCGTGCGGTACAGGAGGAGTCGGCGACCAGTACCTTGCCAACAAGCCGCCCGTAGCGGTCGCGCTTGCTGCCCATCACGACGACGTCTTTGCCGAACACGAGGTTGGACATCGACGCCTTGGATCGCTGTCCGAACGGCTGCTTCTTCTCAGGCGCATCGATCCCCGCCACCCGGATCTTGTGCTGTGTCCCATCCGCATCGAGGACGGTGACCGTGTCGCCGTCGGCCACGCCAACCACTCTGCCCATGATGGTCTCCGCGCTGGCACTGCAAGCCGTCAAGGCGATCAATGTCGCCCAGAAAAATCTCCTCGAAATTTCGCTCTCCCCATCTGATGCACGCTGAAACGGGATACCCCGACCGCCCTGCGTGCATATTCTTCGTAACGGTCTGACAACTTTAATGGCTACCGAAATGACCGTCGAACCAACACTCCCTGAATTGATGTCGCCGCGGCAACGGGCACGCGAGGCCGCAGAAATCATCGCGGCCGCCATCGCACGCTTGCATTCCACGCGTCCGCAAGACAGCGATATTCCACTTGGCTTCTCGGCACCCGAGCGCGTTCATACAAACCCCTCTACAGAAGGAGTTTTCAAGTGAACGTACCAAAGACACCACCGTCCCTGGCGGTGCAAATCGCCAATTTGCCAAAGCTGTCCATGAAAGACTTGTGGGCGCTTTGGGACAAGTATTTCCCGCAGCGACCACCGCACCATAACCGGGCCTATGTCGAAGGCCGCGTCGCCTACAAGATGCAGGAGGAGGCGCTGGGTACCACCCTGCTCGTGAAGACGCAACTGGCACGGATCGGCGAAGCTCAATCCAACATCAAGACGCAGCGTGGCGTCGAAGTCCAGGTCGTTCCCGGAACCGTTTTGGTACGGGAATTCGACAACCGCGAACACCGCGTTACCGCGCAGGCGGACGGCACTTTTGAATACGAAGGCCGTCGCTTCAAGAGCTTGTCGGGCGTCGCCCGCCACATCACCGGCACGCAGTGGTCAGGGCCGCTGTTTTTCGGAATCACCAAGAACAACAAGAACAAGCAGAAGCGAGGCACCAAGTGAGCACTGTCGTGACCAAGAAACGCTGCGCCGTCTACACCCGCGTGTCCACGGACGAGCGCCTCGACCAATCCTTCAATTCCCTCGACGCCCAGCGCGAAGCGGGCCAAGCCTACATCGTGAGCCAGCGTGCCGAGGGCTGGTTGCCGGTGGCCGACGACTACGACGACGGCGGCTACTCGGGAGGCAACATGGAGCGCCCGGCCTTGAAGCGACTGATGGCCGACATCATTGCCGACCAAATTGACATCGTGATCGTCTACAAGATCGACCGCCTGACACGCAGCCTCACCGACTTCGCCAAGCTGGTGGAGGTGTTCGAGCGCCACAAGGTGTCGTTCGTTTCGGTTACCCAGCAATTCAACACCACCACGTCGATGGGACGGCTGATGTTGAACATCCTGCTGTCCTTCGCGCAGTTTGAGCGTGAAGTCACCGGCGAGCGCATCCGCGACAAAATCGCCGCCAGCAAGCGCAAGGGCCTGTGGATGGGCGGTTACACCCCGCTGGGCTACGAGGTCAAAGACCGCAAGCTGGTCATCGAGGAGAGGGATGCCGAAACCATCCGACGCATTTTCACGCGCTTCACTGAGACACGCTCCATCACGGATATCGTCCGCGAGATGGCCCTGGAGGGAATCACTACCAAGCCCAACCGCCTGAAGGATGGCCGCGTGCGCAACGGCACGCCAATGGACAAGAAGTACATCTCTAAGGTACTGCGCAATCCAATCTACGTTGGCGAGATCCGCCATAAAGGGGAGGTGTTTGCTGGACAGCACGAGCCGATCATCACCCGCCAGCTTTGGGATCGCGTGCAAGCCATCCTCGCCGAGGATGCTCACCAGCGCATGGGCAAGACCCAAACCCGGCACAAGACCGATGCGTTGTTGCGCGGACTGATGTACGGCCCTGATGGTGGCAAGTACCACATCACCTACAGCAAGAAGCCCTCGGGCAAGAAGTACCGCTACTACATCCCTAAGGCGGACAGCCGCTACGGCTACCGCAGCAGCGCCACCGGGATGATCCCGGCCGACCAGATCGAGGAAGTGGTGGTGAACCTGCTGGTGGGCGCGCTCCAGTCGCCCGAAAGCATCCAAGGGGTCTGGAACACGGTGCGCATCAACTACCCGGAGATCGACGAGCCAACCACCGTGCTGGCCATGCGCCGCCTCGGCGAGGTCTGGAAGCAGTTGTTCCCCGCTGAACAGGTGCGGCTGGTCAACCTGCTGATTGAGCGTGTCCAGCTCCTCTCCGATGGCATCGACATCGTCTGGCGTGAGTCGGGATGGCGGGATCTGGCCGGTGAGTTGCAGGCGAACAGCATTGGGGGCGAAATGCTGGAAATGGAGCTTGTCCCATGAACCGCTCGTCCAAGAAGCTGGTCAGCGATGGCAAACCCCACGAGCGCCACCACCCGCTGGAAGGCGGCGGTGTCCGGATCACGACTTTCGTGCCATTTCATTTCAAGAAGCGCGGCGTCAAGAAGGTGATCGTCGCACCGGAAGGCGTCAGCCAGCCTGTCGCCGTTACCGATACCCCGGTGCTTTCCCCCGAACAGGATCGCCCTCTGCTCAAGGCACTGGGACGTGGCATCTACTGGCAGCAGCTGATCGACAACGGAACAGTGGCCAGCGGCACCGAGATCGCCGAACGGGAGCGCATCCACCGTTCCACCGTCAACGATCTGCTGCGGCTGGCGCTTCTCGCCCCCGACATCATCCAGGCCGCCTACGAAGGACGGCTGCCCCGGGCGGTGTCCTTGGAAGCCCTGCTGCGGGCCAAGGTGCCTTTGGACTGGGATGAGCAACGCCGCTTGATCGCGTCCCTCGGGTAGCGGAGGAACCAACAAAAAAATTTTCCGCTACGCCAAATGTAGCTGTTGCTACGCCGGATGTAGCGCCTTCCCCGATGAAGGCGTGCATCGGTCATCAACGGCCAGTACAGGATTGGCCACCGGTCGCGCCCTAATCCCTGAACGGGAAGGAGCACGGCAATGGCCTATTCCATGGCATTAGCTGGAGGCTCCGGTGGCACACCGGGCCTCAATTCCGGCGTCGGCTTCAGTTCGACGCCTACCCCTGAAACCACGGCGCTATCCCAACGGCGGTTCTTGAGCGAGGTCGAGCTCGCCAACCGCTGGGGCATGTCCCCCAAGACCCTCACCCGCTGGCGCGGCATGGGAAAAGGTCCCTTTTTCGTCAAGTTCTCGAAGAAGGTGGCTTACCCCCTCGAGGGCGAGAACGGGGTGCTCGATTACGAGAAACGCCACGTTTACGCCTCCACATCCGAACGTGTGCCGGTGAAAGGAGGTCAGTCATGAAAGAACTGACTCTCTACCCCGCCGACCTCGCGGCCATGAGCACTGCCCAGCTGGCGGCGCTACCGATCAGCGATTTCGTCGCTGCCGAGCGCAATGTCGACGAGGCCGTCGCTTACCTCAAACAACTGCGCACCAAGCTGGATGCCGCCAAGCTCCAGCGTTACGGCGAGCAGGCCCGTTCTGCACTGCGCGACTCTGGCCGCGACTTCGGCACTGTCCATGTCAGGGACGGTGCGCTGCACATCAAGTACGAGCTTCCCAAGAAGGTGACCTGGAATCAGGGCATCCTCAAGGAGATGGCCGAGCGCATCGTCGCTTCGGGCGACAAGGTCGAGGATTACATCGACGTCAAGTTGTCGGTGTCTGAGTCGCGCTACACCAACTGGCCCTCGGCCCTGCAGCAGCAGTTCGCTGCCGCCCGCACGGTCGAGGAAGGCAAGCCGAGCATCACCCTGACGCTCGATGGGGGTGCGGCATGAAAACAAGCGCAGCGCAGTTTCGTGAGCCGCAGGCGAAAGGTGGCGAAGCCACCAGCAAAAAGCTCCCCATCGTGTCCGCCATCGAGCGGATGGCCGAGCGCAAGGGCGTCAAGCTGCTGATGCTGGGTAAGTCCGGCATCGGCAAGACCACGCGGCTTAAAGACCTCGACCCGGCGACCACGCTGTTCCTAGACATCGAGGCGGGCGACCTGGCCGTAGCCGACTGGCCGGGCGACACCATCCGCCCAGCCTCCTGGCCGGAGACCCGCGACTTCTTCGTGTTCCTCGCGGGTCCGGACAAGTCGCTGCCGTCGGAGGCTGCGTTCTCGCAGGCGCACTACGACCACGTCGTCGAGAAGTTTGGCGACCCGGCGCAACTCGACCGCTACCAGACCTTCTTCCTCGACTCGATCACCCAGTTGTCCCGCCAGTGCTTCGCGTGGTGCAAGACGCAGCCGGGTGCCGTCAGCGAGCGATCCGGCAAGTCCGACCTGCGTGCGGCCTATGGCCTGCTCGGCCAGGAAATGATCAGCGCGCTGACCCACCTGCAGCACGCTAGGGGCAAGAACGTGGTGTTCGTGGCGATCCTCGACGAGCGCCTTGATGACTACAACCGCAAGGTGTTCGTGCCGCAGATCGAGGGCAGCAAGACCAGTCTGGAGCTGCCCGGCATCGTCGACGAGGTCGTGACGCTGGCTGAGATCAAGGCCGAGGACGGCAGTAGCTACCGCGCTTTCGTCACCCACACCGTCAATCCCTACGGCTTTCCGGCCAAAGACCGCAGCGGTCGCCTCGACCTGCTGGAGCCACCACATCTCGGCGCGCTGATCGCCAAGTGCGCAGGCGCAACCGTCGCGCCTGCCAGCGCCGTCCCCCCCGAACACATCGAATCCCAGGAGTAATCGCAATGACCGCATGGACTGACTTCAACGATGCCGAAGCCCAGCAATCCGGCTTCGATCTGATTCCCAGGGGCACCGTCGTCCCGGTGCGCATGACCCTCAAGCCCGGTGGCTACGACGACCCGTCGCAGGGCTGGGGCGGCGGCTACGCCACCGAGTCCTTCGAGACCGGTTCCATCTATCTCGCCGCCGAATTCGTGGTCACCTCGGGCGAGTACGCGAAGCGCAAGATGTGGTCGAACATCGGCCTCTACTCCAAGAAGGGCCCCACCTGGGGCCAGATGGGGCGCAGCTTCATCCGCGCGGCCCTCAACAGCGCCCGCAATGTTCACCCGCAGGACAACAGCCCGCAGGCCGCCGCCGCGCGCCGCATCCAGGGGTTCCACGAACTGGATGGTCTGGAGTTCATCGCCCGCGTGGACATCGAGAAGGATGCCAAGGGCCAGGACCGCAACGTGGTCAGGATCGCGGTCGAACCCGACCACCCCGACTACGCCAAGTTGATGGGCGTGCCGCCCAAGACTTCCGGTGGTGGCACTTCCGGCGCTCCGGTGCAGGCTGCGCCCACCTATGCGGCCCCGGCCCCGCAGCGAGCGTCGGTGACGGGCAAACCGTCCTGGGCGCAGTGAGGGGGGGCGACCATGAACGCATCCATGCTCACTGCCAGCCACTACGGCGTTGTGCATTTCGGCGATCTCGGCTGCGAGGCGGTCGTGCTCACCACCGGTGAGCGCGGCTACGTCCGCAAAGAACTGGCCAAGCTTCTCGGCTTCCACGAATCGCACAAGGGTGGCCGTTTTGCCCGCTTTCTCGCCGAAATCGCGCCTAACTCATTGTCGTTATTGGAGAAATCATCTGGGCCGATTTTGCTGCCATCGGGGCGGCAGGCGCAGTTCTTTCCCGCCGGAATCATTGCCGACGTCGCATCGGCGGTCGTCAACGCCGCCATCAACGGTACGTTGCACAAGGCCCGCCAGGGCATCGTGCCCAACTGCATGAAGATCATGCGGGCGCTGGCCACCACCGGCGAGGTCGCGCTCATCGACGAGGCCACCGGCTATCAGTACCACCGCGCCCCCGACGCGCTGCAGGAGTTGATCTCCAAGCTGCTGCGCCAGTCCTGCGCCTCGTGGGAGCGCCGCTTCCACCCAGACTACTACCGCGCCATCTACCGCTTGTTCGGCTGGAAGTACCAGGGGCACGACCAGAACCCTCCGCACGTTGTCGGTCAGATCACGCTGCGCTGGGTCTATGGGCCGGTGCTCCCGGAGGACTTGCTGGGCGAGATTCGCAACCGCAAGGGCATCTCGCAAAAGCACCACCAGTGGCTGTCCGATCAGGGGCTCGCGCATCTGGAATCGCAGATTCACGCGGTCACCGCGATTGCGCGCAGCTCGACGAGCTACCCCGACTTCAAGCGCCGCTGCGAAGCCGCCTTTGCGGGCGCTGCCCTGCAGTTGGGCCTGCTGCTCGATGAACTCGAGGAGGTGGCGTGAAATGCTGGATCTGCAAACGACAGGCCCGGGGCTACGGCCACACCGACAACCGGCACGGAGTCGGCGATCCCCGGCGCTATCCCATCGACTGGGTGTTCTGCTCGCGGCGTTGCCAGGAGGCGTTCCACGCGCTGTACGGCAACTGGCTGCGGGTACGGGAAGGACACACCGACATCAAGGGGGTCGCCATGATCGATCCGTCTGATGTCGAGCTGGCCGCGATGAAGCAGTGCCTCAAGGCCTTCGGCGAGGCGGCGGGCGAGATCGGCTTTGCCAAGCCGCTGGGCGAGTACTCCGAGGCCGAGGCGCTGCGGGTGATCGACGCCATCGTGCCCCGCTACACGGAGGCGATGGTCGCGCACCACGAGGTGAGCAAGTCCCCGCCGGTGCGCGGCTTGCCGCCCACGCCCGATCCGCTGGCCCCCGATGCCGTCCATCCGTTCGCAGATCTGGAGGACGACCTGCCTTGGGACGAGCCGAAGGGGAAGAAGCCATGATCGACTTCAATTCCTCCTCGAGCATCTCTGGGCAGGTCACGGCGCTGATCGACGCCGCGATGCAACAGGCGCGCGACCGGCAGGCTGAACGCCAGTACCTTGGTGCCTCGCGTCTCGGCGTGGCTTGCGAGCGCGCGCTGCAGTACGAGTACGCCAAGGCACCGGTCGACCCCGGCCGCGACACCGAAGGCCGGATGTTGCGGATCTTCCAGCGCGGCCACGTCATGGAGGACTGCATGGTCGCGTGGCTGCGGGACGCGGGCTTCGACCTGCGTACCCGCAAGGCCGACGGCCAGCAGTTCGGCTTTTCCGTGGCCGACGGCCGTCTGCAGGGTCACATCGATGGCGTCATCGTCGGTGGCCCAGTGGGCTTCGCCTATCCCGCGCTCTGGGAAAACAAGTGCCTCGGCTCGAAGTCCTGGCGCGAGCTGGAGAAAAACCGGCTCGCCGTGGCCAAGCCGATCTACGCCGCGCAAGTGGCGATCTACCAGGCCTATCTCGAACTGCACGAGCACCCGGCGATCTTCACGGCGCTGAACGCCGACACGATGGAGATCTACACCGAGCTCGTGCCCTTTGACGCGGCGCTTGCCCAGCGCATGTCGGACCGGGCGGTGAAGGTCATTACGGCGACTGAGGCAGGCGAGCTTCTGCCACGCGCCTTCCATGAGCCGACCCACTTCGAATGCCGGATGTGTGCGTGGCAAGACCGCTGCTGGAGGACGACATGAACCATCCCCAATCACAAGTACCAGCGGCGGAACCGATGATGGGGGCGCGCCACGTTGCCCGTCTGCTCAATCTTCCGCTGTATTACTTCACCAAGCCTCGGTGCCGCGTCTCGAAGCGCATTCCTCACTACCGGATAGGCCAGATGGTTCGCTTCCGGATGTCGGAGCTCAGCGCATGGGCAATCACGCAAGGAGGCGCACATGAGTGACTACCGTGTTCGCATTTCCGTACGCAATGCCCGTCTGCTGCGTGCCATCGAGCGTGCGGGCCACAGGCCAGGCGCGCCTTTCGCAGCTGCCGTCGGCATCAGCTACTACGGGGCATTATTGCCGTACATCAATCTCACGCGCTCACCATTGACACCGGACGGGCTATTGCGTGAATGCGCGTGGGCCTTGTGCGATTTCCTGAACGCATCGCCCTCCGATCTTTGGTCGGACGCTCAACTTCAGCCACTGGCGAAGAATCATTCCAGCATCGATCTGGATGCAGACAGCATGCAGGCACTGGCCGGTGGAGGGGCGTCAGCCGATCCTTTGCGACTGGCCAGCCATGCGCAGGCAAGCCGCATCATTCAGGATGCTCTTGACTCGCTGACGCCGCGTGAAGCCAGCGTGATTCGCGAGCGCTTTTTCTCTGATTCCTCGCTGGATGAGATCGCCGAGAAGATGGAAGTCACGCGCGAGCGCGTCCGTCAAATCGAAGCAAAGGCCTTGCGCAAGTTGCGCCACAAGTCTCGCATCCCGCAGGAGCTGGCCGGCATCGCCGATGTGATCGGAGGTGCCGCCGATGCTTGACTTCAACGACACCCAATTAACCGTCGAACCCCGGCGCGTCCTTAATGACAGGGAACGCGAGGAACTACGGGTCGGGCTGATTGCAGGCCTTTCCTCGGTGCTGGCCACGCTGTTTCCAGCAGGCAAGAGACGTCGTGGCAAGTTCCTAATCGGCGACGTGCTGGGCAGCCCCGGCGACAGCCTGGAGATCGTGCTCGACGGCGAGAAGGCTGGCCTCTGGACGGATCGCGCCACTGGCGATGGTGGCGATATCTTCGACCTGATCGCCGCGCACCTCGGTATCGACGTGCTGAGCGACTTTCCGCGTGTGCTCGACGAGGCTTCCGATCTGCTCGGACGCTCGCGCTCCGCACCAGTACGCAAGGCCAGCAAGAAGGGCATGCCGGTCGATGAACTCGGCCCCGCCACCGCCAAGTGGGACTACCTGGATGCGGCAGGCAGGCTGATCGCCGTCGTCTACCGCTACGACCCGCCCGGTCAGAAGAAGCAGTTCCGGCCCTGGGACGCGCGCCGCCGCAAGATGACCCCGCCCGAGCCGCGCCCGCTCTACAACCAGCCCGGGATGATCAGTGCCGCGCAGGTCGTGCTGGTCGAAGGCGAGAAATGCGCGCAGGCGCTGATCGACGCGGGCTTCGTGGCCACCACCGCGATGCACGGCGCCAACGCCCCGGTGGACAAGACCGACTGGTCGCCGCTGGCGGGCAAAGCGGTGCTGATCTGGCCCGACCGCGACAAGCCGGGCTGGGAGTACGCGGTGCAGGCGGCGCAGGCCGTTCTGGCAGCGGGCGCGAAGTCCTGCCACATCCTCTACCCGCCCGAGGAGGCCGCCGAGGGCTGGGACGCGGCGGACGCCGTGGCCGAGGGCTTCGATGTCGCCACCTTCCTCACCCACGGCCCGCGCGTGCAGATGCACGACGTGGCCGATGCCGACGAGCCGGTGGTCAGCAGCGACGAGTCGGTGTGGGGCACGGAGGATGCGCTGGCACTGGCCTTCACCCGGCGCTATCACCGTGACTGGCGCTACGTGGCGGCATGGGGGCGCTGGCTGGTGTGGGATGGGCGGCGCTGGCGTCACGAGGAGACGCTGGCGGCCACCGACTTGATCCGCAGTGTGTGCCGCCAGATGGCAGTGCGCGCCGACAACCCCAAAGTGGCCGCCAAGCTCGCCACCTCCGGCACCGTGAGCGGGGTGGAACGCTTGGCCCGCTCGGATCGACGTCATGCCGCGACCACCGCCGAGTGGGACGCCGACCCTTGGCTGCTCAACACGCCGGGCGGGGTGGTCGACCTCAAGACGGGACGGATGCGCGCGCATGACCGTGCCGACCGGATGACCAAGATCACCGCAGCCACTCCGGGCGGCGACTGCCCGACGTGGAGGCAGTTCCTTGCCGAAGTGACCGGCGGGGATGCCGCGTTGCAGGCCTACCTGCAGCGCATGGCGGGCTATGCGCTGACCGGCTCGACGCAGGAGCACGCGCTGTTCTTCCTGTACGGCACGGGAGCCAACGGCAAGAGCGTGTTCGTCAACACCCTGGCCACCATCCTGGGCGACTACGCCACCAGTGCGCCGATGGACACCTTCATGGAAACGCGCAGCGACCGCCACCCGACCGATATGGCGGGCCTGCGCGGCGCGCGCTTTGTGGCAGCGATCGAGACCGAGCAGGGCCGGCGCTGGGCCGAGTCCAAGGTCAAGAGCCTCACCGGCGGCGACAAGATCTCGGCGCGCTTCATGCGGCAGGACTTCTTCGAGTTCTTCCCGCAGTTCAAGTTGTTCGTGGCGGGCAACCACAAACCGGCGATTCGCAACATTGACGAGGCGATGAAGCGGCGACTGCACCTGATCCCCTTCACGATCACGGTGCCGCCCGAGCGCCGCGACAAGCATCTCCAGCAGAAGCTGCTGGCCGAGCGCGACGGCATCCTGGCCTGGGCGGTCGAAGGGTGCCTCGCCTGGCAGAGGCTGGGGCGGCTCGATCCGCCGCGCTGCGTGGGGGAAGCCACCGAGGAGTACTTCGAGGCCGAGGACGCGCTGGGACGCTGGCTCGATGAGCGCTGCGTGCGCGAGCCCAACGCCAAGTCGTTGACTGCCGAGCTGTTCAACGACTGGCGGCAGTGGGCCGAAGCCGCGGGCGAGTTTGTCGGCGCACAGCGACGCTTCTCCGATCTGCTGATCACGCGCGGGTTCGACAAATGGCGCAACGGCATGGGCGTGCGCGGGTTTCAAGGCATTGGCCTCAAGCACCCGCCGACCGCTTCCTACACCCCTTACGCGGACGACTAACCCATGAAAACCATCCGGTCTGACGCAGCTGACGCAGTTTGTCGTAACTCCTACGCGCGCGTGCGTGCGCGCGCCTCATGGAGGGTTTCGATAGTCCGTGTCAGCTGCGTCAGATCCGCACCGGATAAGGACTGACACCATGACCACCACCATCCTCGCCCTCGATCTGGGATCCCAAACCGGCTGGGCGCTGCGCAGCGGCGACGGCCAGATCACCAGTGGCAGCGAGAGCTTCCGGCCGCAGCGCTTCGAAGGCGGCGGCATGCGCTTTCTGCGCTTCAAACGCTGGCTCACCGAACTCAAGGGCCATGCGGACGGCATCGGCGCGCTGTATTTCGAGGAAGTGCGCCGCCACGTCTCGACCGATGCGGCGCACGCCTACGGCGGGTTCCTGGCCACGCTCACCGCCTGGTGTGAGCACCACGGCATCCCTTACCAGGGCGTGCCGGTGGGCACGATCAAGAAGCACGCCACGGGCAAGGGAAACGCCAGCAAAGACGAGATCATTGCGTCTGCTCGTGCTCGTGGCCATGCCCCAGCCGACGACAACGAAGCTGACGCGCTGGCCCTCCTGTACTGGGCTGTCCACCACCACCTGGGACAGGAGGTGTGACGTGGCCCGCAAGGACTGGACGGTTGAGGACGTGGCGGCGCGCTTCGAGGAGGCGGCAAACACCGGGCGGCGCCTGCCCCCGGTGCGCGTGCAGGGCTACTTCAACACCTGGCCGGCCTTCGTGCGCAAGGAGTGGGAGGCTTTCGCAGCAGACGAGAAGGTCTACCGCCCCTTTCCACCGAGCCCCGAGGCCATCGACCGGATGCTGGAGACGATGCGCTGGGTGCAGTGGCTGGAGGTCGAGCAGCGCCACCTGGTGTGGATGCGGGCCAAGCGCTACGGCTGGAGGGACATCACGATCCGCTTCGCCTGCGACCGCACCACCGCGTGGCGGCGCTGGCAGCGGGCGCTGCAGACGGTGGCTGACCAGCTCAACGATTGCACCGTCGCGGTATCGTCTTTGAACGCGAATGAGCGCAGATAGGCTGTTATGCGCTGCCATCGGATACCTACAGCGGTTTTTGCCCCTGCAACAAACCACCCCGGTCGGGAGTAGTATTTCCGCTATCTTCTGGACAGCGGTGACGGTTCGGCGCGCGGCCCGAGGCAAAACGGGTCCTTCCTGCCGAAACCGCCATGCGGGGGGCGCGAGCGCGGCATCGCCCTAGCGTCAGGGCGAAAAACAGGTTACCACCCGGCCAGGTTACCGGCCCCGGTTACCACCCCGAAGCGCGGCCACCGCGTCCCCCGAACGCGCACTCACACCACCCGCCCGGCGGCAACGCCCGGCGGGTTTTGCTTTTGGACTTCTCCCTTGAACACGCTGCACGTCGAGTACCGCCAGGTCGAGGCGCTGATCCCCTACGCGCGCAACCCGCGCACGCATAGCGATGCGCAGATCGCCAAGATCGCCGCTTCCATCGCGGAGTTCGGCTTCACCAACCCGATCCTGGTCGATGGCGCAAACGGCATCATCGCCGGGCATGGGCGCTTGGCCGCGGCGCGCCGGCTCGGGCTCGAGCAGGTGCCGGTGATCGAACTCGCGCACCTCACGCCGGCGCAAAAGCGCGCCCTCGTTCTGGCGGACAACCGCCTGGCGCTCGATGCGGGCTGGGATGAGGAACTGCTCGCGCTGGAACTCGCCGAGTTGTCGGAGGCCGGCTACGACCTGGCGCTCACCGGGTTCGAGGGGACCGAGATCGAGGCGCTGCTCGCCGATGCGACGGTCGATGACCAATCCGAGCCCGAAGCCGAGTCGCCGGACGCTGCAGACGACGTACCCGAGGCCCCGATCGTGCCGGTCTCCCGCACCGGCGACCTCTGGGTGCTCGGCCAGCACCGCCTCATCTGCGGCGATGCCACCGACCAGGACGTCATCGCCCCGCTGATGCAGGGCGAGACCGCTGCGTTGTGCTTCACCTCGCCGCCTTACGGCAACCAGCGCGACTACACCACCGGTGGCATTGCCGATTGGGACGGCCTGATGCGCGGCGTCTTCGCCCATCTGCCGATGGCCGAGACCGGCCAGGTGCTGGTCAACCTGGGCCTGATCCACCGCGACAACGAAATCGTCCCGTACTGGGACGGCTGGCTTGCCTGGATGCGCAGCCAAGGCTGGCGGCGCTTTGCCTGGTGCGTGTGGGATCGGGGGCCGGGGATGCCCGGCGACTGGGCGGGCCGGCTGGCGCCTGCCTTCGAGTTCGTCTTCCACTTCAACCGCACCAGCCGCAAGCCGAACAAGATCGTGCCGTGCAAGTTCGCCGGGCAAGAGACGCACCTGCGTGCCGATGGGTCATCGACCGCGATGCGCGGCAAGGACGGCGAAGTGGGCGGCTGGACCCATGCCGGCCAGCCCACGCAGGACACCCGCATCCCCGACTCGGTGATTCGCGTGATGCGCCACAAGGGGAGAATCGGTCAGGGGATCGACCACCCGGCCGTGTTCCCGGTGGCGCTGCCGCAGTTCGTGATCGAGGCGTACACGGATCCCGGCGACGTCGTGTTCGAGCCCTTTGGCGGCAGCGGCACGACGATGCTGGCGGCCGAGCGCACCGGCCGCGTTTGCCGCAGCGTGGAGATCGCGCCGGAGTACGTGGACGTGGCCATCGAGCGCTTCCGGCAGAACCACCCTGGCGTGCCGGTGACGCTGCTGGCCTCAGGCCAATCGTTCGAGGAGGTGGCGGCCGAGCGGCGGGCGATGGAGGCAGTCCCAGCGTGAGCGCGTCGTGGCTGGCCGAGCGGATCGAGCAGTGGCCGATCGCCAAGTTGCTGCCCTACGCCCGCAACGCGCGCACCCACTCCGAAGAGCAGGTGGCGCAGATCGCCGCTTCCATCGCCGAGTTCGGCTTCACCAATCCGATCCTGGTAGGCAGCGACGGGGTGATCGTCGCTGGCCACGGGCGGCTGGACGCCGCCCGCAAGCTCGGTCTGGAGCGGGTGCCGGTGGTCGTGCTCGACCATCTCACGCCCACCCAGCGCCGGGCGCTCGTGATCGCCGACAACCGCATCGCCGAGAACGCCGGCTGGGACGAGCAACTGCTGCGCATCGAGTTGCAAGACCTGCAGGCCGAGGGCTTCGATCTGGACCTGACCGGCTTCGACGCCGATGCGCTGGCCGAACTGCTCGCGGGCGACGAGCCGGAGCTCGAAGGCCAGACCGATGAGGACGCGGCGCCCGAGGTAACGGACACCCCGGTGTCTCGCCCTGGCGACGTCTGGGTCTGTGGGCATCATCGGGTGCTCTGCGGTGATGCCACCGAGACGCAAGCCTATATCACGGTGCTGGGCGACGAGATCTCGGACATGGTGTTCACCGATCCGCCATACAACGTCAACTACGCGAACTCAGCGAAAGACAAGCTGCGCGGCAAGGACCGCGCCATCCTCAACGACAACCTGGGTGACGGCTTCCACGACTTCCTGCTGGCGGCCTTGAGGCCCACCATCGCTCACTGCCGCGGCGCGATCTATGTGGCCATGTCCTCCAGCGAGCTGGACGTGCTGCAATCGGCCTTTCGCGCCGCCGGCGGCCACTGGTCCACCTTCATCATCTGGGCCAAGCACACCTTCACGCTGGGCCGCTCCGACTACCAGCGCCAGTACGAGCCGATCCTCTACGGCTGGCCGGAAGGGGCGAGTCGCCACTGGTGCGGCGACCGCGACCAGGGCGATGTGTGGCAGATCAAGAAGCCGCAGAAGAACGACTTGCACCCAACGATGAAGCCGGTGGAACTCGTCGAGCGGGCGATCCGAAACTCGAGCCGCCCTGGTGATGTCGTACTGGACCCCTTCGGTGGCTCGGGCACGACGCTGATCGCCGCGGAAAAGTCCGGCCGCATCGCCAGGCTGATCGAGCTCGATCCGAAGTACGTGGACGTGATCGTGCGCCGCTGGCAGGACTTCACCGGCCAGCAAGCCACCCGCGAGGCGGATGGCGTGGCGTTCGATCAGGCGGCGTCCTGCTCGATGATCCTGTAGACGCGCTCGCCGCCCTGGGGCTTGTCCGACGCGATGCTCAGGCCCAGTTTCTTCTTGAGCGCTCCGGCCAGGGCGCCGCGCACGGTGTGCGCCTGCCAGCCGGTGACGTCCATGATCTGACGAATCGTGGCGCCCCCAGGACGTCGCAGCATCGCGATCACCTGCGCCTGCTTGCTGTCGGCGCGGGTGCGGCGCGGCGCATCGTCCTTCGCCTGCGTCCACGTGGCTTCGGCAGCGGTCACGGCCGCCTCCAGCTCGGGATCGCTCGCAGCGGTTGCCTGCTCCGCGTTGGCGATGATCCGATCGAGCTGGGCTTCGAACGAGCCCACGCGCGATGTCTTCGCGCCCGGGCGTGGCAGCCCCAGGACGGCGTAGCCCTCGGCGGCGACGAACCAGTCGGTCCCCGCGGGGGCGATCAGGGCACGGTTGGCGAGGCCGTCCAGCACCTTCTGGCGGGCGCCGCCCTTGATGTGCTCGGGGAACCAGTCGATCTTGCCGCCGCTGTGCTCGATGGCGTAGGCCAGGATGGCGTGCTGGGTCGGGGTCAGGGCGATGGTGGTCATGGGCTTGCTCCTTCGCAGGGGTGGATCGGGTGACGGGATGAACGCGCTGTTCGGGGCCCAAGCCAAGCGTTTCGTGCTTGGCTTCGCCGCCTTCCGGTCAGTCCTGGGCGACGTCCGGTCCCGAGGCTTTGTGGCGAGACGTCCCGGCTTCGACTCCTGCCTGGAAGGCCGCTTCCAGTGCGTCCTTGAGGCACCACACCGCCAGGTCGTGGAAATCCAGGCTGTCCGAGTGGCGGGTTTGCAAGGTCTCGATGCCGAGATGCTGCTGGGCGATCTGGGTCAGGAGGGTGTCGATGGGGTGCATGGCGGGTTCCTCTCGGTGTGGTTGGCGTGACGTGATGAACGCGCTGTTCGGCAGTGAAGCCAAGCGCTTTCTGCTTGGCTTCACGCGATGAGTCAGGCCTTGCGCAGCACCGCGATGCCGGCTTGCGCGAGTTCCAAGGCCGCGGCATGGAACGCCATCTCGCCGATCCAGGGGGCGGCGCGGGCGTCGTCGAGCAACTGGTCGATGACCGGCCTGGCCTTGGCGCGCATCGCCGCGCAGGCGGCCTCCAGGTCGTCGCGGCTGGCGGCCGCCACCTCGGTGCGGCAGCTGCGCACCAGGATGGTCAGCGCCGCTTCGGCCAGCTTCGTGGCCAGGGTATCGAGAGTGTTGGCGTTCATCGGGGATCCTTTCGATGGTGGTTGGCGTGCCGTGATGAACGCGCTGTTCCCGAGGAAAGCCAAGCTCGATGTGCAGGAATGACGAACAAATGATTGAAGAAGGTGACGATGGGTCTTTCCATTCGCGCCTACGCGCGCCACCGGGGCGTGTCGCACGTGGCCGTGAAAAAGGCCATCGACACCGGGCGCATCACGACGCTTGCCGACGGCACGATCGATGCCGAGACGGCCGACGCGCAGTGGGCGCGCAACACCGTGCAGCCTCGGCGAACGCCTGAGCCGCAGAAGTTCGATACCAAGAAGCCGCAGGCCCGTCCCGAACGCGAGATCCCCGACCCGGTCCCCCCGCCGTTGCCCACCGGCGGCACGTCGCTGCTGCAGGCGCGCACGGTCAACGAGGTGCTCAAGGCCCAGCTCCACAAGGTCGAGCTGGCGCAGCGCAAGGGCGAGCTCGTCGACCGCGCGCAGGCGGTGGCGCATGTGTTCAAGCTCGCGCGCACCGAGCGCGACGCGTGGCTGAACTGGCCGGCGCGCATCTCGGCGCAGATGGCCGCACGGCTTGGCGTCGAGCCCCACGCGCTGCACGTGGCGCTGGATGCGGCCGTGCGCGAGCACTTACAGGAATTGGGCGAACTGCGGCCACGCGTGGACTGACGATGATCGAGTACGACGGCGCCGACGCGATCGAGCGCGCCTGGCGCGAAGGGCTCACGCCCGATCCGCTGCTCACCGTCTCCGAGTGGGCCGACCGCCACCGGGTGCTCTCGAGCAAGGCCTCGAGCGAGCCGGGGCGCTGGCGCACGAGCCGCACGCCTTACTTGCGCGAGATCATGGATTGCCTGTCGCCCACTTCGCCCATCGAGCGGGTGGTGTTCATGAAGGCCGCCCAACTCGGCGCCACGGAGATGGGTTCGAACTGGATCGGCTACGTGATCCACCACGCACCCGGGCCGATGATGGCGGTATGGCCCACGGTGGAGATGGCCAAGCGCGCCTCCAAGCAGCGCATCGACCCGCTGATCGAGGAGTCGCCGGTGCTCTCCGAACTCATCGCACCGGCACGCAGCCGGGATTCGGGCAACACGATCCTGGCCAAGGAGTTTCGCGGCGGCGTGCTGGTGATGACCGGGGCCAACAGCGCGGTGGGCCTGCGCTCGATGCCGGTGCGGTATCTGTTCCTCGACGAGGTGGACGGCTATCCGCTCGATGTCGAGGGTGAAGGCGATGCGATCTCGCTCGCCGAGGCGCGCACCCGCACCTTTGCCCGACGCAAGATCTTCATCGTCTCGACGCCCACCATCGCGGGGTCCTCGGCCATCGAACGCGAGTACGAGGCCAGCGACCAGCGCCGCTACTTCGTGCCCTGTCCGCACTGCGGCCACCGGCAATGGCTGCGTTTCGATCGGCTGCGCTGGGAGAAGGGCCGTCCGGAGACGGCGGCCTACGTCTGCGAATCCTGCGAGGCGCCCATTGCCGAGCACCACAAGACCTGGATGCTCGAGCACGGCCAGTGGCGCGCGACGGCGCAGGGCAAGACGGCGGGCTTTCACCTGTCGTCCCTGTACAGCCCGCTGGGCTGGCGCGCCTGGCGCGACATCGCCGCGGCCTGGGAGGCGGCGGTCAGCAAGGAAACCGGGTCGGCTGCGGCGATCAAGACCTTCAAGAACACCGAGTTGGGTGAGACCTGGGTCGAGGAAGGCGAAGCCCCCGACTGGCAGCGCCTGCTGGAACGGCGCGAGGATTACCGCATCGGCACGGTGCCCGCAGGCGGCCTGCTGCTGGTCGGCGGCGCCGACGTGCAGAAGGATCGCATCGAGGCCTCGATCTGGGCCTTCGGGCGCGGCAAGGAATGCTGGCTCGTCGAGCACCGGGTGCTGATGGGCGATACGGCCCGCGATGCGGTGTGGCAGCGCCTGGCCGAGCTGGTCGCCGAGACCTGGACCCACGCCTCGGGCGCGGCGATGCCGCTGGCCCGCTTCGCGCTGGATACCGGCTTTGCGACCCAGGAGGCCTACGCCTTCGTGCGCGCCTGCCGCGATCCGCGTGTGATGGCGGTCAAAGGCGTGTCGCGCGGAGCAGCCTTGATCGGCACGCCAACCGCGGTGGACGTCTCGCAGGCGGGCAAGAAGCTGCGCCGGGGCATCAAGGTCTACAGCGTGGCGGTGGGCATCGCCAAGCTGGAGCTCTACAACAACCTGAGAAAAAGCGCCGACGTGGCCGAAGACGGCGCAACCCCGGTCTACCCGGCCGGGTATGTGCACCTGCCCAAGATCGACGCCGAGTTCATCCAGCAGCTCTGCGCCGAGCAACTCGTCACCCGGAGAGACCGCAACGGCTACCCGGTGCGCGAGTGGCAGAAGATGCGCGAGCGCAACGAGGCGCTCGACTGCTACGTCTACGCCCGCGCAGCAGCAGCGGCGGCGGGACTGGATCGCTTCGAGGAGCGCCACTGGCGCGAGTTGGAGCGGCAACTGGGGCTGGACAGTCTGCCAGCCCTTGAAACAACCACCGAATCCATCAACGAGGCTACCCATCGGGGTGGCATCAAAGTTTCTGCAACCCGAAACACCGGCCGGCGTGTGATCCGCAGCCCCTGGCTGCGCTGATCCCTCCTGGCCGATCTGACGCCGCAAGGAGAACCCATGAGTCTGGCCACCCGCCTCGAAAGCCTGGTCATCCGCGTCGCGCAGGAGTTCAACGACGTCCGCGCCAAGGCCGGCAACCTCGCCAACCTCACCACCACCGACAAGTCCAGCCTGGTGGCGGCCATCAACGAACTGAAGGCCGCGGTGCTGGCATCGGGCGCGATCGACGACAGCCAGGTCGCCACCACCAGCACCTACTCGTCGAGCAAGATCGTCACGCTGCTCGATGCGCTCAAAGCCGAGATCCTGGGCGGGGCCGATGCCGCCTATGACACCCTGCTGGAGATCCAGCAGCTGCTGCAAAACGGCACCAGCGGTCTGGATGCCTTGCTGGCGGCCGTCAACAACCGCGTGCGCTTCGATGCGGCGCAGACGCTCACCTCGGCCGAAGCCGCGCAGGCGCGCAGCAACATCGGCGCGGTGGCCGCCAGCGATGTGGGCGACACCGACGCCGACTTCGTTGCCGTGTTCGAAGGGGCGCTGCTCTGATGAGCCTGGCCGCGCGCATCGCCGCCTTGGCCAGCCGCATCGGGATCGAGGTTCGTACCAAGATCGATGCCGGCCATCCGGGGCTGGCGCGGGCCTGGGTGTGTTTCGGTTGGGTCGGCAACCAGATCGTCGTGCGGGCCGCGCACAACGTCGCCGCGGTGACCCGCATCGCAGCCGGCCGCTACCGCGTGAGCTTCGCCACACCGATGCCGGATGCGAACTACTGCTGGGTGGGTGTGGCCCGCAGCAACACCAACACGGGCACGCAGCGGCTGCTGATCGTGCGCTCGACCTTGGATGAGAAGACGCCGACGCACGTCGATGTGGGCTGCGCGACCACCGCGGCGTCCTTCGCCGACTCCCCCGAAATCAACCTCGTGGTCTACCGCTGATGTCCTATACCCAAGCCCACCTCGAAGCCTTGGAAGCGGCGCTGGCCAAAGGCGAAAAACGCGTGAGCTTCGGCGACAAGACCGTCGAGTACCGCAGTGTCGAGGAACTGCAGGCTGCGATCGCGGCGGTCAAGCGCGACCTGTTCGAGCAGGCGGCTGCCACGGGGCTGTGGCCCGGCGCGCCGCGGCAGATCCGCATCACCACGAGCAAGGGGTTCTGATGGCCTGGTACGCGAAGATCCGCAGTCTGTTTGGTGGGGCGCCGGTGCACGAGGCTGCCGGCCGTGGCCGTCGCTCCTTGGCGTGGATGCCCGGTAACCCCGGCGCGGTGGCGGCGATGCTGGCCACGAGCGCCGAACTGCGCACCAAGAGCCGCGACCTGGTGCGGCGCAACGCCTGGGCCAATGCCGGTATCGAGGCGTTCGTCGCCAACGCGGTGGGCACTGGCATCAAACCGCAGTCGATGGCCGAGGATGAAGCCTTCCGCGCCGACGTGCAGGCGCTGTGGCGCGACTGGACGGAGGTGGCCGACACCACCGGGCAGACCGACTTCTACGGCCTGCAGGCGCTCGCCTGCCGGGCCATGCTCGAGGGGGGCGAGTGCCTGATCCGGCTGCGCTGGCGGCGTCCGGAGGACGGCCTGATCGTGCCGCTGCAATTGCAGCTTCTCGAAGCCGAGCATCTGCCGCTGCATCTCAACACGGAACTGCCCTCGGGCAACGTCGTGCGCGCCGGCATCGAGTTCGACAGCCTGGGGCGGCGCGTGGCCTACCACCTGTATCGCTCCCACCCCGAAGATGGGCGGCTTGCGCCCATGTCGGGCCAGGGCGGGCAGGAGACGGTGCGAGTTCCGGCATCCGAGATCATGCACCTCTACCGGGTGCTGCGCCCTGGCCAGATCCGCGGCGAGCCCTGGCTCGCGCGCGCGCTGGTCAAGCTCAACGAGCTGGACCAGTACGACGACGCCGAGCTCGTGCGCAAGAAAACCGCGGCGATGTTCGCCGGCTTCATCACACGGCTTGCCCCCGAGGACAACCTGATGGGCGAAGGCGTGGCCAACGATGCCGGCATCGCGCTGGCGGGGATGGAGCCTGGAACCTTGCAGATTCTGGAGCCGGGCGAGGACGTGAAGTTCTCCGATCCGGCCGATGTGGGCGGCAGCTACGGCGAGTTCCTGCGCGCGCAGTTTCGCGCGGTCGCCGCGGCCATCGGCGTGACCTACGAGCAATTGACCGGAGACCTCTCCGGCGTGAACTACTCCTCCATCCGCGCGGGGCTCTTGGAATTCCGCCGCCGCACCGAGGCGATCCAGCACGGCGTGCTGGTGCACCAGCTGTGCCGCCCGGTGTGGAACGCCTGGCTCGATCAGGCCGTGCTGGCCGGCGGCCTCACGGCGCCCGGCTATGCCCGCCGCCGGCGGGAGTATCTGGCCTGCAAATGGATTCCCCAGGGCTGGCAGTGGGTCGACCCCGAAAAAGAGTTCAAGGCGATGCTGCTGGCGATCCGCGCGGGCCTCATGAGCCGCTCGGAAGCGATCTCGGCCTTTGGCTACGACGCCGAGGATGTGGACCGCGAGATCGCCGCCGACAACCAGCGTGCCGATGACCTCGGCCTGATCTTCGACTCCGATCCGCGCCGCACGACCAAGGGCGGCGGCAGCGCCGAGCCCAACGCACAGGCCGCCGATAGCCCTGCGCCGGCCGCCTGAAGGAACCCGCATGATCCCGTTGCCGCATCTGGCGGCGCGTCTATTTGGCGCGCCGCTGCTGATCCATCGCCCGAAACTTGAGGTCATCCTGGCCGTGCTGGGGCCGCGCATCGGTTTGGCGGATAGAGGAGCGACGCTACCGCCACCCGCTCTGCGCAGCCCGCCTGCCGCCAAGGCGGGCATCGCCGTCTTGCCGATCCACGGCACGTTGGTGCGGCGCACTGGCGGGCTGGAAGCCGCCTCAGGGCTGACCAGCTACCAGGACATCGCCGCGCAGCTGGATGCGGCGATCGCCGACCCAGCGGTCGCGGCCATCGTGCTGGACATCGACTCACCCGGCGGCGAGTCCGGTGGCGTGTTCGACCTGGCCGACCGCGTGCGTGCGGCCGCACAGATCAAGCCAGTCTGGGCGCTGGCCAACGACATGGCCTACTCGGCGGCCTACGCCATCGGCTCGGCTGCCAGCCGCCTCGTGGTTACCCGGACCGCAGGCGTTGGCTCGATTGGCGTCATCGCCATGCACGCGGATCAGTCGGTGCGCGATGCCCAGGATGGCATCCGGTACACGACCGTGTTCGCCGGCGCACGCAAGAACGACCTCAACCCGCACGAGCCGATCTCGGACGAAGCCCACGCCTTGCTCAAGCGCGAGGTGGATCGGATCTACGGCCTGTTTGTCGACACCGTGGCCCGCCATCGCGGCTTGAGCACGGATGCGGTGCGCGCCACCGAAGCCGGCGTGTTCTTCGGACAGGACGCCGTCGCGGCAGGGCTGGCCGATGCCATCGGCACCTTCGACGACCTGCTGGCCGATTTGACCGCGGCACTTTCACCGCCGGCGACGCGTGCCTTCGCGCCGCCGGGACACCTTCACTCACCACGACTGGAGCATGTCATGAATGAACCCGGAACCCCTGCTGACCCTGGGCTTGGTGCTGATCCTGATCGCGCTGTTGGCGCGCATCCGCCGATGAGCATCGAGGACGCACAGGAGATCGCCGAACTGTGCGCGCTGGCGGGCTGCCCCGAGCGCATCGCCGCTTACCTCGCCGCACGCACGCCACCCGCCCAGGTGCGCAGCCAGCTGCTGGCTGTCCGCGCCAGCGGGCAGGAGATCCACAGCCACATCGCGCCGGATGCGGCCAAGCCGAATCCCCCATCCCTCCACGACAACCCCCTGGTGCAGGCGGCCCGCGCCCGCGCCGGCAAGGAGAAGTGACATGCCCGCCATCACCGAAGGACTGAACCTGGGCGATCTTCTGAAGTACGAAGCGCCCAATCTCTATTCCCGCGACCAGGTCACGGTCGGCGCGGGCCAGAACTTGCCCCTGGGCGCGGTCGTCGGCTTGGTCACCGCCAGCGGCAAGGTCAAGAGACTCGACCCATCGGCCACCGATGGCAGCCAGGTGGCCGCCGGCGTGCTGATGCAAGCCTTGGACGCCACGCTCATCGACCGCGAGGACGGGCTGATGCTGGCCCGCCACGCCATCGTCGCCGATCACGCCCTGGCGTGGCCCGCCGCCATCACCGCCTCGGAAAAGCAGGCTGCCATCGCGCAGCTCAAGAGCCTGGGCATCCTCGTGCGCAAAGGAGTCTGACGATGAACAACCCCTTCGAGAACCCCGCCTTCTCGATGTCGGCGCTGACCGCCGCCATCAACATCCTGCCCAACAACTACGGCCGCCTGGAAGAGATGGGTCTGTTCCCAGCCAAGCCGGTTCGCTTTCGCTCGGTCGCCGTGGAGGAGAAGAACGGCGTGCTCACCCTGCTGCCGACGATGCCGGTGGGCTCGCCCGGCACGGTGGCCAAGCGCGGCAAGCGCAAGCTGCGCTCGTTCGGCATCCCGCACATCCCGCACGACGACGTGGTGCTGCCCGAGGAAGTGCAGGGCATCCGCGCCTTCGGTTCGGAGACCGAGGTGCAGACCGTGGCGGCGGTGATGGCCGAGCACCTGCAGGCAATGCGCAACAAGCACGCCATCACCCTGGAGCATCTGCGCATGGGTGCCTTGAAAGGCAGCATCCTCGATGCCGACGGCACCGAGCTCTACAACCTGTTCGACTTGTTCGAGATCTCGCCCAAGGTCATCAACTTTCAGCTCGGCAACCCGGGCACCGACGTCAAGAAGAAGTGTCTCGAGCTCAAGCGCTACATGGAAAAGAACCTCATGGGCGAGCGCATGACCGGCATCCACTGCCTGGTATCCGAGGAGTTCTTCGATGCGCTGACCAGCCATGAGAAGGTCGTCGCCGCCTACGACCGCTGGCAGGACAGCCTGGCCCTGCGCTCGGACATGCGCGCGGGCTTTACCTTCGCTGGCATCACCTTCGAGGAATATTCGGGCGAGGCCAGCGACGGCGACACCACGCGCCGCTTCATCGCCGCCGGCGAGGGCCACGCCTTCCCGCTGGGCACGGTGGACACCTTCGCCACCTACTTCGCGCCGGCCGACTTCAACGAGACGGCCAACACGCTGGGCCAGCCGCTGTACGCCAAGCAGGAGCCGCGCAAGTTCGACCGCGGCACCGACATCCACACCCAGTCCAACCCACTGCCGATGTGCCATCGCCCGGCCGTGTTGGTGAAGGTGCTGGCGTCCTGATGGACGTTGAAACGCTGTACGAAGCGGCACGCAATGCCGGACTGCTGACCGTCGTCACGGTCGCGGGCACCACGGTGCATTGCGCCTTCCGCGCCCCGGACGAGACGGTGCTCGACGGGCTGGCACTGTCGCGGGACTATCAGATCGACTACCCGGCGTCTTGGATGACGCTGGCCGTCGGGGACACGGTCGAGGTGGCGGGCAGCAGCTATCAGGTGCGCGACGTGCGCGCCATCGGCGACGGCGCCGAGCATCGCGCCTTTCTCTCCCAGCTCTGAGGAATGCCCCATGAACTCCATCCGCGAGCGCCTCTTGCGGGAGGTCGTCGCACGCTTGTCATCGGCGATTGCACCGATCCCGGTGCTGCGCATGCCGGCCGTGCCGGTTACCCGCGAGGCCAGTCCGGCGCTGCTGCTGTTCGTCGAGGGCGACAGCATCACGGCCCACGCCAACCATCTCGTCGACCGGCAGCTGTCTGTCCGGCTTGCCGTGGTGGCGCGCGGCGCGGATGCCTTCGACGTGGCCGACCGGCTGCTCACCGCGGCGCACGCGGCCATGCTCGCCGACCCGAATCTGGGCGGTTTGGCCATCGCCGTGCGCGAGATCGACTGCGAATGGGAGTTCGACGAAGCCGACGCCGGGGCCGTCGCGCTGCCCGCCCGTTACGAAATCCGCTACCGCACCCACGCCCTCGACCTCACCCAAACAGGATGAACCCCTTATGCCAAATCTCTCCATCGAGCTACTGAAACCCCATACCCACGCAGGCAAGCGCCTCGCTGTGGGTGAGCGCCTCGACATCCACGAGGCCAGCGCCCGCTGGCTGATCGCCCAGGGCGTGGCCCGGCTCGTCACGCCGGAGTCCTCGACCCCATCCCTCAAACCCTCGCGCCGTGACGGTTCCGCCGTCGGGACCCCATCCACGCACACCCCAACGGGAGACTGACCATGGCCTACTTCTCTGGACAGGGACGCGTCTACATCGGCGCGCGCGACTCGGCCGGCAATCCGGCGGGGCTGACCTTCGTCGGCAACGTGCCGGAACTCAAGGTGTCGCTGTCGGTGGACACCATCGAGCACCAGGAGGCGCAGTCCGGCCAACGCCTGACCGACCTGCAGCTCATCAAGACCAAGAAGGGCGAGTTCGCCTGCACGCTGGAAGAACTCATCCCGGTCAACCTGGCGCTGGCGCTCTACGGGCACAGCACCCAGGTCACGCCAGGCACGGTCACCGGCGAAGCCTTGCCCAACCCGGTCACGCCGGGGCACCTGTATCCGCTCGCGATGCAAAACGTCTCGGCGGTGCAGGTCCAGGACTCGGACCCGACCACCCCGAAGACGCTGCCGGCCAGCCAGTACACCGTCAACGCCAAGCACGGGTCGCTGGTGATTCTGGATGCCACCACCGGCGGCCCGTACACCGAGCCCTTCACGGTGGACTACGCATTCGGCGCGGCCAGCCACACGGCCATGTTCACGCAAGCCTTGCCCGAGCGCTGGATCCGCTTCGAGGGCCTGAACACCGCCGACGCCAACCGCGAGGTGGTGATCGACCTCTATCGCGTGGCCATCAACCCGGCCAAGGAACTCTCGATCATCACGGACGAGCTGCTCAAGTTCGAACTCTCCGGCCAGGTGCTGGCCGATCTCACCAAGCCGGTCGGTGGCGATCTGGGCCAGTTCGGCCGTCTGGTGCTCTTGTAAGGAGAGGGCGATGACCCACACGAGCACCGATTTCCAGACCTTCCCGCCCGCGCCCAAGGTGGTGACGGTGGCGGACACCGCAATTGAGCTCACGCCCATCCGCCTGGGGGAGTTGCCGCGCCTGCTGGCCACGGTGCGTCCCATCGCAGCCGATCTCTCGGCCGAGCCGGACTGGTTCGACCTCTTGGCCCGGCACGGCGAGGCGGTGCTGGAGCTGCTCACGCTCGCCACCCGGCGCGAGCGGGCGTGGGTGAACGATCTGTCGCTGGAGGAGGCCGTGACGCTCGCGGCAGCAGTGTTCGAGGTGAACGCGGATTTTTTCGTGCGGCGGGTGGTGCCGGCGATCCAGGGCGCGGCGCAGCGGCTGGCACCGATGCTCTCGGCTGGGACGACGTCGTCGCCCGCCTGATCCGCGCCGGCCACCGGCTCGATGACGTGATGCGCTACACGCTGCCGCAGGCGCGGGCCTTGCTGGAGGCCGATGCACGGATCGAGCGGCAGCACCTCGCCCTGCGGCTGGCACTGCACGCGGTGGCCGCCCAGGGCGACCGGGCGGCCATCGAACGCCTGCAACGCGAGTTGTGGGAGGACGTGCGGCCATGAAACTGACGCTCACCACCGAGGGACTGCTCGATCCAAGGAAGCTCTCGGCCTGGAGCGCGGAGCGTCGGCGGGCGATCCACGCGGCGGTGGCCAAGGGGATGACCTCGGGCGGCCGCGAGGTGCGCGAGGCCGCCCGCGCCCAGATGCGCAGCGCCTTCCAGGTCAGGCGCGCGAGCTTCGTCGCGTCGATGAGCGTGAAGGTGTTCGACCAAAAACCCGAACGGCTGCCCGCGCTGTGGGTGGGCAGCCGCATCCCCTGGCTGGGCATCCACACGGTGGGCGGCACGGTGGCGGGCCGGATGCTGATCCCGCTGCTGCCCAATCGCATCGGCCCCAAGCGTTTCCAGGCCGTGATCGATGGCCTGATGCGCTCGGGCAACGCCTTCTTCGTCGAGAAGAACGGGCGCGTGCTGCTGATGGCCGAGAACCTCCAGGAAAACGCCGCGCAGCTGGCCCGCTTCAAGCGCGCCGAGCGGCAGCGCAGCGGCGTCAAGCGCCTGCAGCGCGGCCAGGAGATTCCGATTGCCGTGCTGGTGCGGCGGGTGGACTTGAAGCGCCGGTTCGACCTTGGCGCTGCCGTGCAACCGGCCTTGTCGGGCTTGGCGCGGGCGATTCAACGAGAACTGGACCAGGCCTGATGGCAAACAACCGCGCCCAAATCCTCATCCGCGCCGTCGACGAGACGCGCGGTGCCTTCGACTCGATCAAGCGGGGCCTGGGAGGACTGGCCGATGCCGCCCGCAGCGTCAATGGCGTGCTCGCCGGGCTCGGCGTGGCGGTGTCGGCCGCAGGCCTCGGGGCCATGGTCAAGTCGGCGCTGGAGTCGGCCGATGCCCTCAACAAGCTCTCGCAGCGCGTGGGCATCACGGTGGAGTCGCTGTCCACCCTGGTGCCGGCGGCCGAACTCTCCGGTGTCTCGGCGCAGACCTTCGAGACGGGGCTCAAGAAGCTGGCCACCGCGATGCTCGAGGCGGCCACGGGCTCTGAGGAGTCCGCCCGGCGTTTTGCGGCGCTCGGCGTGGCGTTCCAGGACCAGGACGGCACGCTGCGCGCGACCGATGCGGTGCTGCTCGATCTGGCCGATCGTTTCAAGGCCATGCCCGACGGGGCGCAGAAGTCGGCGCTGGCGGTGCAACTGTTCGGCAAGAGCGGCGCCGAGCTCATCCCCTTCCTGAACCAGGGACGCGAGGGCATCGCGGCATTGACCGGCGAGATGCAAGCGCTGGGCGTGCAGATCGGCGGGCAAACGGCTGCGCAGGCCGAAGCCTTCAACGATGCTTTGGCCAAGGTCAAGCTCGCCACCACCAGCATCGCCAACCGGGTGATCGAGGCCTTCCTGCCGGCGATGAACGACATGGCTGCCGGCATGGTCGAGTCGGCCAAGCAGGGCGGCGCCTTGCGCGCGATCCTGGACGGCATCGTGCTGGCGCTCAAGACCCTGGCGCTGGGGGCGGCCACGGTCGGCAAGGCCTTCATCGCCTTGGGCGAGGCGATCGGCGCGGGCATGGCCGCCGCAGTCGAGGCCCTGCGCGGCAATACCGCCGGGGCCAAGGCCATCATCGCCGAACTCAAGGGCAGCTTCGTGCGGCGGCTGGACGAACTGGCCGAGTTCCGGGACAGCCTGTTCGACCCCAAGCCCATCGCGGTCCAGGCGCCCAAGGTGCAGGCCGACCCGGCGCTGTTGCAGCGGCTCACGGCTCCGGGCAAGACCCGCGACACCGCGAGCGCTCAGGCTGCGTTGCTGAAGGCCAGGCTCGATGCCGAGTTCGCCCTGCTCAAAGACGGCCTCGAACGCCAGCAGCGCGCGCTCGATGCCGCCCTCGAAGACCGGCTCATCTCCATCCGCGACTACCACGCGCAGAAAACCGCCCTCGAGCAGCAGGAGCTCGACGCCGAGATCGCCCGCACGCAGCAGGCGCTGGCGCGCAGCCGGCAGGTGGCGGCTGGCGGCAAAAGCGAGGAGGAGCGCCTGCGCGCCAAAGCGGAGATCGCCAAGCTCGAGGCCGACCTCATCGTCCTCAACGACCGCCGCGCCGACATCGAGCTCACCAACGCCCGTGCCGCCGCCCGGGCCGAGCGCGAACTGGCCGAGGCGCTGGCCGCCGCGCGCGAGGAGCTGGCCAGACTCACCGGCACCGACACGGCGCAAGACCGGCGCGCCGCGATCGAGCGCAGCTACCGCGACCTGCGCGCGCGTCTGCTGGCCGAGAGCGATGTGGGTGGCGTGGCGATCATCGACCGCCTGATCGACGTGAAGGCCGCGCAGGCCAATCTCGATGCGATCGAAGCACAGTGGCGGCAGGTCACCGAGCGCTTGCGCAATGCGCAGGAGGGCCTCCAGATCCAGCAGCAGGCGGGGCTGCTCACCGAGCGGCAGGCGCGCGAGCAGCTCGTGGCCGTGCAGCGCGAGTCTGCGGACGAGATGGCGCGCCTGCTGCCGGCGATGGAGCAGGCCGCGCAGGCCATCGGGCCGGAAGCCGTGCTGCGCGTGCAGACCTGGCGCAACGAGATCGAGCGCACGCGGCTGGTGACGGATGAGCTGGCCCCGGTATGGAACCGCATCGGCGAGGCGTTCGGGCAGGCCGTGCAGGGGATCGTCAGCGGCGCGCAGAGTCTGCGCGAGGCGCTCTCGAACATCTTCCGCAGCATCGCGGATGCCTTCCTGCAAGAGATGGTGCTCAAGCCCTTCCAGCAGTGGGTGGCGATGCAAGCGCGCATGCTCGCCATGAAGCTGGGCTTCATGCAGCAGGAGCAGGCCGCCGAGACCGCTGCCGCCGCGCAGTCGGTGGCCACTAAGCAGGCCGAGACCGCCGCCAAGGTCAGCGCCAACGCCGCCGAGGCTGGCGCCGGCGCGGCGGCCTCGCAAGCGGCGATTCCGGTGGTTGGCCCGGGGCTGGCCATCGCCGCGATGGCCGCGATGGTGGCCGCGGTAATGGCGCTCTTGGGCAACATCAAGAAGTTCGCCGCCGGCGGCTACGTCACCGGGCCGGGGACCGGCACGAGCGACTCGATTCCGGCGCGGCTGTCGGCTGGCGAGTACGTCGTGCGGGCCCATGCCGTGCGGCGGGTGGGCGTCGCGTTTCTCGATGCGATCAACGGCGGGGTCGCGCCGCCGCGCGTCATCGGGCGCGAACTGGCCTTCGCCGCCGGGGGTCTCGTGCCGCAGGTGAACCTGCCGCCCGCGCAGCCGCAGGTCGCTCATTCCGTGCGCATCGTCAACGCCATCGACCCGGGCGTCACCCACGACCACCTGCAAACGCCCGCCGGCGAGCGGGTGATCCTCAACATCATCGGCAGGAACGCCCGGGCGGTCCGTGCCGCCTTGCAAGGATGACCTCATGGCCCTGATCTTCATCGACGGTTTCGATCACTACGACCCGCAGGCACTCGACCCCTTCGGCGATCCGTGGCTGGCGCGCGGCAAGGCGGCGTACCTGTCGCCGCAGGCCACGCGCATCCAGGGCCGACGACCCTCGTCCTACGCCCTGCGCTTGCCGGCGGGCGCGGGCGGCGGCTACGTCAAGAACCTGGAGGCCGGGCGCACCAGCCTCATCGTGGGTGCGGCGCTGCGCGTGGCGCCGTTCGAGAACACCAGCGTCGAGCCGGTGCTGCTGGGCGTGCGCGATACATCCGCGCAGGTGGCGCACCTGGTCAAGTTCGGCGAGGACGGTCGGCTCAAGCTCTACCGTTGGCAGTATGGCTACGACCAGTTGCTCTCGACCTCGATCGTCACCGCGCCGGCACGCGGCTGGCACTACGTCGAACTGAAGATCGTGCAGGGCACGAGCAACGGCACGCTCGACGTGCGCGTCAATGGGATGCTCGCCATCCAGCTCACCGCGCAAAACACCATCCAAGGCGGAGGGCCGTTGCTCACCGCCTTCGTCGGCACCGTGCCAGGCCAGCCTTGCCCCATCACGGTGGACGTGGACGATCTCTACCTCGCCGACACCTCGGGCACGCTCAACACCACCTTCCTCGGTGACGTGCGTGTCGATGCGCTCCCGGCCCAGGCCGACGGGGCACTCAAACAGTGGGCGGTCGAAGGCGCGGCATCGGCCTGGCAGGCGGTCAGCGACGGCGATGAGGCAAGCCACATCCGCGCCAACGCCGCCGGCCTGCGCCAGAGCTTCGATGTCGCGCCGCTGCCGGCCATAAGCAGCCCCGCCATCCACGGCGTGCAGGTGACGCTGCTGGCCCGCAAGACCGACGCCGGTCTGGGCAAGGTCAAGGGGCTGGTGGTCAGTGGCGCGCAGAGCGCCGTCAGCACCGACATCGTCCTGCAAGAGCAGCTGGCCTGGCACACCGCGCTCATCGAGCGCAACCCGAACGGCAACGTCCAGTGGACGGAAGCCGCCTTCAACGCCGCCGAGTTCGGCGTGGAGTCGGCATGACCGAGCGCGTCGTCGCAGAGCAGGTCTCGGAGCTGGGTAGCGCGCCAGTGCCTGGCAGCGGGCTGGCCGCCTTGCAGGGCGAGGTCCTTTCCCGCGCGAGTTTCGGCGCGGGCGTCGCCACACTCTCGCCAGAGACGGCTTCATCCCCGCTTCCGCCTGGTCTTGCGGCCCGCCTGCTGGCGGAATCCTTGGCCGGCTCCTGGCCGCCCATCGAGGCGCCGGCGTTGTGGATCGAAGTGTTGCGCCGGGATACGGCATCGAGCGCCCTTGTTGCCACCGGCATGGAGGTCTTTGGCGATGCGCCTTGGCCGGACGCCCCGCGCGGCGTGTTCGCCTTGCGCCACGACTGGGCCGAGCCTTTGGTCGAACGCTTGGAATGGCAGACGGCCGTCACGCGGCTGGCCAGCGGGAACGAATCCCGGCAGGCACGCCGACGCGTTCCTCGGCGGCTTCTCACCTACCAGGTTGGACACGCCCGGCAGGCCGATGCCCTGGTGGCCGACTGGCTGGCCGACCATCTTGGGCACATGGCGCTGTGGCCGCTGCCTCAGTACGCGGCGCACGTGGTCGAGGCCAGCGACCGCGGCGCCATGGCGCTGGCCGTGGCGGCAGCCGACGAGCGCCGCTTCGGGCCGCCAGCGGCTGATCTGCGCCTGCGCTTCGACGGGCTGCAGGGCTGGGAGAGCGACGAGCGCTGGATCCTGATCATCGCTCTTGACGGCTGGCAGACCGCGCGGCTGGCTCATGTGGAGGCCGCCCGGCTGTGGCTGGCGGACCCCTTGGCGCGCGCGGTGCCGGCAGGCGCGGCAGTCATGCCGCTGGCGTGGGGCATGGCCAGCGAGGCGGCCGACCTTGCGCAATGGGTGCCGGGGATGGCCGGCGGCCGCGTGACCGCCAGCCTTGCGCCCGCCCCCTTGCCGGACATGGCCCTGCTCGACGATCCGGTGCTCGACGGCCTGCCGGTCTGGCCCGACGGCAACTGGCGCGACGATCCATCGGTCACCGCGCAAGCGGTGCTCACCCGGCAGGACCTCTCGCCTGCCGACCCCTGGGTGCGGCGTGACGACCCGTGGCCGACGACGACCTTGCAGCGCCGCTATCTGGCCACAGGCCCGCAGGACATCGAGCGCTGGCGGGCGCGGCTTTGGCGTACCCAAGGCCGCCTTGGATCGTTCTGGCTGCCCGATGGCCTGGCGCCGGTGCTGTCGGTGATCTCGGAGGCGGACCCGGAGGATGGCTTCCTGCGGGTGACGGGCGAGGACATTTCTGCCTTCTGGCACCGCCCGGCCGCCTGCCTGATCCTGCATCCGGACGGCACGCGCCAGCACGTGCTCACGGCCACGGCCCATCGTGACGCAGGCGGCGTGCTGGTGCTGCGCTCGGGGCTGGACGCGCCGGCGCCTGCCGGCAGCCGCGTCGTGCGTCTGGCCCGTTGCCGCCTCGACCACGACGCAGTCGATCTGTACTGGCACAGCCCGACGCTGCTGGAGATCACCTTGACCGCGCGCCAGTTGCCCGAACCGCGTGGCAATGACCGAGAAACGTATGGAGAGTACGCCGTATGAGCAACCAACAGCTGATGGAGGTCGAGCTGTATGCCTTCGCCAGTAGCAGCGCGCAGTTCTATCTGACGCCGCAGGAATTCGACGTTGATCTGGATGGCAACCTCTACAAGAGCTTGCCAATCGAGCGCAACGAACTGGCGCTGGGTGCCGAGGCCGCCAAATCGGCGCTGGATCTGAAGCTGCCGCCGAACTGTGATCTGGTGCGCCATCTGCTCACCAACTCGCTGACCGGCGACACCACCTCGATCACCCTGCGCATCGGGCGGCGCGACACCTGGGGCGACTACTGGTGGATCTCCGGCATGCGCTGGATGGGCCGGGTGATGGGCGTCGAAGTCGCTGACGATGTGGCTCGCATTCGCTGCGAGTCCGCGCAGGTCAGTCTCAAGCGCATCGGGTTGCGGCGGCTCTACAGCCGCAAGTGTTCCCACGTGCTGTATTCGGCTGCCTGTGGTGCCTCACCGATTTCTGCCAGCGCCTTGGTGAGCAACAGCAATGGCCGCAACGTCGATCTCGACGGTGGCGCGCCCGGCAGCGTCAGTGGTGGCTTGGCCGGTGGCTGGCTCCAAACCCCGGAAGGTGCCCGCCACATGATCGTCAATGACTACGGTGGCGGCGTCGAATTGCTCTATCCGGTCGCCATTGAAGCCGGTACCGAGGTGCTGCTGACGGTCGGCTGCGATCACAGCACGGCCACGTGCGAGTCGCGCTTCGGCAACCTCGAAAACTTCGGTGGCTTCCCGTTCATTCCAACGAAAAACCCATTCAGCGGCACGCCGATCTTCTGATCCCAAAACGCAGCGTTTCGGCGAAGGCTCATGTCGGCGCAGCCGACGTGAAGCCGCGCAGCGGCGGCCGAAGCCACAACTACGGCGGATTCCCCGCCATCCCGAGCAAAAACCCGTTCTCGACGGGCGTGTTCTGAATCCCTGGAGACCGCGCCATGTGGTACCTCGTCGTCATCGTGGTGGCAGCCGTGGTCTCGGCCGCCCTCGCGCCGAAACCGCCCGAACCCAAACCTGCGTCGCTGTCCGACGTCGATGCCCCCACCGCCGAGGAAGGCCGACCCATCCCGGTCGTGTTCGGCACGGTGCTCATCCGGGGCGCCAACGTCGTGTGGTACGGCGATCTGGAGGCCGAGCCGATCAAGAAGAAAGGCGGCAAGAAATGAGCGGCGAGGTGATCGTCACCATCGATGATGTGCGCGCCGCGGGTCTGTGCGTGCACGGCACGCGCGCGTGGTTTGCGCGGCATGGACTGGACTTTCGCGCCTTCCTCCGCGATGGCATCACTGCGGAGGTGCTGCTGGCCACGGGTGATGCGATGGCGCTTCGCGTGGTCGAGCACGCCAGCCATCGACCCAGCCAACGGGAGCAAAGCTGATGGGTGGCCGCAGCAAGAAGCAAACCGTCGGCTACCGCTACCGGATGGGGCTACATCTGGCCTTGTGCCAGGGGCCCGTCGATGCCGTGCAGGAAATCCAGATGGGTGATCGTACCGCGTGGGGTGATGCCGACCGCGCGCCGCTGGCAAGCGGCCACGGGCTCGCCAGTCTCTGGATCGACAAGCCCACGCTGTTTGGCGGCGACGAGCGCGAAGGCGGTGTGGTCGGCACCATCGATGTGTTGTCTGGCCATGCCGGACAAGGCCGCAACGACTACCTGATGAGCCGCCTGGGGACCTCCATTCCGGCCTTTCGTGGCGTGCTGTCCTTGGTGGCACGCAAGATCCTCTTCGCGGCCAACAACCCGTATATCAAGCCGTGGGCCGTGCGCGTGCGGCGCTTCACGGCGGGGTGGTTCAATGCGCCGTGGATGGAGTGGAACGCCGAAGTTCGCACCTGGGATGAGGACGAAGGACGCGAGATCAGCGTCGGCATGAACCCGGCCCACATCCTGGTGCAGTGCCTGACCGACCCGCACTGGGGCATGGGCTATCCGCAGAGCAGCATCGGCGGGAGTTTCTGGAACGCAGCGTGGGCCCTGTCGAGCGAAGGCTTCGGACTCAACTTGATCTGGACGCGCCAGCAGCCCATCGAGGCCTTCATCGCGCAGGTGCTCGACCACATCGGCGGCATCCTCTACATCGACCCGGAGCAAGGCACGTTCGAGCTGAAACTGCTGCGCGACGACTACTGGATCGACAGCCTGCCGCAGCTGGGTCCGGATGAGATCGTGCGCATGGAGCGCTTCGAGCGCGCGCAGTGGGGGGAACTGCCCAACGAGATCACCGTGGTCTACACCGACTGGGCCACTGGCAAAGAGGCCACGGTCACGGTCGAGAACCTGGCCGCGATCCAGCTTCAGGGCGGCGTGATCAACCAGCGCCGCGACTATCCCGGCGTCAATTACGGGCCGCTGGCCGCCAGGCTCGCGCTGCGCGACCTGCGCGCCCTGGGCTCGCCGCTGGCGCGCATGACGTTCACCATTGCCCCCACTGCGCTGGACCGCCCGCCCTTGCCGGGCGAGGTGTTCCTGCTGCACTGGCCGCGGCTGGGCATCGAGCGCATGGTCGTGCGCGTGACCGGCATCGACACCGGCACCCTGGGCGCGGCCGAGTGGCGCATCGAGGCGGTGGAAGACGTGTTCGGGATGAGCGATACCGTGCTCTCGCCGCCGCCGCCGCACGTCGAGGAGCCGCCGCTGGAGGCGCTGCCGCCAGCCCTGGTGCTGGCGGTGGAAGTGCCGTACTGGGAACTGGCGCGCAACCTGAGCCGGGCCGATCTGGCCCAGATCACCGACACCGACACCTACGTCGGCGCGCTGGCGGCCGCCGGTGGCCAAGGGCAGCTCAACTGGCAACTGGCCACCGGCGCCTCCAGCGGCGATCTCGCGCCCGTGACGGGCGAGGACTACGCGCCGCTGCTCACGCTCGATGCGGCACTGTCGGCGAGCGAGGCCGATGCGCTGGCCGTGCCGGTGACCGCTGTCAGCCAGCCGCAGCGCCTGGCCGTGGGCGACTATGCCTATCTGGTCGATGCGCTTGGTGCGATCCGCGAGGCGGTGGCCATCCTCGCCTTCGATGCCACCGCGGGCACGGTGGATCTCGCCCGCGGGGTGCTCGACACCACGCCGCAAGCCCACGCCGCCGGCACGCGGCTGGTGGGGGTGGGCGAATGGCTGGCCGCCGAGACCACCGAACGCGCCCCGGGCGAGTCGGTGTTCGTCGCCGCCATCCCGCGCACCTTAACCGACCAGGGCGATGCGGTGCTCGCCGCCAACGGCCAGCCGCTGGTGCTGACCGGCCGCCAGGCGCGGCCGTACCCACCCGGGCGCATCCGGCTCAACGGCCAGCGCGAGCCCGCCGTGGTGGCCGGCGACTTGACCCTCACCTGGGCGCACCGCGACCGCACGCAGCAGACTGCCTACCTGGTCCAGCAGGACGAGGGCGACATCGGCCCCGAGCCCGGCACCACCTACACCGTGCGCCTGCGCGACCGCAACGGCGTGCTGGTGCGCACCCAAAGCGGCATCGCCGGCAACACCTGGACCTGGGACGTGGCCAGCGCTGCGGCAGATGCGGGCAGCGCCGGGGATACCGTCACCATCGAGATCGAGGCCGAGCGCGACGGGCTCACGAGCTGGCAGGCGCAGACGCGCACCACCGACCGCACCGGCTACGGCCTGCGCTGGGGACAGTACTGGGGTGGGGTGTGATGCAAGCGCCCATCGACCTGCACCTCCAGCCGCGTATCGACGTGCACATGCTCACGCTCGATGAGCCGGCTGCGTGGCGCGAAGCATGTCTTGCCAGCCTCGCAGAGGCCCCGATCCGTCTGCACGTGCTGCCGGGCATTCCGGGTCGGATCGGTGAGGCGCGCGCAGCCGGCTACGCGCGAGGGACATTGCCGCTGGTGTCCTTCGTCGATCCCGACGACGTGTACGAAGCCAGTGCCTTCACACACTTAGCCGATGCGCTGGAGGCCTGCCCGCAGGCCGTGATGGCCTACACCGACGAGGCGCTGATGGACGAGCAAGGCCGAGACGTCGGCGTGCGGCGGCTGGCCTACAGCGCCTTCCAGCACGCCCACTCGGCCAGCCATGTCCATGGACTGATCGTGATGCGCCGCGCTGCGGTCGAGGCCGTGCTCGCGGCCACCACCGACATCCACCCCATGGCCGACTGGCTGTTGACCCGGCTGGTGGCCCAGCGCGGCCGTGTGCTGCACCTGCCCGTCGTCGGCCGGCGCTGGCGGCAGCACCCACGGCAAGTCCATCGCACCGCAGACCCGGCTGTCGTGCGGCGCATCCGGCAAACCATCCGCCAAATATCGAATCCCTGGAGATAGACCATGCCATCCACCGACCCGAACCTGGGCCTTGCCTACGGCTGGACGCTGGGCGAGTCCGGCTGGCACACCGAGATGGACGCCAACCTCAAGCGCCTGGGCGCCATCGTCGGCCTGTCCGTCAAAGACCGCGACTTGACCGCACCGCCGGCGAGTCCCGCCGAGGGCGAGCGCTACATCATCCCCGCCAGCGCCACCGGCGCCTGGGCCGGCAAGATCGACCAGATCGCCGTGCGCATCGCCGGCGCCTGGGAGTACCACGCGCCCCAGGTCGGGTGGCTGGCCTACGTCGAGGACGAGCAGGTGCTGTCTGCCTACAAGCCTACAGGCTGGAGTCCCGGCATCGCGATCTGACCGAACCCTGTTCAACCCCCATGAGACCCGCCGCTGGCGGGTTTCGCATTTTTGGGAGACCTGCCATGACCGAACCCGAACGACAACCCCCTGCGCTCGTCGAGAACATGCTGCTTCTGCGCCGTGAGGACTTCGACGAACTGCTCGACCGCGCCGCCGAACGTGGGGCCGAGCGTGTCCTGTCCCATCTCGGCCTGGAAAACGGCCGTGCCGCCAAGGACATCCGCGAGCTGCGCGACCTGCTCGAAGCCTGGCGCGATGCGCGTCGCACGGCGTGGCAGACGACTGTAAAGGTCATCACCACCGGCATCCTGGCCGCGTTGCTGGTCGGCGCGGCCATCAAGCTGAAGTTGGTGGGAGGTGGGCAATGATCGAGACCCTGCTCGGTGGTCTCCTGGGCGGGGCCTTCCGTCTCGCGCCAGAGGTTCTGAAATGGCTTGACCGCAAGGGCGAGCGCAGCCACGAGCTCGCCATGCAGGACAAGGCGCTGGAGTTCGAGAAGCTGCGTGGCGCCCAGCGCATGGCCGAGATCGGTGCCAGCGCCGACGCAGCCTGGAACAGCGGTGCCATCGATGCTTTGCGCGAGGCGGTTGCGGCGCAGGGCCGGCCATCTGGCGTGAAGTGGGCTGATGCGCTCTCCAGCAGCGTGCGGCCCGTCATCACCTACTGGTTTATGGCCCTCTACTGCGCGGCCAAGACCGCCGCCTTCGTGGGCGCCCTCGAAGCCGGGGCAGAGTGGATCCCGGCCATCCAGGCGGCCTGGACCGAGGCCGACCAGGCCCTGTGGGCCGGAGTGCTGAACTTCTGGTTCCTCGGGCGCGTGTTCGACCGGGTGCGACCCACGAACTAGTAAGTGTTGCTTACAAGTTCAGAGCCAGAGATGCGTATTCCTCCACAAGCAATTGATCTGGCCAAACGCTTCGAGGGCTTCCACCGCGTGCCGAAGACCGATCCCGGCCGCGCGCACCCGTACGTCTGCCCGGCGGGGTACTGGACCATCGGCTACGGGCATCTGTGCGATCCGAAGCATCCGCCGATCACAGAAGAAGAAGCCGAGGCCTACCTCGCCCAGGATCTGAAGGTGGCGCTTGCCGCCACACTGCGCTACTGCCCGGTGTTGGCCGCGGAGCCGGAGGGGCGGCTCGCAGCCATCGTGGATTTCACGTTCAACCTGGGTGCGGGGCGGCTGCAGACGTCATCGTTGCGGCGAAGAATCAACCAAAGAGACTGGCCTGCCGCTGTCCAGGAGCTACGTCGATGGATCCACGGGGGCGGCAAGGTTCTGCCAGGTCTGATCACACGACGTGCGGCCGAGGTCGAACTGGTAAGTGCAGGAGGCCTCCGGCGGCCGTCCTCCTTCTAGCGTTCCATCGCCGACTGCCGGCCGCCAATACCGTTCTGATGGACCGGGAGGCTCCCCGCCGATACAATTACAAGCTTCTGTTCGTCCGTCCGGAGAATAAAAATGGACTTCGAGCTTTCGGGGAAGCTCCCGGGCAAAACAAAATATTCAGGTCGCCGACGCACTGCTACCAGACGCGCTGGCTTTAACAGCCATCCCGATTCGACGGGCGGCGAATACAAGACTACTTCCCAGTCTACCATTCGCCTGGCTCCCGGCGAAGTCGTCATTGTCACTTTCTCTGTTCCAAAACACCGAGTCGGAGAGATCGTGGCGTTCGGCGGTTGGTATATTGCCCCCGACTCGGTGGCCGTGTCGATCGAGGGGAGCCCATTTCCTCGCAGAACATTGATTCCACCATGCGCGCCCAACTGGAGCAAGTTTGGATCGATGTGGGCATCACAGACAGGTGAGTCTTTCAGGGTGCGAGCGACGTTTGCAGCGTCGAAGGAAGCGGAAATTGCTTTCTATGAGCTCGGTTGCGGAATTGTTCGACATAAGCATCTGGACGGCGCTCGGCCCGAATTGATGCGGAATATGTACCAGTTCTCTCCAGAGGCGCACTTTTTCGCCGTCGATGGAGATGTCGAGATAGATGCGCCGGATGCTGAGGGGAATGACGTCAGGCTGCACCTAAAGTCTTGTAATCGCTGTGCTCGTTTCTTGCCAATCAATATAGATAACGAGCTCGTGCATCTAAGCTTTTCCAACCACTGCAAGGCGGACCACCGGAGACCGTGTTCTCACACCGGCTTCGGCAAACTTACCAATGTTGAGACGAAGGAGCGCATTCAACTCGAATATGGCTACCAGCTCGAGTGTCGCTTCTGCAAGAAGTTTGAGGTGAATGCGGCACATAATCCTCAGCGAACCGCCGCCCAAATGAAGGAGGACGGCGCGAGAAGACGTGCGCTGGAACTCCTGCTTACTGAGTTATTCGGCGAGAGTCCTCAGCTTCGGTATCGCCATCAAACCGGCGGCCGTGAATTGGCGGACGATGTGTGGAACAAGTTCGGTCGGACATGCTTCAACTGCGGCCACCCTCTCGAAACGCCGAAGAAGATGCATCTTGACCACACGAGGCCGCTGGCGCTTCTTTGGCCGTTGGACGGCACCGCTACGTGCTTGTGCGGGTCGTGCAATTCAGAGAAGCGCGATCGTTCACCAGCCACGTTCTATACGAAGGCCCGCCAACTGGAGGATCTGTCGAAGATCACTGGAATTCCTCTTGCGGAACTGAAGAAGCCGACGCCGAACATGGAAGCCATAAAGCTCCTTCAGAGAAATCTCGACTGGTTCTTCGATGAGTTCTGTCAGCGCCCGGACCTCACCAAGGAGCGAGATGGAAAGGTGGCTGTCGAGCTCCTGGTGAAGGCAATCCAGAAAACGCTGAATAAGTGCCCTGGCGGAGCCCCTTTCGATCTCGCGGGAGAGTATGAGCGACGCAGAAGGTAGATGGTCAGGTACGCTTTGCAAGAAACAGGTACTGATGTGCCTTAGTCGCTCCTTGATCCTTGAGACCGAAGTTTTCACGGCCGACTACGTCTTCATCAAAACAGTGTGCGACTTCAAAGTAGTCACCGCAATGCGCAATTAGCTCCTTCGCCATGTCATGCTTGTTAGTCCTGCCAAGATGCATGATTACTATCCCGTCGGGCTTAAGCCACTGGTTGCATTTTTCAAAAAAGGACCCGTAGACGTCGAACGACAGCTTTTGTCGATGCTCTACAAAGCGTTCCTTTTTTTCTGAGAAATCTTCCGGGCCCCATCCGGACATCCAAAGGCGTAGCCAATTCGCAATGTAAAAGCGCGTCGACGCCGCGAACGGTGGTGATGTTATTACTGCATCTACTGTCCCGCGGTAGTCGAGATCTTCAAAGCAGCCGAAAGTTGACTTGCCGTCGAGTAGCCTAGCGTCGTCGTAGCTTGCCATCGCCCGCGAAACCTTTTCCGAGAGGCGCGACCGCATGTCACGATACTCAAACTCACCGGTTGGTTTGAGCGGCGTGACTGGGTGTGATCGTCTGGAGAGAGCATACGGGCGGTTGCCGTGGAGGATATGCAACAGCGACGAGTAAACCACAGCTCGCTCCGTGGAATCGCACTTATTGCTTTGGATATATGTTCTTGCAGCTAAGATTTCTTTGAATGTACGCTCCTCAAAGTACTCTTTCAGCTTTCCATTGAAACCAAAATCCTTGAACTGCTCGATATTCTGCGTTCGATAGTTTTGCTCGACGAAGCAAAGCAGTGACTCCAGCTCCTCCAGTACCTTCGCTCTCTGAGGTCTTCCGACCTTTGCGGAGCTGAGCATGTATCCAAGCTCCTGAAGGTCATTAGCGAAGGCTCGCCTTCCATTGAGAAATGCTTCAAGTGGAATAGTCCCGGCGCCAGACATTGGGTCGAGAACAACGTCACCTGGTTTCGTGAACTGTGTCACCAAGAAGTGAGCGATCGCTGGTTTGAGTTTGCCTTGGTAAGAACATAAGGAGTGAAGGGGGTGCCCCCAGTTTCTTGATGAAAAGGGTTCGCGTTGGTGAGGCAAGCTACGTTCGAATTCCTTAGCAGCTTCTCGCAGTTCGCGGAGCGTGTCTTGCGCTTTGACTTTGGTAGCTCCACGATGGCTTGACTTGCCTGGTTTCTCAAGGACCAACAGTACCTGACTGAGGGTCGAGCCATCCTTTGAGGTTCTGTTTCTGACAAGCTCAGCATCATATATTTCGAAACCAACCCCTTCAGCGATCTGCTCAAGGAACTTCTCTGTAGGCACGTGAACACCGGCGAATCGAGAGTCGCCAATATCGATCACCGCTCGACCGCCAGCAGACAAGAGCTGAAAGCAGTTCCTGAGCCACACTTCAGCGTCTGAGCAGTATCGCCTCACAAGTTCAGGGATTCGCCTATCGTACGCAACCTCATCGAGCTGCCGTGCGACTGGCTCAACAAAGTCGAACAGTCGAAGGTCTCGGCCGTTCTTCGAGACGTTGTTTATCCCGGCGGTTACGGCCCTTCGCGTAAAGTAGCCCAGATCCTTCTCAGACTGAATGAATCCAGTGAGCCATAGCTCGATCTTCGTATTCCTGAAATAGTTTGTGCCATTCAGATACGGGGGCGATGTCACTATCAGGTCAATGGGGCGGTGTCCGATTGCCGGCGCTAGCGCATCTTCATTCAAGCATTCAACCGGCTGCATCCCGGTCAATGAGTAATCAATATCGTCCAGAATTACTTTTAGTTTTTGTTCGAAACAATCGAACACGCTGAAGTCTTCGGGGAGAGTCTCCTTGGGCAGCCGGTAACGTAAGTCGGCAGCCCTTTTCATTTCACTGCATTGAACCGCAATGCTCCCGAGGGCGAGTAACGCAAGATGACGGAAGTTGGCGTCATCTGTATGATAAGTAGCAATGGCGTTGCGGATCGAAAGTATCTCAATCAATCGACGAGGTACAAAGTACGGGCGATCCGAGAAGGCAGCCGAAAACGCGTCCAACGCTTCATTAGCTGAGATCAGGTTTCTACGGGAGAATTCGCTCAGCTCTGAGAAGTAGAAGGCGAGGTCGTCTGTCTTGCGCGCAACTTTCCGCAGGACGTTTGTTTTCCCCTCGATGACGTGCCGCATGAATGGGTTGATCTCTGAATAGAGGCTCCGCAACCCCATCATTGCGCCAACTGTCACTGTTGTACCAGTGCCTCCAAACGGATCGTATACAGATGACGCATTCGGTCCCCACTTGGTAATCAGGTTACGTACGAAGGTCGACGAAAAACCTTCGATGTAGGGATACCACCTGTGAATCGACTCTATGTGGTTTGGCGAAAAAGTTCCGTGCTTGCCCAGCGGGACGTCTTCGCCAAACAAAACAAGCTGAGCGCTCGTAGTCGCCGGGGCCAGCCGGTTGCTCGTTGCCTCCTCATCAAAAGCTCGACGAAGTATTTCTGTTGCCAGCTGCGAAACAGGGGTCTCCCGCCCAGTCGACAGCTGATTTAGTTCGGTGTAGCTGTGGGCGAGTAAGTCTCGAGCTTCTTTGCTGGAGAGTGCCGACAGCCATCTGGAAAATTCCGTGTGGTCAGCACTAATGGCAATCCGTAGGCGTTCAATTTGGCCGGTCCCGGACTCATGCCGGGGGTAGCTTATGGTCTTGTACATTGGTCTGTTGGCGCCCTTCTGTTATGAGGAACGTAAGTTACCACAAAGAACGTGACTTACCAAGGCGCTCGACACGCCGCCGTTCTACCGGGGGCGGTGAAGTGGCGGCACGGCCGCGTACTTACAGAGGGGATGAGGGAATGGCGCGCTATTCGGAACGCGACACAAGCAAGATCTACCAGGCGGCTGAAGGCTTCCGCGCCAACTGTCTGCTGCGGGACGGCTCTCTGCTCTTTGATGGCGCCTCCGTATGGCGCAGAGACGTCCTGGGCCTGCTCCACAAAGCGTTCGTCGCCGCTCCGGACGAGGGGGACCGATCTTTCATCGTCAAGTTCAAGGACCAGATCAGCCAAGCCGGGCAGGACGTCATCCGGCTCGCGGCAGAGTTCCTCTGCGTCTACTTTCTGTTCCCGTCCAACGTAGGTGGCACGCGCAAGCGGCAGGTCGTGAACGAGGTTCTAGGCTGGGCGGGCGACGCGCTGCCCGAAGGCCACTTTGAACCGCCCCGACTTTTCCGGAGGCTGTTTTCATTGAGTCACGCCGCCATGGCGTGACCCGTGTTGCCGGCGTAGTACGCCGCCTCCGCTTCTGCCGGGGGGATGTTGCCGATCGACCCCAGCAGTCGGCGATGGTTATACCAGTCGACCCAGTCCAGGGTCTCCCATTCCACCTCCTCGCGGCTGCGCCACGAGCGGCGGTGGATCACCTCGGCCTTGAACAGCCCGATCACCGTTTCGGCCAGCGCGTTGTCGTAGCTGTCGCCCACGCTGCCCACCGAGGGCTCGATGCCCGCCTCAGCCAGCCGGTCGGTGTAGCGGATGGACAGGTACTGGCTGCCGCGGTCCGAGTGGTGGATCAGGGCCTCCTCCCCGGGCCGGCGCGCCCACACGGCCTTCTCCAGCGCGTCGAGCACGAACCGGGTCTGCTGCGACGAACTGACCCGCCAGCCAACGATCCGCCGGGCGAACACATCGATCACGAAAGCCACGTACACGAAGCCCTGCCAGGTCGGCACATAGGTGAAGTCGCTCACCCACAGGGCGTTCGGCCGCTCGGCGCTGAGCACCGCGTGCATCTCGGCCCTTCCGGGCTGTGGACCTACACCACGCGTTGGGACACGATCCTCGACCTCGGAAAGAAATTGCTCGCTCATCGCGACCTCCAAAGACAGGGGGTCACCATGAAGGCGCTCGTTGCTGCACCTGGCAAGTGAAAAGGCGCGCTGTCAAGGCCAACTCCCGCCCATCAACGCCAAAAATCGGTATAAAATTTTGGTTGTATCGGTGCATGACCGCGTGCGGTCGCCTCAGCACCACCACTATTCAGCGCCCAACCGTTCTCGGTTGGGCGTTTTCTTTTGCGGCTTCCGCACACCACGCGGGCTTCCACGCCGTTCTGCGTGTGCCAGCCGTTCCGGGCACGGGCGACATGACCCGCCCGGTTCGCCCCTGTTCCGCCCTATCTTCTCTCGAAACCTGCGCCAACTTCTTCGCCGTGGCACACGCAGACGGTGTTGTTCGTCAACCACTTGCGCATGCGCCGACGAGAACGGTTGGCTCGCGGGTTTGCACGAGCAAAGTAGAAGCAAACCCGCGAGGCCAACCCCAGCATCACCCCTTGGGCGGGAACGGATCGTCACCGTAGCTGTTGCGCTCACGGACCTGGCCGTCACGACCTTGGATGAACATCTCGCTCTGCTGGTTGATGGCGATGTCCCGTGCGCGGTCAATCGCCTGCTGCTGCGTGTCGTGGACAGAGGTGAGGCGGTCGTTGCCTTCACCGCGCACGCCCCACTGATCACCGCCGTTGATGGGAACGACCCATTGGTTTTTTCCGCTCATTTCAAATGCTCCAAAAATTGAAAAGGACAGGCTCTTGAAGTCAGCGCGAGCCCAGGCGCTTCATGCATGGAACTCATGTCATCAGCGTCTCCTCCTTTCCCGATATCTGGTGCAGGGAGGACGCCGCCGCGCAGGGCATCGCGTACAGCCCCGCGCGTTGCTGCGTGACCACGAGCGCACCGTAGGCCGCGTGCTGTGCAACAGGCTCCGGCTTGCCCTTGTCCTTCGTCTTGATCTTGAACAGGTCGCTCGGCTTGGCGCTGTCCAAGCCCGCGCGCTGCATGATCCGTTCCGCCGTCACGGCTTCGCCCTTGAACGACCACAACGACTCGAACACTTTGGCCTGACCATCGGTGAATCGAACCTGCTTGCCGTCGTTTGGCAGCGTCGCCCATCTGAAGTCCGCCGAGAACGGCCCGTTCACCGGCGTGGCCGAATCGACGACCACTGGTGTCGCGGACGGCGACGTGGCGATGAACGTGATTCCGCCGCCGTAGAACGTGAATCGTTCCTCCAGCACCAGCCACTGGACGCCTGCGCCGAAGGGCAAGCCGCGCGTCGTGCTCGGCCTCGGTGTGATCACCCGGATGTCACCGCCTGCCACACGCACCCGATCCAGCAACACGGGTTCGTGCAGCACCCGCGACAGGTCGCGGGCCAACAGGATGGGCGACCGTCGTGCTTCGCCAAGCCGCCACACGCTGCCGCCCAGATCATCGATGCCGTCGCGGCTTTCGATGCCGAGCGCGAGGCGCATCTTCTGGCGCAGCCAATCCTCATCCAGGGCCAACGCCGTGCCGTCGTATGCTTCGACGGCCACTGGCCCACAGTCCGGGCAGCGGCACATGCGTCCGCCACGGCCATTGCCCCAAACCTGCGCCCGGTGCTGCTGGCAGTGCGGGCAGAGCACGAAGGACTGATCCACCACCGTCGGCTTGACCGCCTTGCCGAGAACGGACAGCGCCGATGCCTCGCGCGGCGACAGCGTGGCGCGCAGCACGGGCGTGCCGCCCGCAAACAGGCGGCAGATCAAAGCCCAAGCGTCGTGCGCCGCCATCGGATCAGTCCTCGATCACCGGCGTCGAACTAACCGCGTCCGCTTCCGGCGGCATTTCGTGGGCGCTCAGGGTCTGGCCCTTCTGCAAGATGCCCACCGCGACCAGATAGCCTTCCAACTGGGCCTGCATCTTGGCGTCGAACTTGTGCAGGTTCAGCCGCCCCTTGCTGGTCACCTCGATGGTGACGACCTTCGCGCGCGTGCGGCCCGGCTCCGGCGGGTAGTAGAGATTGACCTGAGCCGCCGTCACCGTCCAGTTGCCTTCCAGCGGGCCGTTCAACTTTTCCTTCAGCAGCTCATGCACAGAGCGTTGCTGGCTGGACTGCATCGCGGTGCATTCGAGTTTCAGTGCACCGTCCGGGCTGAGGAAGGTCAACGCCTTCAACTGCACCATCGAGAACCCGTCCTCGAACGCTTCCGGCACGTCGAAGCCGGTGCGCAGCATCGACAAGTCCAGCGTCGGCGACTTGATCCGGCTCGCGCTCGCCTTGACGCCGAGCACATGCTCGGCGAAGGCTTCGACCAGCATCTGTTGGTACTTCTGGCCGCCGCGCACCAGCGTGCGCACGACGCCGGTGGTCTTGGCGTACTCCAGCACCATGTGGATGTTGGGATTGCCGACGCGGCGCTTGAGGGTCGAACCCTCGAACTCCAGCCGCAGCATGGCCATGTCCTTGACGTGGACGGTTAGCAGGAACACGCCGGGGCTGCGCTCGACCAGATGTGCCACGCTGCTGTCGCCGCACTGCATCTCGCGCTTGTAGAAGGCCGAGATCGCGTTGCGCAGACCAGTCAGGTTGTGGTCGGAGCCGTTCGGCTGGCGCTTCAGCCCCAAATCGTATTGCTGGGTCTGCGGCCCGTGATGTTCCCAGAAGCTGAAGTCGTAGGCGCGCTCGAACAGCGTCGGGTGGGTGACGTAGAGCCAGAACGAGCGGTGGACGTCACTGCGGCACAGCGTCAGGCCCGCCAGCGCGGCAGCATCCGAGACCACCGCCTCGAACATCGCCTGCTTGCCCGCCGGATCGCCCAACTGGACGCTGGCCATGAGGTTGGCGGTCATCTGGTCGCGGGCGGCGGTGTCCGGCCAGACCTTGACTGCCTCCACCAAGAACTGGCTGGTCTCCGGCGTGTCGTCCCACGCGAACCCGCCCGGCACGGGCAGGCCATGTGAGGTCAGGAAGTCGCGCAGCGTGGCATCCACCGGCAGCTCGAGCATCACGTCGACAAAGGTTTTCTTCATCTTGTTCGTCCTTTCTGGATCGGCGTCGGAGGTCTGCGACCGGGGATCGGGCTGCACGGGCCAGCGACAGGGCTTCTGAACTCGCACCCCGTAGAAGTAAAGCTGCGAGATACAAGGGCGATTCTGCCCCTCGCATTTCCGCTTGTCAATCAATGGGGCACTTGTGGCACTCCGTGGTATCTTGTGGCTATACTTGCGGGCTTGATCGACATTTACCCCTGACGGGAGCAAATTGATGGCTTCGGCATTCGGAGCACGCCTGCGGCGCTTGCGCGAGGCGAAGAAACTGACCCTGCAACAGGTCGCCGACGCGGTCGGCTGCACCAAGGCCTACATCTGGGAACTGGAAATGAAGGACGGGCAGCGTCCGTCCGCAGAACGGATTCAGGCCATCGCCAAGGTGCTGGGCGTGACGATGGAAGACGTGATGGGCACACCCATGGAGCAGGCACCCGACGCCAGCCCCGAGGACGTGGCGTTCTTCCGCGAGTACGCCGGGATGACGGAGGAAGAGAAAAAGAACTATCAAGACGTCCTCAAGATGATGTTCTCCCGCAAGGAAAAAGACGGGGACTGACGATTGAGCGCAGCGCAGCCCCTCACTGGTTCCATCGCCGCCAACACCGTCCAGAAATGGTTGCGTGCGTGGTACAGCACGGGCATGCCCGACGCCATCGATCTCGAAGTCGTCCGGCAGATGCTGCCGACCACTCCCTACGGCACCGGCGTTCGTGAGATCAGGCCGCCGGTGCAGTTCAACGACGATGCCTTCGAAGGCATGCTGGCGCGCGACCCCAATGACCACGAGGTGTGGGGTATCGCCTACAACGGCAAATCGCGTCCCGAACGTCAACGCTTCACCATCGCCCACGAGCTGGGCCACTTCATCCTGCATCGCAGTCGGCAGCAGAGCTTCAACTGCGACAAGCAGAGTGTCCACACCGGCATCGACACGCTCCGCGACATCGAACGGGAGGCGGATGACTTCGCCAGCAACCTGCTGATGCCCGGCGATCTGCTGCGCGCGTGGATTTCCAGCCAGCGCATCGACTTCCACGTCCTCGGCGACATCGCCAAGCGTTTTCAGGTCTCGCTGGAGGCGCTGTGCATCCGCTACATCAAGTTCACGACGGAACGCGCCATCCTCGTCTATTGGGACAACGGTTATGTGAAGTACGAGTGGCGCAGCGGCAGCGCGAGGAGAACGCGGGCGCGCATTCGGCGCAACGGCGATCCGGCGGAACCGCCATTGGGCACTCTGGCTGCCGATGCCAGCATCACGCAGGAATGGGACGGCACGGAGATGTCCGCCGCGATCTGGTGTCCAGAAGAAGCGCAGCACATGAAGCTGCGCGAGTTCAAACACACCTTCGGTGCGCGTGATCGCGTCCTCACGCTGCTCCTGCTCGAAAGCGCCGAGCCGCGCTCGTGGGATCGGTCGTGGCAGGACGAGGAGAGCTTCGACAGCTTCGATCAGTTCGTGACGAACGGGCAGTTGCCGGATCGGCGATAGATTTGAACGACCCAGGAAAAAGAACATGGCCCGCATAGAAAACCACAAATACAGCATCGAGGAAGCCTTCCGGGAGTGCTTCTACATCGTCCCGGACTACCAGCGCGAGTACGTCTGGACCGACAAGGAAGTGCATCAGCTGCTGGAGGACATCGGCGAGCAGATTGATGCGGGCACGACGCGGGAATACTTCATCGGCACCGTGCTGGTGTCGCCCACCGAGCAGAAGAACCATTACGAGGTGATCGACGGCCAGCAGCGTCTGACCACCTTCTTCCTGCTGCTGTGCGCGCTGAAGCATCTGTTCCAGGGCGAGCCGCAGCGGCAAATGATTTCCGGGCTGATCTCGACCAGCTATGTTGACAGCGACGGCGAGGTGCGCACCAACCTGAAACTGGAGCCGCGTTACGAAAGTGCGGGCGAAGTGATGGCCAAGCTGGTGGATCTCGACGCCGATCCTATGGCCGTGCGCGCAGGCATTCAGGCGGCAGGAATTGCCAGCTTCGGCTCGCTGGAGAACCTGGTCAGTGCCTACGGCACGCTGTATCGCTACCTGAAGGACAACTACGACGACACGCCCAAGCTGAAGAAGTATTGGGGTTACTTGGCCAACAACGTGGTGTTCATTCAGATCTCCACCGACGTCAGCAGCGCGCTGAAGATTTTCGAGACCATCAACGAGCGCGGCGTGGGCCTGAACCCGATGGACTTGCTCAAGAACCTGCTGTTCACGCAGGTCAAGCAAGCGCAGTTCACCCAGCTCAAAGATGAGTGGAAGAAGATCACCAAGCCGCTGGAGAAGGAGAAGGAAAAGCCGCTGCGTTTCCTGCGCTACTTCCTGATGGCCAACTACGTCATCAAGAACGAGCGCGGCGATGCGGTGGTGCGCGAAGACGAGATCTACGACTGGTTCATCGCCAAGGACAACGCTGCGCTGTGCGATTACGCGGGCAAGCCCTTCGAGTTCGTCCGCAAGGTCATCCGCAACGTCGAGCACTACCTCGCCTTCGCCAATGGAATGGGCAACGATGGCAAACCGAGCCTGGCGATGGACAGCCTCAAACGGCTGGCCGGTGGTGCGTTCAGTTTGCACTACGTCCTGTTGCTGGCGGCGGCGAATTTCCCCAAGCCGCTGTTCGATCACTTCGTGGCGCAGCTGGAGAGCTTCCTCTTCTATTACATCTTCACCAAAACGCCGACCAAGGATCTAGAACGCAGCTTCTCTCAATGGGCCGACGAGCTGCGCGCGATTGCTGACGCCAGCGATCCGGTGAAGCAGAAGGTGCAGCTCAACGCCTTCGTCGCCGACCGCTTCGAGAAGAACATGGCTGGCAAGTCGCAGGAGCTGGCCGACGCCCTCAAGCGTTTCACGCTGTACTCGATGCAGCAGTACCGCACGCGCTACCTGCTGGCGCGGCTGACGCAGCACGTCGAGATGGCGTTCAGCGGCCTGAAGACCCCGGGCAGTCTGGAGCCCTTCACCAAACTGGAAATCGAGCACATCCTGCCCGACAACCCGAAGGCGGAACTGCGCGCCACGTGGGCGGCAGAGAACCCGAATGCCGTCTACGACGACTACAAGAATCGCCTCGGCAATCTGACCTTGCTGGAAAAGCCGATCAACATCGTCGCGGGCAACGACTTCTACACGGCCAAGCAGGTCGAGTATGGCAAGAGCGGCAACTACCTGACCCGCAGTCTGGAGGCGCTGACCGACGTCGGACAGAACACATCCGTTTCCCGGATCAACGCCAAGCTGGCTGCATTTCCTGCGTGGAATGCTGCATCCATCGAGAAGCGCCACGGACTGCTGATCACTTTGGCGCAGGATGTCTGGAAGACGTCGCCCATCGACGTCTGATCGGCAATCGCTGCCGATTCATCCATGACGACATTGCCCGCCGATGATGCGCTGACGATGCAGCAACGTGAGGTTCAGCGATTGCTGGGCCGCTGCTTGCTGCGTCTGCAGCAGTACGAAAAGTTGATGAAGGCCATCGTGGCCCACCACGAAATCTCGGCTGCTGGATCACCGCTGGCGTCGGATCAGGAGCAGCGCATCGCGGATGCCGCCAGCAAAACGCTGGGCACCTTGGTCGGCACACTCCTCGGTTCGTATGTCACCACCGACGAGGTGGAAGCTGCTTCCGAGTCCGATGCACGCGACGACATCATCTCGTTCAAGGTAAAGATGAATCTGCGCATGTCGGTTGAGGATTACGACAGGACGCAGAACGAGTTGAAGGAACTGGTGCTGCTACGGAACAACCTGGTACATCATTTCATCGACCAGCACGACCTTTGGAGCCTGGACGGATGCCGTGGCGCGCATGACACCCTGACGGCCGCCTATGTCCGCATCGATCAGCACTTCGAGCAACTGCGGGGCTGGGCTGAACACATGGATCAAGCTCGACGGTTGGCTGCAGAATTCGCCCAGTCCGATACCTTTCATGATCTGGTCATCCACGGCATCGCACCGGATGGTTCGGTGGATTGGCCTGCTGCAGGGATCGTGCGCGCGCTGCGGGAGGCCGCCGCCGAATTGGCCGTCGAGGGCTGGACGCCGGTTGCCTCGGCGGGACGCTGGATCGTAGATCGGCTCCCTGAACACCTGCCAGCCAAATACGGCTGCAGCAGTTGGCGGCAGGTCGTGCACGAATCTCGCCTGTTCGAGCTTCGATATCGTGATGTGGGCGGCCAGCGTGCGGCTTGGTATCGAGCCAAGCAGACATAGCCAGCCCCGCGTATTCCCGCCAAATCGCGTTACGCGAAGTGCCTTCGGTTCATAGCATGAGCAGCGTTTTCCATCGAAACGCCTGCCATGTCCGAACGCGAACCCTTCTCTATTTCCCCGCCGTCTGACCGGCCTCGGCACCCGCAGCAGGAAGTTGCCGACCTGCTGGCCGCAGCACTGCTGCGCCTGCGCGCGCGTCCCGCCAGCCACACCCTCGAAAACAGCGAGCGCGTTCGCCTTGGCTTCTCCGGCCAACAGCGCGTGAATGCGAACCCCGATCACCACTACGGAGTTCGCCCATGACGGCACACGCACCACCACCCGCCACCACGGTCGCCGCCCAGGTCGCCGGAATCCCCCATCTGTCGATGGGCGATCTCTGGGCACTGTGGGACGAGCATTTCGATGAACGGCCCGGCCACCACCATCGCGGCTGGCTGGAGAGCCGACTGGCCTACAAGATTCAGGAGCACGCCTTCGGCGGCCTGAAACCCTCTCTGCGCAAGAAGCTCGAAGAGGTCGGCGAAACCGGCATCCTGCCGAAGCAGTTGCGCGGCGACAGCCAGCGCCTGCTGCCCGGCACCATCCTCACGCGCATCTACGACGACGTCGAGCATCGCGTGCTGGTGCGCGGCACGGGCGACTTCGAGTATCAGGGGCAACGCTTCAAGAGCCTGTCCGCGATTGCGGGCCACATCACCGGCAGCCACTGGTCTGGCCCGGTGTTCTTCGGCCTGAAGACGCCCGCCACGAAGAAGGTGACGGCATGAGTTCCCCGCGCGCTCATTCCCTGCCGACGGTCACGCCGAAGAAGCGTTGCGCCGTCTACACCCGCAAATCCACCGACGAAGGGCTGGATCAGGAATACAACAGCCTCGAAGCCCAGCGCGACGCGGGCCTCGCCTTCATCGCCAGCCAGCGGCACGAGGGCTGGATCGCCGTCGGCGACGGCTACGACGACGGTGGCTACTCCGGCGGCAACATGGAGCGCCCGGCGCTGCGCCGCCTGATGGCCGACATCGAGGCCGGGAAGATCGACACCGTGGTCGTCTACAAGATCGACCGCCTGACGCGCAGCCTGCCGGACTTCGCCAAGCTGGTCGAGGTGTTCGACCGCAACGGCGTGTCCTTCGTCTCGGTCACGCAGCAGTTCAACACCACGACCTCAATGGGGCGGCTGACGCTGAACATCCTGCTGTCCTTCGCGCAGTTCGAGCGCGAAGTCACGGGCGAGCGCATCCGCGACAAGATCGCGGCGAGCAAGGCCAAGGGCATGTGGATGGGCGGCGTTCCGCCCTTGGGCTACGACGTCGTCGAGCGCAAGCTCATCGTCAACGAACGCGAGGCGGCGCTGGTGCGCGACATCTTCCGGCGCTACGGCGAGCATGGCTCGGCGGCGCGACTGGTGCGTGAACTGGACATCGAAGGCCACACCACCAAGGCGTGGGTGACGCAAACCGGACGGCAGCGACCGGGGCGCACCATCGACCAGCAGTACCTGTTCACGATGCTGCGCAACCGCATCTACCTCGGCGAAATCTCCAACAACGGCCAGTGGTACGAGGGCCAACACGAAGCCATCGCCACCCCGGCGCTGTGGGATGCGGCGCACGCCTTCATCGAACGGCGCAAGCAGGCTCCGCGCGAACACGCCGCCAAGCATCCGGCGCTGCTGGCGGGCCTGCTGTTCGCGCCCGATGGCCAGCGCATGCTGCACTCCTTCGTCAAGAAGAAGAACGGGCGGCAGTACCGGTACTACGTTCCCTACCTGCACAAGCGACGCAACGCGGGTGCGAGCCTGTCGCCCCATACTCCGGATCGGCCGGACGTCGGCCATCTGCCCGCCGCCGAAATCGAGAACGCGGTGCTGGCGCAAATCCACGCGGCGCTCTCCGCGCCGCAGATGCTGATCGCGGTGCGGCGATCCTGCCAGCAGCATCCTGCAGGTAGCAAGCTCGACGAGGCGCAGGTGGTCGTGGCCATGCAGCGCATCGGCGACGTGTGGGCGCAGTTGTTCCCCGCCGAGCAGCAACGCATCACGCGGCTGCTGATCGAACGGGTGCAACTACACGCGCAGGGGCTGGACATCGTCTGGCGCGAGGACGGCTGGATCGGGTTCGGGGCCGACATCGGCGCGCACCCGCTTGTCGAAGAAGCCCGCGCGCAGGCCGAAGAGGCGCTGGCATGAACACCACGGCGAACCCGCGCAAGCGCACCGTCCACATCGAGGTCAGTACCGATGCCCGCAGCTACGTCAGCGGCGGTCAGCGGGTCACGCTGGTACCGTTGACGATCAAGCACCGCCAGAACCGCAAACTGCTGATCCCGCCCGCCCCCGACGCCACTGGCGCGGCAGGCGGCTTCGACGCGCCGATGATCAAGACGCTCGGCAAGGCCTTCTACTGGAAGCGGCTGATCGACGAAGGCGTCTATCCGACGACCGCAGATCTGGCGCGCGCGCTGAAAGTGGAGACAGGCTGGGCGGCCGAGGTACTGCGCATGACCATGCTGGCCCCGGACATCGTCGAGGCGATCTTCGAGGGCCGCCAACCCCGGCATCTGAACCTGCACACGCTGCGCGGCCGCCAAGACCTGCTGCCTCGAGATTGGGGCGAGCAGCGTCGGCTGCTGGGCTTCACCGACGCCTGAACCCCGTCCCCGATTTCCGCTGACGACGGCGAGCCATGTGCTCGCCGTTTTCGTTGGCGCGGGCGGATTGGCGAACCCGAAGTTTCCGCGTGGTTCGCCATTGCGTCCCTTCAAGGTTCGCCACCCGAAATTTGGAATGACACCTGTTCCTCAACAACGCAACAGGAGCGTTCCATGCAGACATCAGCAAGCAGTATCCCCCGGTCGCCCTCAACGGCGAATTCTCAGGCGATCAACAGCCTTTCACCCGGCGACCGCCGGGTGCTGAACGAAAACGAACTGGCCCAGCGATGGGGCGTCAGCCCCAAGACGCTGCAACGCTGGCGCAGCGAAGGTCGTGGCCCGCGCTACCTGAAGCTGTCCAAGCGCGTCGGCTATCCCGTGGACGCCGTCATCGAGTTCGAGCGCGACGCGCTCCACGACTCGACGTCCGAACGCGCCGCGGTTTGAGGAGCGATGCCATGAACGACATCACCCTCTTTCCCGCCGACATCGCCGCGATGTCCGTCAGCCAGTTGGCCGCACTGCCCGCCGCGCAGAAGGCCGAGATCGACAAGAACCTCGACGAAGCCCTCGACTGGCTCAAAAAGGCGCGTACCAAGTTCGATGCGGCGCTCGATGCTGCCTACGGCGAACAGGCCCGCACGGCACTGCGCGATTCCGGCCGCGACTTCGGCACCGCGCACATCGACGACGGCGCGCTGCACATCAAGTTCGAGTTGCCCAAGAAGGTCAGTTGGGATCAGAAGAAGCTGGGCGTCATCGCCGCCCACATCGTGGCCTCCGGCGAGAAGGTCGAGCACTTCCTCGACGTGAAGCTGGCGGTTTCCGAATCGCGCTTCACCAACTGGCCGCCGTCGCTCCAGCAGGAGTTCGCCGCCGCTCGAACGGTCGAGCCGGGCAAGCCGTCTTTCACCCTCTCTCTCGATTCGGAACACTGATCATGAGCACCAGCCTCATCGCTTTGCTGCGCGAGCAGCTGCCGTCCATCTACGGCGATTCCCTGCCGAGGGAGATCCACTACCGCAACGCCGACGGCAACTTGATCGCCGTCGCGCTCGAAGTGGCCACGGTGGACGAACTGGCCTTTGCCATCCAGACCGCCAACGCAGAAGCCTTGACTCTGAGTCGTCGCCGCAACGCGCTGGAAGACCTCCACGCCGAAGCACGCAAGCGTGCCGCACGCGGTGCCGACCGCATCGCCGACGTCGCTTGGGAGGGCTGATCATGAGCGCGATCATTCCCTTCCAGTTCGAGGCGCACGCCGTGCGCGTGCAGGTCGATGATGCGGGCCTGCCGTGGTTCAACGCCAGCGACGTCTGCGACGCGCTGGAGATGGGCAACCCGTCTCAGGCGGTCAAGTCCCATGTCGATGCAGAGGATCTCCAGAAATTGGAGACCCTTACGACAGGTGGTCGCCAGCGCCAGAACCACGTCAACGAATCCGGCCTCTACGCCCTGATCCTCGGCAGCACGAAGGACGCCGCGAAACGCTTCAAGCGTTGGGTGACCGGCGAGGTGCTGCCAGCGATCCGCAAGACCGGCAGCTACGCCGTCCCCGGCGCGCTGGCGGCCTTGCCCGCGCCGACCCACGACCGCGTGTCCGCGATCCTGCTGATCGGCGAGGCCGTGGCGAAGGTGCCGGGCGTGAAGCCGGGCATCGCGGCGGCAGCGACGCTGACCTGCATTCAGGAGAACACCGGCATCACCACCGAGGTGCTGCGCCGCGCGCTGCCGTCGGCCAACGAGCCGATCTGCGCCCTGAACGCCACCCAGCTTGGCAAGCTGCTGAACCGCTCGGCCAAGGCCACCAACCAGTCGCTGGCATCGCACGGCTTCCAGTTCCGAAACGACCGCGACGAATGGGAACTGACCGAGGCCGGTGAAGCCTGGGCCGAGGCCATGCCGTACTCGCGCAACGGCCATAGCGGCTATCAGATCCTCTGGAACCCTGCCGTCGCCGAGCAGTTGAAGGAGGCCGCGTGATGAGCCTCCCCATCATCTCCGCGCAGCAGCGCATGGCCGAACGCAAAGGCGTGAAGCTGCTGATGTTGGGCAAGTCCGGCATCGGCAAGACCACCCGGCTCAAAGACCTCGACCCGGCCACCACGCTGTTCCTCGACATCGAGGCGGGCGATCTTGCCGTGGCCGACTGGCCGGGCGACACCATCCGTCCGGCATCGTGGCCGGAGAGCCGCGACTTCTTCGTGTTCCTTGCGGGCCCGGACAAGTCGCTGCCGCCGGAGAGCGCTTTCTCCCAGGCGCACTACGACCACGTCATCGAGAAGTTTGGCGATCCGACTCAGCTCGACCGCTACCAGACATTTTTCCTCGACTCGATCACGCAGCTGTCCCGCCAGTGCTTTGCGTGGTGCAAGACCCAGCCGGGCGCGGTCAGCGACCGTACCGGCAAACCGGACATGCGCGGTGCCTACGGGCAGCTTGGCCAGGAGATGGTCAGCGCCTTGACCCACCTCCAGCACGCACGAGGCAAGAACGTGGTGTTCGTGGCCATCCTCGATGAACGGCTCGATGACTACAACCGCAAGGTGTTCGTGCCGCAGATCGAAGGCAGCAAGACCAGCCTCGAACTGCCTGGCATCGTCGATGAGGTCGTGACGCTGGCCGAGATCAAGGCCCAGAACCCGGATGGCAGCGACAGCAGCTTCCGCGCCTTCGTCACCCACACCCTCAATCCCTACGGCTTCCCGGCCAAAGACCGCAGCGGTCGCCTCGACCTGCTCGAACCGCCGGACTTGAACGCGCTGATCGCCAAGTGCGCAGGCACGCCCGTGCCCGCCAGCACCGCCATTCCCAAATCCCACGAATCTCAGGAGTAATCGCCATGACCACGCAGAACTGGAACGACTTCAACGACGCCGAGCAGCAGCAAGGCTTCGACCTCATCCCCAAGGGCACCATCGTCCCGGTGCGCATGACCATCAAACCCGGTGGTCACGATGACCCGTCGCAGAACTGGACGGGCGGCTACGCCACCCAGTCCTTTGACACCGGGTCGGTCTATCTCGCCGCCGAATTCGTGGTGACTGCAGGCAACCACGCCAAACGCAAGATGTGGTCGAACATCGGCCTGTACTCACCAAAGGGGGCAACCTGGGGCCAGATGGGGCGCACGTTTATCCGCGCTGCGCTCAACAGTGCCCGCAACGTCCACCCGCAGGACAACAGCCCGCAAGCCTCTGCCGCACGCCGCATTCAGGGCTTCCATGAACTGGACGGCATCGAGTTCCTCGCACGCGTGGACGTCGAGAAGGATGCCAAGGGTGGTGATCGCAACGTCGTGAAGCTGGCGGTCGAACCCGACCACCCCGACTACGCCAAGTTCATGGGCGTGCCGCCCAAGACCAAGACCGGCGGCGGTAACTCCGGCGCTCCGGCACAGGCCGCGCCTTCGTCCTACGCCACCGCCACGCCCGCCGCAGCGCAGCGCGCGCCGGTGACCGGCAAGCCCGCGTGGGCGCAGTGAGGGAGGCGAATGAAATGCTGGGTCTGCAAACGACAGGCGCGCGGCTACGGCCACACGGATGGCCGGTTCCAGACCGCCGATCCGCGCCGCTACGTGATGGACTGGGTGTTCTGCTCACGCCGCTGTCAGGACGCCTTTCACGCGCTCTATGGCAACTGGACGCGCGTGCAGGAAGGGCGCACGCCCAAGACGGAGGTCGCCATGATCGATCCGTCTGATGTCGAGCTGGGCGCGATGCGCAAATGCCTGAAGGCCTTCGGCGAGGCAGCGGGCGAGATTGGTTTCGGCAAACCGCTGGGCGACTACGCCGAAGCCGAGGCGCTGCGCGTCATCGACGCCATCGTCACCTGCTACACGGAGGCGATGGTCGAGCACCACGAGGTGACCAAGTACCCGCCTGTGCGCGGCATGGAGCCGACGCCCGATCCGTTCGGCTTCTCCGATCTGGAGGACAAGGAGTTCTGGGACGAGCCAAAGGGGAAGAAGCCATGATGGACTTCAATTCCTCGGCCAGCGTCTCCGGCCAGATCACGGCACTGATCGACATCGGGATGCAGCGCATGCGCGAGCAACAACCCGCACGCGACTATCTCGGTGCATCGCGTCTGGGCATCGAGTGCGAGCGCGCCTTGCAGTTCGAATACGCCAAGGCTCCCGTGGATCACGGGCGCGACACCGGTGGGCGGATGCTGCGCATCTTCGAACGCGGCCACGTCATGGAGGACTGCATGGTGGCGTGGCTGCGCGGCGCGGGTTTCGACCTGCGCACGCAGAGACCCGACGGCGGCCAGTTCGGTTTCTCCGACGCGCACGGTCGGCTGCGCGGTCACGTCGATGGCGTACTCGTCGACGGGCCGGAGGGCTTCCGCTATCCCGCGCTGTGGGAGAACAAATGCCTCGGCGCGAAGGCGTGGCGCGAGCTCGAAGCCAAAGGCCTCGCGGTCGCCAAACCGGTGTATGCGGCGCAGGTCGCGCTGTATCAGGCGCACCTGCAACTGCACGAGCACCCGGCGCTGTTCACCGCGATCAACGCCGACACGATGGACGTCTACGTCGAGCTGGTGGACTTCGATCCGTCGCTGGCACAGCGCATGACCGACCGCGCGGTCAAGGTCATCTCCGCAACCGAAGCCGGTGAGCTGCTGCCGCGCAACTTCAACGACCTCACCCATTTCGAGTGCCGCATGTGCGCGTGGCAAGACCGCTGCTGGAGTCCGACATGAACCACACCCCTTTGAATCAGGTGCTCGGCGAGCAATTCATCGACGCGCGCCAAGCGGCGCTGATGTTCAATCTGCCGACCTACTGGCTCTCGCAAGCCAAGGAACGCCAGCAGCGCCGCATTCCGCACTACCGCGTCGGCAAGCTCGTTCGCTTCAAGCCCAACGAACTGGAAGCGTGGATCGTCGCGCAGCAGCCCTCCGACGAGGAGGCTGTGGATGCTTGATTTCAACGACACGCACACCCCTGTTCCTCGTGACCTCGGCGCCGAACGCGAAGCGATCCGCGCCGAACTGCTGGCGCGGCTGGAATCGATGCTGGCCGCACTGTTTCCGGCAGGCCGAAAGCGCGGCGGCAAGTTCCTCACCGGCGACGTACTCGGCAGTCCGGGCGACAGTCTGGAGATCGTGCTCGATGGCGACAAGGCGGGCCTGTGGACGGATCGCGCCACGGGCGACGGCGGCGACATCTTCGCGCTGATCGCCGCCCACCACGGCATCGATGCCCACGCCGGCTTCCCGCGCACGCTCGACGCGGCGACCGAACTGCTCGGACGTGCTCCGATGGCGCTGGCGCGCAAATCGAAGAAGGAAGCGCCCGTCGACGACCTCGGCCCGGCCACCGCGAAGTGGGACTACCTCGACGCCTCCGGCAAGCTGATCGCGGTCGTCTACCGCTACGACCCGCCCGGCAGGAAGAAGGAGTTCCGCCCGTGGGACGCGCGCCGCCGCAAGATGGCTCCGCCCGATCCGCGGCCGCTCTACAACCAGCCGGGCATGGCCAGCGCCGCGCTGGTGGTGCTGGTCGAAGGCGAGAAATGCGCGCAAGCGCTGATCGACGCAGGCATCGCCGCCACGACCGCGATGCACGGCGCGAACGCCCCGGTCGAGAAAACCGACTGGTCGCCGCTGGCGGGCAAGGCCGTGCTGGTCTGGCCCGACCGCGACAAGCCGGGCTGGGAGTACGCGACGCAGGCGGCGCAGGCCATCCTGTCGGCGGGCGCGAAGCCCTGCCACATTCTGTACCCGCCCGAAGAAGCGGCGGAAGGCTGGGACGCGGCGGACGCCGTGGCCGAAGGCTTCGACGTCGCGGCCTTCCTCACCCACGGCCCGCGCCTCCAGATGCACGACATCGACGAGGATGCCGCGCCGGTCGTCAGCAGCGACGAATCGGTGTGGGGCACCGAAGATGCGCTGGCGCTGGCCTTCACCCGGCGCTACCACCGCGACTGGCGCTACGTCGCGGCATGGGGACGCTGGCTGGTGTGGGACGGGCACCGCTGGCGCACCGAGGACACGCTGGCGGCGACCGACCTGATCCGCAGCGTCTGCCGCCACGCCGCCGTCCACGCCGACAACCCGAAGATCGCCGCCAAGCTCGCCACCTCCGGCACGGTCGGCGGCGTCGAACGGCTGGCGCGCGCGGATCGCAGGCACGCGGCCACCACCGCCGAATGGGACGCCGATCCGTGGCTGCTCAACACGCCCGGCGGTGTGGTCGATCTCAAGACCGGCAGGCAGCGCACGCACGACCGTGCCGACCGGATGACCAAGATCACCACGGCCACGCCCGGTGGCGACTGCCCGATCTGGCGGCAGTTCCTCGCCGAGGTCACGGGCGGCGATGCCGAGCTACAAGCCTACCTGCAACGCATGACCGGCTACGCGCTCACCGGCTCGACGCAGGAGCACGCGCTGTTCTTCCTCTACGGCACGGGCGCGAACGGCAAGTCGGTGTTCGTCAACACGCTGGCCACGATCTTGGGCGACTACGCGGCCAACGCGCCGATGGACACGTTCATGGAGACGCGCACCGACCGGCATCCGACCGACATGGCGGGTCTGCGCGGCGCACGGTTCGTCGCCGCCATCGAAACCGAGCAAGGGCGGCGTTGGGCCGAGTCGAAGATCAAGAACCTCACGGGCGGCGACAAGATCTCCGCGCGCTTCATGCGGCAGGACTTCTTCGAGTTCTTCCCGCAGTTCAAGCTGTTCGTCGCGGGCAACCACAAGCCCGCCATCCGCAACATCGACGAAGCGATGAAGCGGCGTCTGCACCTGATCCCGTTCACGATCACCGTGCCGCCCGAACGCCGCGACAAGCATCTCCAGCAGAAACTCTTGGCCGAGCGGGACGGCGTCTTGGCGTGGGCGGTCCAGGGCTGTCTCGACTGGCAGCGTCTGGGTCGGCTCGATCCGCCGCAGCAGGTGCTCGAAGCGACCGAGGAGTATTTCGAGGCCGAGGACGCGCTGGGCCGCTGGCTCGACGAACGCTGCGTGCGCGACGCCAACGCGAAATCGCTGACCGCCGAACTGTTCAACGACTGGAAGCAGTGGGCCGACTCCGCAGGCGAGTTCATCGGCTCGCAGCGCCGGTTTTCCGACCTGCTCATCACCCGTGGCGTCGAGAAGTGGCGCAACACGGCGGGCGTTCGCGGCTTCCGTGGCATTGGCCTCAAGAACCCGCCCATGCCCGCTTACACCCCATACGCCGACGACTGACAGCCATGCCGACGCATCCGACTGACACATTTGACGCACTACGTCGTAACTTTCCCCGCGCGGGCGCGTGCGCACGTCTCATGGGAGTTTCGATACCGAGTGTCGGATGCGTCAGTCCTCACCGAACGAGGAACGCAACCATGACCACCACCATCCTCGCCCTCGACTTGGGCACCACCACCGGCTGGGCGCTGCGCGGCAGCGATGGCCACATCACCAGCGGCTCCGAGAGCTTCCGCCCGCAACGCTTCGAAGGCGGCGGGATGCGCTTCCTGCGCTTCAAGCGGTGGCTCACGGAACTGAAGGCCGCGACCAGCGGCATCGACGCGCTGCACTTCGAGGAGGTGCGCCGCCACGTCTCGACCGATGCGGCGCACGCCTACGGCGGCTTCCTCGCCACCCTCACCGCGTGGTGCGAGCACCACCAGATTCCGTATCAGGGCGTGCCGGTCGGCACGATCAAGAAGCACGCCACGGGCAAAGGCAACGCAGGCAAGGAGGACGTGATCGCTGCCGTCCGCGCGCGCGGTCACGCCCCGTCCGACGACAACGAGGCCGACGCGCTGGCGCTGCTGCACTGGGCCATCGCGCAGCACGATCTGGAACGGAAGGTGTGAGATGAAGATTCCCACGCCCACCTATCGCTGTCCGCTGGCCCGCGTCCAGCCCGAGACCACCGACCTCGAAGCGATGAAACAACGCGGCTGGCGCGACCAGCACATCCTCGTCGTCAATGCCACCGACGAACGCCCCGACTTCATCGAGCGGGAGTTCATCCGTCGCCTCGGCGAACGGCTCTACGGAGGGACACGTCATGGCTGACCGTCGAACCTCGTGGACGATTGACGACGTGGCGGCGCGCTTCGAGGAAGCGGCCAGCACCGGGCGTCGCCTGCCACCCGTGCGGGTACAGGGCTACTTCAACACGTGGCCGATCATCGTGCGCAAGGAGTGGGAAGCCTTTGCCGCCGACGAGCACGTCTACCGACCGTTTCCTCCGACCCCGGACGCCATCGACCGGATGCTGGAGACGATGAAGTGGGTGCAGTGGCTGGAGGTCGAGCAACGGCATCTGGTGTGGATGCGCGCCAAGCGGTACGGCTGGCGCGACATCACCATCCGCTTCGCCTGCGACCGCACGACGGCATGGCGGCGCTGGCAGCGCGCCTTGCAGACGGTCGCCGAGCAGCTCAATGGCGTTGTCGTCGCGTAGTGATTTGGCGTGATTTGGCGCGCGTGGTCTGCAATGCGAGTGCATCGGCGGGCATCAGCGGTTTTTGAGCGTGCAACAAAAACCGGCTCCCGAGCGTAGTATTCAGTCCATGCTCGGGATCAGTGACGAAGAAGCCACAGTCGCTTCAAAGCCACGCTCCCGAGGCGAAATGGGCCCTTCCTGCGGAATAACCCATGCGGGGGGCGCGAGCGCGACGCTTTCCTAGCGTCAGGGTGCGAACCAAGGTTCGCACGGTTCGCAGGTTCGCACCCCGTCCAGTTCGCACCCTTCACTCCAACCCGCCAACGGCATCGTCCGTCGGCGGGTTTCGTTTTTCTGGAACCCGAACCCTTGAACCTTCTGAACGTCGAGTACCGCAAGGTCGAGACGCTGATCCCCTACGCCCGCAATCCGCGCACGCACAACGACGCGCAGATCGCCAAGATCGCGGCCAGCATCGTCGAGTACGGCTGGACGAACCCGATCCTGGTCGATGGCGGCAACGGCATCATCGCGGGCCACGGGCGTCTGGCCGCCGCGCGCAAGTTGGAGTTGGCGGATGTGCCGGTCATCGAACTGGCGCACCTGACCTCGGCGCAAAAGCGCGCCTACGTCATCGCCGACAACCGGCTCGCACTGGACGCGGGCTGGGACGAGGAGATGCTGGCGCTGGAACTGGCCGAGCTGTCCCAGGAAGGATTCGACCTCGCGCTCACCGGCCTCGATGCCACCGAACTGGAATCTCTGCTCGCGGACGAGGAGGCCTCCGACGCCGAGGCGCAGGACGACGACGCCAGGGATGACGCCGACGAAGTGCCTGATGCTCCGGCCACGCCGGTGTCCCGCGCGGGCGACGTCTGGGCCATCGGCGCGCATCGCCTGATTTGCGGCGACGCTTCCGATGCCGATGTGGTTGCCACGCTGATGGCGGACGAGCGCGCGGCGCTGTGCTTCACGTCGCCGCCCTACGGCAACCAGCGCGATTACACCTCCGGTGGCATCGCCGATTGGGATGGCCTGATGCGCGGCGTGTTCGCGCGCCTGCCGATGGCCGACGACGGCCAGGTGCTGGTCAACCTCGGCCTGATCCACCGCGACAACGAGTTCGTCCCGTATTGGGAGGCGTGGCTCGGCTGGATGCGCACGCAGGGCTGGCGGCGCTTCGGCTGGTACGTCTGGGATCAGGGGCCGGGAATGCCCGGCGACTGGCAGGGCCGTCTCGCGCCCAGCTTCGAGTTCGTGTTCCATTTCAACCGCGCCAGCCGCAAGCCGAACAAGATCGTGCCCTGCAAGTTCGCCGGGCAGGAAACGCACCTGCGCGCAGACGGCTCGTCCACCGCGATGCGCGGCAAGGATGGCGAGGTCAACGGCTGGACGCACGCAGGCCAGCCGACGCAGGACATGCGCATCCCCGACTCGGTGATCCGCGTCATGCGCCACAAAGGGAAGATCGGCGAAGGCATCGACCATCCCGCCGTGTTCCCGGTCGCACTGCCGCAGTTCGTCATCGAGTCCTTCACCACCGAGGGCGATGTGATGTTCGAGCCGTTCGGTGGCAGCGGCAGCACGATGCTGGCCGCCGAGCGCACCGGTCGCATTTGCCGGAGCATTGAGATCGCGCCGGAGTACGTCGATGTCGCTATCCGGCGCTTCCGGCAGAACCATCCCGACACCGCCATCACCCTGCTGGCCACCGGCCAGAGCTTCGACGAGGTCGCCGCCGAACGCGAAGTCGAGGTGGCGGCATGAACTGGTTGGCCGACAAGATCGAGCAGTGGCCCACGCCGAAGCTCGTGCCCTACGCTCGCAACGCGCGCACGCATTCGGATGCGCAGGTGGCGCAGATCGCCGCCAGCATCGTGGAGTTCGGTTTCACCAACCCCATCCTCGCGGGCAGCGACGGCGTGATCGTCGCCGGTCATGGACGACTGGCCGCCGCGCAGAAGCTCGGCCTCGACACCGTGCCGGTAGTCGTGCTCGACCATCTGACGCCAACGCAGCGTCGCGCGCTGGTGATCGCGGACAACCGCATCGCCGAGAACGCCGGGTGGGATGAAGAATTGCTGCGCGTCGAACTGGAAGGCTTGCAGGACGAAGGCTTCGACCTCGACCTGACCGGCTTCGACGCCGATGCGCTGGCCGAATTGCTGGCGGGCGACGAGCTGGTCAACGAGGGCCAGACCGACGAGGACGCAGTGCCGGATGTTGGCGAAACGCCAGTGTCACGGCCCGGCGACGTCTGGCAGCTCGGCCCGCACCGACTGCTGTGCGGCGATTCGACCGTGGCCGCGAGCTACGAGGCGCTGCTCGATGGCGAGGCCGTGGACATGGTGTTCACCGATCCGCCGTACAACGTCAACTACGCCAACAGCGCGAAAGACAAACTGCGTGGTAAGGATCGCGCGATCTTGAACGACAACCTCGGCGATGGTTTCCACGATTTCCTGCTGGCGGCGCTGACGCCGATGGTCGCGCACTGCCGTGGCGCGATCTACGTGGCGATGTCGTCCAGCGAACTGGACACACTGCAATCGGCCTTCCGCGCGGCGGGCGGCAAGTGGTCGACCTTCATCATCTGGGCGAAGAACACCTTCACGCTGGGCCGCGCCGACTACCAGCGCCAGTACGAACCGATCCTCTACGGCTGGCCGGAAGGCGGCGAGCGTCACTGGTGCGGCGACCGCGACCAGGGCGACGTGTGGCAGATCAAGAAGCCGCAGAAGAACGACCTGCACCCGACGATGAAGCCGGTGGAACTGGTGGAACGCGCGCTGCGCAATTCCAGCCGTCCGGGCAACGTGGTGCTCGACCCCTTCGGCGGTTCCGGCACGACGCTGATTGCCGCCGAGAAGTCCGGGCGCGTTGCGCGCCTGATCGAACTCGATCCGAAGTACGCCGACGTGATCGTGCGGCGGTGGCAGGACTGGAGCGGCAAGCAGGCGATTCGCGTGGCCGATGGCCTGCCGTTCGACGATCAGGCGGCGAGTTCCTCGCTGATGGCGCAGTGAATCACGAAGCCCGTCAGGTAGGGCAGACCGCGCGGGATGCCGTAGTCGCGGCTGGTCTGGCGTCTAATCGTCCAACCCATCCACTGCTGCGTGGCCGCGTCGATGGCGTCCTGCATGCTCTTGCCGTCGAACAGGCCGTTGTGGACTTCGTCCGCGAAGTGGCGTCCGTAGCGGCTGTCGAGGAAGGCGCGGACGATGTCGAAGTCCTCGCCCGTGGCATTGGCGACGGCGTTCATGGCCAAGGGCCACGCGATGCTGGCGTATCCGCCCATCGTGCCCCAGAAGCCCCAACCCTCGTTGCGGGTGGCGGGGATGTTGGTGTCGTTGCTCATTTCGTGCTCCTTGGTGGCTGCGTTGCGATGCTTGTAGTAACGCGCTGTGCGCCGAGGAAGCCAAGCTCTTTCTGCTTGGCTTCCTCGCCGTTTCGATCACGCCACGCGGTACACGCGCTCGCCGCCCTGCGCCTTGTCCGAGGTGATGGTCAGACCGAGCTTTTTCTTGAACGCTCCGGCGAAGGTGCCGCGCACGGTGTGCGCCTGCCAGCCGGTGGCGGCGCAGATTTGATTGATGGTCGAGCCTTCCGGACGCTGGAGCATCCGGATGACCTCGGCCTGCTTGCTGTTCTCGCGGCTGCGCGGCGCGGGCTTGTCGCCCTTGGCCCACGTCGCTTCGGCGGCGGTGACGGCGGCGTCCAGTTCGGGATCGACTTCAGGCAAGGCCTTCGCGGGCTGGCTGCCGGGGCGCGGCATGCCCAGTGCGTCGTAGCCCTCGGCGGCGACGCGCCAGCCCTTGCGATCCTTGCCGTCGGGCGTGATCAGGGCGCGGTTGAACATGCCTTCCAGCATCTTCGTGCGCGCGCCGCCTTTGATGTTGTCGGGAAACCACTCGATCTTGCCGCCGCTGGTGTTGATGGCCTTGGCGAGGATGGCGTGCTGGGCCGGGGTGAGTTGCGTGGTGCTCATGGTCTGCTCCTTTGCAGTGGTTGATTGGGATCGTGATGAACGCGCTGTTCCCGATGGAAGCCAAGCTCTTTCTGCTCGCACAGGAGCCATCCAAAAAATGATTGAAGAAGGTGCCGATGGGACTCTCGATTCGCGCCTACGCGCGCCACCGTGGCGTCTCCGACGCGGCGGTGCGCAAGGCCATCGCGACTGGTCGCATCACCCCGGAGGCCGACGGAACCGTTGATCCAGAACGCGCCGATGCGGAGTGGGCGCGCAATACCGAAGCGCCGCGCAGCGGCACGCGGACGAAGCCCGTGCGTGTGGCGGTTCCGCCCGAACCCGCGCCTGCGGGCGACGGCCAGGGTGCATTGCCCGCAGGTGGCGCGTCGCTGCTTCAGGCCCGCACCGTCAACGAGGTGGTCAAGGCGCAGACCAACAAGGTGCGGCTGGCGCGGCTCAAGGGCGAACTGGTCGACCGCAATCAGGCCATCGCCCATATCTTCAAGCTGGCGCGCGCCGAACGCGATGCGTGGCTCAACTGGCCTGCGCGCGTGTCGGCGCAGATGGCGGCGCGGTTGGCGGTCGATCCGCACACGATGCACGTCGCGCTGGAGGCCGCCGTGCGCGAGCACTTGCAGGAACTGGGCGATCTGCGCCCGCGCGTGGACTGATGGACATCGACTACGAAGGCGCTGCCGAGATCGCACGCGCGTGGCGCGAAGGCTTGACGCCCGATCCGCTGCTCACCGTGTCGGAATGGTCGGATCGCCACCGGATGCTATCCAGCAAGGCATCCGCCGAGCCGGGACGCTGGCGCACCAGCCGCACGCCGTACCTGAAAGACATCATGGATTGCCTGTCGCCGACCTCGCCGGTCGAGCGCGTGGTGTTCATGAAGGCCGCGCAGCTCGGCGCGACCGAGATGGGATCGAACTGGATCGGCTACGTCATCCACCATGCGCCGGGGCCGATGATGGCCGTGTGGCCGACGGTGGAGATGGCCAAGCGCAACAGCAAGCAACGCATCGATCGGCTGATCGAGGAGTCCGGTGTGCTGGCCGAACTGATCGCACCGGCGCGCTCGCGCGATTCGGGAAACACGATTCTGGCGAAGGAGTTTCGCGGCGGCGTGCTGGTGATGACGGGCGCGAACAGCGCCGTCGGCCTGCGCTCGATGCCGGTGCGGTATCTGTTCTTGGACGAGGTGGACGGCTATCCGCTGGACGTCGAGGGCGAAGGCGATGCGATCTCGCTGGCGGAGGCGCGCACGCGCACCTTCGCGCGGCGAAAAATCTTCATCGTCTCCACGCCAACGATTGCCGGAGCCTCGTCCATCGAGCGCGAATACGAGGCCAGCGACCAGCGCCGCTACTTCCTGCCGTGCCCGCATTGCTCGCACCGGCAGTGGCTGCGCTTCGAGCAGCTGCGCTGGGACAAGGGCGCGCCGGAGACGGCGACCTACGTCTGCGAATCCTGCGACACCGCGATTGCCGAGCATCACAAGACGTGGATGCTCGAACACGGCGAATGGCGAAAGATGGTCGAGGGCACGGGCAAGACGGCAGGCTTCCACCTGTCCTCGCTCTACAGCCCGGTGGGCTGGCGCTCCTGGCGCGACATCGCCGCCGCATGGGAAGCCGCCGTCAGCAAGGAATCCGGATCAGCGGCGGCAATCAAGACCTTCAAGAACACCGAACTCGGCGAGACGTGGGTCGAGGAAGGCGAAGCGCCCGACTGGCAACGCCTCGTCGAACGCCGCGAGGACTACCGCATCGGCAACGTGCCGCAAGGTGGTCTGCTGCTGGTCGGTGGCGCGGACGTGCAGAAGGATCGCATCGAAGCCTCGATCTGGGCCTTCGGTCGCGGCAAGGAAGCGTGGCTCATCGAGCACCGCGTGCTGATGGGCGACACCGCCCGCGACACGGTGTGGAAAGCGCTGGCTGCGATGCTTGCCGAGCACTGGACGCACGCCTCCGGCGCGTCGATGCCGCTGGCACGTTTCGCCCTGGACACTGGCTTTGCGACGCAGGAAGCCTATGCCTTCGTGCGCGCTTGCCGTGATGCACGGGTGATGCCGGTCAAGGGCGCGGCGCGTGGCGCGGCGCTGATCGGCACGCCGACGGCGGTGGACATGAGCCAAGGCGGCAAGCGGCTGCGCCGGGGCATCAAGGTGTTCACGGTCGCGGTCGGCATCGCCAAGCTGGAGTTCTACAACAACCTGCGCAAGGCGGCCAACGTCGGCGAGGACGGCGTCACCACGACGTTCCCCGCAGGCTTCGTCCACCTGCCCAAGATCGATGCCGAGTTCATCCAGCAGCTCTGCGCCGAGCAGTTGATCACCCGCCGCGACCGCAACGGCTTCCCGGTGCGCGAATGGCAAAAGATGCGCGAGCGCAACGAAGCGCTCGACTGCTACGTCTATGCCCGCGCCGCTGCGGCGGCCGCAGGGCTGGATCGTTTCGAGGAGCGCCACTGGCGCGAACTGGAACGACAACTGGGGATGGCCAGTCCGCCACCCCTGGATTCACAAATCGAATCACCTGTTGAGGCCACCCCAAGCGGTGGCCTCGCTGTTTCTGGCAACCGCAACCCCGGTCGGCGCGTCATCAAAAGCCGCTGGCTGGGCTGAACCACCCACTGTCCCAAGGAGCCATCATGAGCCTCACCACCCGTATCGAATCGCTGGTCATCCGCGTCGCGCAGGAATTCAACGACGTGCGCGCCAAAACCGGCAACCTCGCCAACCTGACCACCACCGACAAGTCGAATCTGGTCGCCGCCATCAATGAATTGCAGGCCGCCGTTGCCGCGTCCGGTGCCATCGACGACGCGCAGATCACCACGACCACTACCTATTCGTCGTCCAAGATCGTCGCGCTGCTCGATGCACTCAAAGCCGAAATCTTGGGTGGTGCCGACGCGGCCTACGACACGCTGGTGGAAATCCAGCAACTGCTGCAAAACGGCACCAGCGGTCTGGATGCGCTGCTCGCCGCCGTCAACAACCGCGTGCGCTTCGATGCCGCGCAGACACTGACCGCACCCGAGCAGGCCCAGGCGCGCAACAACATCGGCGCGGTGGCCGCCAGCGACGTGGGTGACACCGATACCGACTTCGTGGCCGTGTTCGAAGGCGCGCTGGTCTGATGAGCCTCGCCACCCGCATCACCGCCTTGGCCAGCCGCATCGGGCAGGAGGTCAAAACCAAGATCGACGCCAGCCACCCGGGCGTGGCCAAGGCGTGGGTGTGTTTCGGTTACGTCAGCAATCAGGTGGTGATCCGCGCTGCGCACAACGTCGCCAGCGTCACCCGGCTGGGTACGGGCCGCTACCGCGTGACCTTCGCCAGCGCCATGCCCAACGCCAATTACAGCTGGATGGCCGTCGCCCTCAAGACGCCGAACATTCTCGGGCTGCAACGCCTCGGCATCGTCCGCGCCAGCGGCGACACCCAAACCGCGCAGGTGCTCGATGTGAGCTGCGCGTCCCCGACGGCGGCGACCGATGCCGACGAAATCAACCTCACGGTGTACCGCTGATGGCCTACACACAAGCCCAACTCGATGCGCTCGAAGCCGCGCTCGCCAAAGGCGAGAAGCGCGTCACCTTCGGCGACAAGACGGTCGAGTACCGCAGCGTGGATGAACTCATGGCAGCCATCGAGGCGGTCAAACGCAACCTGTTCGAGCAGGCCGCCGCCACGGGCCTGTGGCCGGGTGCACCGCGCCAGATCCGTGTGACCACCGGCAAGGGGTTCTGAACATGCAGTGGTTTGACCGGATACGCCGCCGCGTCGGCGTGCGTCTATTGGCTGGCACCCCGTTTTACGACGGCATCGGCGGTGGCCGCCGTTCGCTGGCGTGGCAGGTCGGCAACCCCGGCGCAGTGGCGGCGCTGGCTTCGACCCAGCACGAGCTGCGTGCCAAGAGCCGCGATCTGGTACGGCGCAATGCATGGGCGGCGGCAGGCGTCGAGGCCTTCGTGTCGAATGCCATCGGCACCGGCATCAAGCCGCAGTCGATGGTGGCGGACAACGCGCTGCGCGAGGCCATCCACAGCCTGTGGTGGGACTGGTGTGAGGAAGCCGATGCGGCGGGCCTGACCGACTTCTATGGCCTGCAGGCGCTGGCCTGCCGGGCGATGCTGGAAGGCGGCGAGTGTCTGGTGCGACTGCGCTACCGTCGCCCCGAGGACGGCCTGCCGGTCGGGCTGCAATTGCAGTTGCTCGAACCGGAGCACCTGCCGACCACGCTCAATCAGGAGCTGCCGTCGGGCAACGTGATCCGCGCGGGCATCGAGTTCGACCGGCTTGGGCGGCGCACGGCCTACCACCTGTACCGCTCGCATCCCGGTGACGGTTCGATGGCCCCGATGTCGGGTACCGGTGGCTGGGTGGGCGGCCTCGACACCGTGCGTGTTCCGGCCAGCGAGATCGTCCATCTGTTCCGCCCGCTGCGTCCCGGCCAGATCCGGGGTGAACCGTGGCTCGCCCGCGCGCTGGTCAAGCTCAACGAACTCGACCAGTACGACGACGCCGAACTGGTGCGCAAGAAAACCGCCGCGATGTTCGCGGGCTTCATCACGCGCCTTTCGCCCGAGGACAACCTGATGGGCGAAGGGCTGCCGGACGCCAATGGCGCGGCAATGGCGGGACTGGAGCCCGGCACGATGCAGATTCTGGAGCCGGGCGAGGATGTGAAATTCAGCCAGCCCGCCGACGTCGGCGCGAGCTACGCCGAATTCCTACGGATGCAGTTTCGGGCGGTGGCCGCCGCGATGGGCATCACCTACGAGATGCTCACCGGCGATCTGACGCAGGTGAACTACTCGTCGATCCGCGCGGGGCTGCTGGAGTTTCGTCGCCGCTGCGAAGCCATCCAGCACAACGTGATCGTGCACCAACTGTGCCGCCCGATCTGGCGCGCGTGGATGGAACAGGCGGCGCTGGAGGGCGCGCTGGCATGGCCGCAGTTCAACCAGAACAAGCGCGACTACCTGTCGGCGCGCTGGATTCCGCAGGGCTGGCAGTGGGTCGATCCGAAGAAGGAATTCGACGCGATGCTCACGGCCATTCGCGCAGGGCTGCTGTCGCGCTCGGAAGCTATCTCGGCCTTCGGCTACGACGCCGAGGACATCGACCGCGAAATCGCCACCGACAACCAGCGTGCAGACGAACTCGGGCTGGTGTTCGACTCCGACCCGCGTCACGACAAACAACCAATTGCAGCGGTGGGCACGCAACCCGTCGCACCACCGCAAGATCCACAGGACGATTGATATGACCCTCATCCATCTGGCGTCGCGCCTCTACGGCACGCCGCTGCTCATCGCGCGCCCCAAACTCGACGTGATCCTGTCGGTGCTGGGTTCGCGCATTGGCTTGCTCCCCCAGAGCCTGCCCGATCTGGACATGGCACTGCCTGCGCCACGTCAGTCAGTTCCATCGGCGCAGACGGGCATCGCCGTGATCCCAGTGGTGGGCACGCTGGTCAAACGGGCGATGGGCATCGAGGCCGCGTCTGGCCTCATGTCCTACGACGAGATCGACGACCGGCTGGATGCGGCGCTGGCCGACCCGCAGATCGGCGGCATCCTGCTCGATCTGGATTCCTCCGGCGGCGAGGCCGGTGGCGTGTTCGAACTGGCACAACGCATTCGCGCCGCCAGTGCCATCAAGCCGATCTGGGCGCACGCCAACGATGCCGCGTACTCGGCGGCCTATGCCATCGCGGCCGCCTGCCAGCGCCTGACGCTGTCGCAAACCGGCGGCGTCGGTTCGATTGGCGTGATCGCGCTGCACGTCGATCAGTCAGTGAAAGATGCCAAGGACGGCATTTCCTACACCGCCGTCTACGCCGGTGGCCACAAGAACGACTTCTCGCCGCACGAGCCCTTGAGTCCGCAGGCCAGCACGGTGCTGCAGGCCGAAGTGGATCGGCTCTACGACCTGTTCGTGAATCAGGTTGCCACGATGCGCGGCCTCGATGCAGACGCTGTGCGCGCCACCGAAGCCGCTGTGTTCCACGGTGATCAGGCGGTGGCGGTAGGCCTTGCCGATGCGGTGCTGCCGCTCGATCAGGTGCTCACCGAATTTGCCGAAGCGCTGGCATCGCAACGCCGCTTGGTGCAGCCGGGGCTGGCGCGCGCGTCGCCTTTGAGCCTGCCATCCACAGCCCTGACCCAAAGCCGTTCATTCACCCTGGAGAACCCCATGACCGACCATGACCCGCAACACGACGACGCGCTCGATCCCATCGATCCCGCCTCGCAGGACGAGCCACAGCAACCCGCAAGCGATCCGCAACCGACGCCTGCCGCCAGCGCTGCGCTGGCCCAAGCGCGTGCCACCGGTATCGGCCAGGCACAGGCCATTGCCGAACTCTGCCTGATCGCAGGTACACCGCAACGCACGGCGGAGTTCCTCTCTGCTGGTCTGTCCGAAGCGCAGGTGCGCCGCGCCTTGCTCGACGCCCGTGCCGAGCAGCCGGAAATCGCCTCGCGCATCACTGCCGACGCCGGGACGTCACTGCATCCCGAGCACAGCCCGGTGGTGGCCGCCGCCAAGAAACTCGCCCACAAGGAGTAAGCCATGACTGCCATTGCCCAGCCCAAGAACCTCGGTGACGTGCTCAAGTACGAAGCGCCGAATCTCTACTCGCGTGAAACCAACACCGTCGCCGCCGCACAGAACCTCGCCCTCGGCACCGTGGTGGGCCGCGATACCGCCACGGCCAAGCTCAAGGCTTTCGATCCCGGTGCATCGGACGGCAGCGAAATCGCCATCGGTGTGCTCGGTAACGACGTGGACGCCACGCTGATCGACCGCGACGACGCGATCCTGATCGCCCGTCACGCCATCGTCGCGCGCGGCGCGCTCATCTGGCCGACCGGCATCACGCCCACGCAGAAAGCTGCCGCCGAAGCACATCTGACCTTCCTCGGCGTGCTGGTACGCGACAGCGCCTGAGCTAACGCATCACCTCATCCCCGCTAAAACCCGCCGCTGGCGGGTTTCGTCATTTCTGGAGAACCCAAATGCAAAACCCCTTTGAAAACCCCGGCTTCTCGATGGCCAGCCTCACCACCGCCATCAACCTGCTGCCCAACCGCTACGGGCGGCTGGAACAACTCAACCTGTTTCCGGCCCGGCCTGTGCGCACCCGACAGATCCTCGTCGAGGAATTCGCCGGACGTCTGAACCTGCTGCCGACCCGTGCGCCGGGTTCACCCGGCACCGTGGGCGAGCGTGGCCAGCGCAAGCTGCGCTCCTTCGTGATCCCGCACATCCCGCACGACGACGTGGTGCTGCCGGAAGAAGTGCAAGGCCTGCGCGCCTTCGGCTCGGAAACCGAGATGGAGGCCATCGGCGGCGTGATGGCGCGTCATCTGGAGACGATGCGCAACAAGCACGCCATCACCCTGGAGCACCTGCGCATGGGCGCGCTCAAGGGTGAAATCCTCGACGCCGACGGCAGCACGCTGGTCGATCTGTTCGACGAGTTCGACATCAGCGCGCAGAGCGTGCCCTTCGAGTTCTCCACCGCCACCGACAACGGCCAGCTCAAAAGCGCCTGCCTGGAATTGCTGGGGCTGATGGAAGTGGGCCTTGCGGGCGAGTTCTCCACCGGCATCCACGTACTGTGTTCGCCAGAGTTCTTCCGCGCGCTGACCACCCACAAGGAGGTCAAGACCGCCTACCAGAACTGGCAGCAAGGCGCGGTGCTGATCAACGACATGCGCGCAGGCTTCAACTACAGCGGCATCACCTTCGAGGAGTACCGGGGTCAGGCGTCCTACGTGCAGGCCGACGGCACGCTGGGCACGCGCCGCTTCATCGCCGCCGGGGAGGCCCATGCCTTCCCGCTGGGCACGGTGGACACCTTCGCCACCTACTTTGCACCGGCGGACTTCAACGAAACGGTGAATACGCTGGGCCAGCCGCTGTACGCCAAGCAGGAGCCGCGCAAGTTCGACCGGGGCACCGATCTGCACACGCAGAGCAATCCGCTGCCGATGTGCCATCGCCCCGGCGTGCTGATCAAGCTGACCTCGGCCTGATGGACGTCACGACGCTCTATGAGGCCGCGCGCAACGCCGGGCTGCTCACCGCCGTCACGGTGGCGGGCGGTCCGGTGGTGCATTGCGGCTTTCGTGCGCCGGATGAAACCGTTCTCGATGGTTTCGCGCTGTCACGCGACTACCAGCTCGATTATCCGGCGGCGTGGCTGACGCTGGCCGCTGGCGACACCGTCGGGGGTGCGGGCGCGGCCTATCAGGTGCGCGACGTGCGCGCCATCGGCGACGGCACCGAGCGTCGCGCTTCGCTCTCCCAACTTTGAGGATTCCACGATGAACTCCGTCCGCGAGCGCGTCTTGCGGGAAGTGGTCGCGCGCCTGTCATCTGCCATTGCACCGATCCCGGTGCTGCGCATGCCCGCCGTTCCGGTCACCCGCGAGGCCAGTCCCGCGCTGCTGCTGTTTGTCGACGGCGACAGCATTGCCGCCCACGCCAACCACCTCGTCGACCGGCTGTTGATCGTCCGGCTCGCCGTAGTGGCGCGTGGAACGGATGCCTTCGACGTCGCCGACCGGGCGCTGGTGGCGGCGCACGCGGCCTTTCTGGCCGACCCGAATCTCTCCGGGCTGGCGATTGCCGTGCGCGAAATCGACTGCGAGTGGGACGTCGACGACGCCGATGCCGGTGCCGTCCTGCTGCCCGCCCGCTACGAAGTCCGCTACCGCACCCACGCCCTCGATCTCACCCAAACAGGATGAACTTTCCATGCACATCGAACTGATCAAACCGCACACCCACGCGGGCAAACGCCACGCCGTGGGCGACCGAATTGAACTCAACGACGCCAGTGCCCGCTGGCTGATCGCGCAGGGCGTGGCCAAGGCTGCCGCGCCTGTCGCCGATTTCAAACCCAATCGCCGCGATGCCACGTCCGGCACTACCCGAGGAGACTGACCATGGCTTACTTTTCTGGACAAGGCCGCGTCTACATCGGCGCGCGCGATGAACTCGGCAACCCGGCCGGACTGACCTTCGTCGGCAACGTGCCGGAGCTGAAGGTGTCGCTGTCGGTGGACACCATCGAGCATCAGGAAGCGCAGTCGGGCCAGCGCCTGACCGACCTGCAGCTGATCAAGACCAAGAAAGGCGAATTCGCCTGCACGCTGGAAGAACTGATCGCCACCAATCTGGCGCTCGCGCTCTACGGCACGACGACCACGATCACGCCCGGCACGGTCACCGGCGAGCTGCTGCCCAACCCGGTCACGCCCGGCAGCCTGTATCCACTGGCGCTGCAAAACGTCTCCGCCGTCCAGATCCAGGATGCGGATGCCAATCTGCTGCCTGACACCCAGTACAGCGTCAACGCCAAGCACGGCTCGCTGGTGATTCTGGATGCCACCACCGGCGGCCCGTACACCGAACCTTTCACCGTCGATTACGCCTACGGCGCGGCGCAGAGCACGGCGATGTTCACCCAGCCGCTGCCCGAGCGCTGGATTCGCTTCGAGGGCTTGAACACCGCCGACGGCAACCGCGAGGTGGTGATCGATCTCTACCGCGTGGCCATCAACCCGGCCAAGGAGCTGTCGATCATCACGGATGAACTGCTGAAGTTCGAGCTATCGGGTCAGGTACTGGCCGACCTCACCAAGCCGGTCGGCGGCGATCTCGGCCAGTTCGGTCGTCTGGTGCTGCTGTGACGACACTCGCGGAGATGGCGACGATGACCGACTTCCAAACCTTTCCGCCTGCGCCGGTGGTGGTTCAGATTTCCTGCGGCGCACTGGAATTGACGCCCGTGCGTCTGGGCGAGCTGCCGCGCCTCTTGGCCGTGGTGCGGCCCTTTGCCGACGCCATCAGCGCCGAACCCGACTGGCTGGACTTGCTGGCCCGCCACGGCAACGGCGTGCTGGAACTGCTCGCGCTCACCACCCGGCGCGAGCGGGCGTGGATCGACGACCTGTCGCTGGACGACGCCGTACAACTGGCCGCCGCCGTGTTCGAGGTGAATGCGGATTTTTTCGTGCGCCGGGTGGTGCCAGGCATCGCCCGCTCGGCAGATCAGCTGGCTCCGCTGATCCGCACGCTTGGGACAGCGCCGTCGCCCGCCTGATCCACGCCGGGCACGACCTGCACGCCGTGTTCGGTTACAGCGTGCCGCAGGCCTTGGCCTTTCTGCGCATCGAAGGGGAATTGGAACGCCAGCGTCTGGCGCAACTCGTCGGCGTGGTCGCCGTCGCCGCACAGGGCGAGAAGCGTTCCATCGAACAACTGCAACGCGATCTCTCGAAGGAGTGAGGCCATGCGCCTGACGCTCACCACCTCCGGCTTGCTCGATCCGCGCCAGTTGTCGGCGTGGAGTCTCGAGCGCCAGCGCGCCATCCGGGCGGCGGTGGCCAAAGGGATGCAAGGCGGCGGGCGTGAGGTGCGCGAAGCGGCGCGGGCCGAGATGCGCCGTGCTTTCACGATCAAACGCGCGAGTTTCGCGTTTTCGATGAGCACCAAGCTGTTCGACAAGAAGCCCAATGAGCTGCCCGCGCTGTGGGTGGGCAGCAAGATTCCGTGGCTGGGTATCCACCAACGCGGCGGCACCGTCAGCGGCAATTTGCTGATTCCGCTCTTGCCGGGCCGCATCGGCCCCAAACGTTTCAAGGCAGTGATCGACGGCCTGATGCGTTCGGGCAATGCCTGGTTCATCGAGAAAGACGGCCGCGTGCTGTTGATGGCAGAAAACAGCGCCGAAAACAGTAGCCAGCTCGCTCGTTTCAAACGCGCCGAACGCGGCCGCACGGGCACCAAGCAGATCAAACGCGGGCAGGAAGTCCCGATAGCCGTGCTGGTCAAGCGCGTCGATCTCAAGCGCCGCCTCGATCTGGGCGGCAGCGTGCAACGCACACTGCCTGCCTTGGCGCGGGCGATTCGACAGGAACTGGACAAACTCTGATGGCAAGCAACCGCGCGCAAATCCTCATCACCGCCGTCAACCAGACCCAAGCGGCTTTCAATGCCGTCAAGGGCGGGCTGTCCGGGCTGGCCTCGGCTGCGCAGAGCGTCAACGGCATGCTCGGCAATCTGGGACTGGCAGTGACGGCGGCGGGCATGGTCGCGCTGGTCAAGTCCAGCATCGATGCCGGAGACGAGCTATCCAAGATGTCCCAGCGCGTGGGCATCAGCGTAGAAATCTTGTCGCTGTGGAACCCGGCGGCCCAACAGGCCGGAGTGTCGAGCGAAGCCTTCGAGAAGGGGCTGCGCAAGCTCTCCACGACGATGGTCGATGCCGCCACCGGCGGCGAAGATGCGGCGCACAGCTTCAAGGCGGTGGGCGTCGAATTCAAGAATCAGGATGGCACGCTGCGCGGCACCGATGCCGTATTGCTCGATTTGGCCGAGCGCTTCAAAGCCATGCCCGATGGCGCGGAGAAATCGGCGCTGGCGGTGCAGATCTTCGGCAAGGCCGGAGCCGAGCTGATTCCGTTCCTGAATCAGGGGCGCGACGGCATCAACGAACTCACCGACGAGCTGCGCTCGCTCGGAATCGAGATGAGCGGCGAATCCGCCGCGCAGGCCGAGGTGTTCAACGATGCCCTGGACAAGGTGAAACTGGCCACCACCAGTATCGGCACGCAGGTGATGACCGCTTTTCTGCCCGCGCTCAACGAGATGGCGCTGGGCATGGTCGAGTCGGCCAAGGAAGGCGGCACGCTGCGGGCGATTCTGGATGGCGTGGTGCTGGTGCTCAAAACTCTGGCGCTGGGCGCGGCCACCGTCGGCAAGGCCTTCGTCGCTTTGGGCGAGGCCATCGGCGCGGGCGTGGCGGCAGCGGTCGAAGCCCTCAAGGGCAACACCGCTGGGGCCAAGGCCATCATCGCCGACCTCAAGGGCAGCCTGATCCAGCGCCTCGACGAACTGGCCGAGTTCCGTGACAGCCTGTTCGACCCCAAGCCCATCGAGGTCAAAGCGCCGCAGATTCAGGCCGATCCGACGCTGCTGGCGCGCATGGCGAGGCCCAAGCCCGCGCAGGACACTTCGGGTGCCCAAACCACGCTGCTGAAAGCACGGCTGGATGCGGAACTCGCCTTGCTCAAGGACAAGCTGCAACGCGAGCAGACCGCGCTGGATGCGGCACTGGAAGATCGTCTGGTGTCGGTGCGCGACTACTACGCGCAAAAAAAAACGCTGGAACAGCGCGAACTCGATGCCGAAATCGCGCGCAAACAGCAGGAATTGGCGCGCAGCCAACAGACGGCCACGGGCGGTAAATCAGAAAACGACCGCCTCAAGGCCCAAGCGGAGGTTGCCAAGACCGAAGCTGAACTGATCGTCCTCAACAACCACCGCGCCGACATCGAGCAGGCCAACGCCCGCAAGGCTGCGCAGGCCGAGCGCGAACTGGCCGATGCCTTGGCGCAGGCGCGTGAGGAACTGGCGCAGATCACCGGCACGGCAACGGATGCCGACCGGCAGGCGGCGATTGCGCGCAGCTACCGCGATCTGCGGGCACGGCTGGCGGCGGAAAGCGATACCGACGGCGTGTCGCTGGTGGATCGGCTGATCGACGTGAAAGCAGCGCAGGCCAACCTCGCCGCGCTGGAAGCCCAATGGCGTCAAGTCACCGAGCGTCTGCGCAATGCGCAGGAGGCCATCGGCATCCAGCAGCAGGCCGGATTGCTGACCGAAGCGCAGGCGCGCCAGCAGATCGTGACGCTGCAACGGCAATCGGCCACCGAGATGGAGCGACTCTTGCCCGCGATGCAGCAGGCGGCGGTGGCCATCGGCCCGGATGCGGTGCTGCGCGTCGAAGCGTGGAAGAACGAGCTGGCGCGCACGCGTCTGGTCGTCGATGAAATGGCTCCGCTGTGGAACCGCATCGGTGAGAGTTTTGGCAGCGCACTGAGCGGCATGATCACCGGCGCGCAGACCTGGCGCAGTGCGATGGCCGGCCTGTTCCAGCAGGTGGCCGACGCCTTCCTGCAACAGATCGTGATCCAGCCCTTCCAGCAGTGGATCGCCATGCAGGCACGAATGCTGGCGCTCAAGCTCGGTTTCATCCAGCAGGAACAAGTGGCCGATGCCGCCGCCAGCGCCACCACGCTCGCCCAGAAATCGGCCCAGACCACGGCGGAAGTGTCGATGGATGCCGCCAAGGCCGGTGCCGGTGCGGCGGCGTCGCAGGCCTCGATCCCCATCGTCGGCCCGGGGCTGGCGATTGCTGCGATGGTAGCGATGGTCGCCGCCGTCATGGCGCTCTTGGGCAAGGTGAAGAAGTTTGCCGCCGGTGGCTTGGTGTCGGGCGCGGGCACGGCGACCAGCGATTCGATTCCGGCGCGGCTGTCGGCAGGCGAATACGTGGGGCGCGCCGCCGCCGTGCGTCAGGTTGGCGTGGCGTTTCTCGATTCGCTCAACGGCCTGTCCATCGGGCCGCGCTTCAAAGGCGGCGAACTGGCCTTCGCGGCAGGCGGCCTCGTGCCGGAGGTGAAGGTGCCGCCCACGCAGCCACAGATGAATCAGGCGGTGCGCATCGTCAACGCCATCGATCCCGGCGTCACCCACGACCACCTGCAAACACCGGCAGGCGAGCGGGTCATCGTCAACATCATCGGGCGCAACGCGCGGGCCATTCGCTCGGCGCTGCAGAACTGAAATCCAAGGAGCCTCTCATGGCACTGCTGTTCATCGATGGCTTCGACCACTACGACCCGCAAGCGCTGGACGACTACGGCCAACCGTGGCTGGCGCGCGGCAAGGCGGCCTACCTCTCGCCACAGGCCACCCGCGAGCAGGGGCGGCGACCTTCATCGTTCGCGCTGCGCCTGCCCGAAGGGTCGGGCGGTGGTTACGTCAAGAATCTGGACGCCACCAAGACCAGTCTGATCGTGGGCGCATCCATTCGTGTCGTGGCCTATGAGAACACCTACACCGAGCCGCTGCTGCTGGGCGTGCGCGACGCCAACGCGCAGATCGCGCATCTGGTGAAGATCGGCGAGGACGGCAGGCTCAAGCTCTACCGCTGGCAGTATGGCTACGAGCAGTTGATCACCACCTCGGTCAGCACCGCCCCGGCGCGCGGCTGGCACTACGTCGAACTGCAGGTGACGCAAGGCACCAGCAATGGCGTGCTGTCGGTGCGACTGAACGGCGTGCTCGCCATCCAGATGAGCGCGCAGAACACGATTCAGGGCGGCGGGCAGTTGCTCACGGCGTTTCTCGGCGCGATTCCCGGCCAGTATTGCCCGCTGACCATCGACGTCGACGACTTCTACATCGCCGACACCACGGGCACGATCAACAACACCTTCTTGGGCGACGTCCGCGTGGATGCCTTGCAGGCCAGCGGCGCGGGCAGCCTGAACCAGTGGACGGTGACACCGTCCGGCGTGAATGCCTGGGAGGCCGTCAGTGACGAGGATGAATCCACCTTCATCAGCGCACCCAGCGCCGGACTGCGCCAGTCCTTCGATGTCGAGCCGCTGCCGGTGATGGCCACGCCCGCGATCTTTGGCGTGCAGTTGACGATGCTCTCGCGCAAGACCGATGCGGGCCTCGGCAAGCTGAAAGGGCTGGTGGTCAGTGGTGCACAGACCGCTTCGAGCGCCGAGGTGATCCTGCAGGAACAGCAGGCGTGGCAATGCGCACTATTCGAACGCAATCCGAACGGCAATGTGCAGTGGACGGAGAGCGCCTTCAATGCCGCCGAGTTCGGCGTGGAGTCGGCGTGACAAAACGACAGGATCGGCGCTTTGCACAGCCGCAGGCTGCCCATCAGGGTGCCGCACAGGGAGGTGCGGCATGACCGACCGGAGAGTTGCGGCGCACATCGCCGAAACCGGCAGCCAGCCCGCGCCGGGCAACGAAGCATCGCGTGTTCTCGGCGAAGTGCTGTCGCGTGCCGGTGCAGGCAGCGCTGTCGCCACCTTCACGCCAGAAACCGCCAGCGCGCCGTGGCCGCCGGATCAGGCCGCTCACTGGCTGGTGGAATCGCTGGCGCGCCCCTGGCCACCGCTGGTCGGGCCGGTGTTCGTGGTCGAGGTACTGCGCCGGGACACGGCATCGAGCGCCATCGTTGCCACTGGCATGGATGCCTTCGGCGATGCGCCGTGGCCGGACGCGCAGCACGGCGTGTTCGCCTTCCGCCACGACTGGTCTGAAGCGCTGGTCGAACGGCTGGAGTGGCAAACCAGCGTCACGCGGCTGGCCAGCGGCAATGAATCGCGGCAGGCGCGGCGCAAGGTGCCCCGGCGCTCGTTGAGCTACCACGTCGGCCACGCACGGGCGACCGATGCGCTGGTCGCCGACTGGCTGGCCGATCATCTGGGCAAGGCGTCGTGGTGGCCTCTGCCGCAGTACGCGGTGCCGCTGACCGCCAGCGCCGAAGCCGGTGCCTTTGCGTTGGATGTGGCCGACGCGGACTGGCGGCACTTCGTGGCGGCCAGCGCCGATCTGCGGCTGACGTGGAATGGCATCGAGGGCTGGAACGAGGCCGACGTGTTCGCGCTGCTCATCGCCCCCGATGGCTGGCAGCAAGTGCGCCTGAACAGCATCGACAGCGAGGTGCTGTGGCTAGCGGAACCCTTGGCGCGCGCCGCCGGAACTGGGAGCAGCGTGATGCCGCTGGTGTGGGGCCGCGCCGTCGATCCGGCGGATTTGACCCAGTGGGTGCCGGGCATGGTCGGCGGCACGGTGGTGGCGCAGGTCGAACCCGCGCCGCCACCCGATACCGGTCTGCTGGCAGACCCGTGGCTCGACGATCTGCCGGTCTGGCCCGATGGCAACTGGCGTGACGATCCGGCGGTTGGCGCGCAAGCGACGATCACCCGGCAGGATTTTTCGCCTGCCGATCCGTGGCTGCGCCGTGACGATCCGTGGCCGACCACCACCTTCCAGCGCCGCTATCTGGCCAGCACGCCCGAGGACATCGCGATCTGGCGCGAGCGTCTGTGGCAAACCGAAGGCCGCTTGAACGCCTTCTGGCTGCCCGATGGCTTGGCTCCGATCCTGTGGGTGCGCTTCGAGGCCGATCCCGAGGACGGTTTTCTGCGGGTGGAGGGCCAAGACCTCTCCGCCTTCTGGCATCGTCCTGCCGCCTGCCTGATCGTGCATCCGGACGGTTATCAGCAGTACGCGCTGACGGCGACCTGTCATCTGGATCAGGGCGGCGTACTGGTGCTGCGCTCCGGCCTCGACGATTGGGTGCCCGAAGGCAGCCGGGTGATTCGCCTTGCGCGCTGCCGCCTCGACCACGACGCCATCGACCTGTACTGGCACAGCCCGACGCTGCTGGAGATCGCGCTGACTGCGCGTCAGTTGCCCGAGCCGCGCGGTAACGACCGCCAAACGTATGGAGAGTACGCCGTATGAGCAACCAACCGCTGATGGAAGTCGAGCTGTACGCCTTCTCCAGCAGCAACGCGCAGTTTTTTCTGACCCCGCACGAATTCGATGTCGATCTCGACGGCACGCCGTACACCAGCCTGTCCATCGAACGCAACGAACTGGCGCTGGGGGCTGAAGCCGCCAAATCGGCGCTGGAACTCAAGCTGCCGCCGAGCTGCGATCTGGTGCGTCACCTGCTCGCGGCCTCGCTGACCGGCGACACCACTTCGGTTACCTTGCGCATCGGGCGGCGCGACACCTGGGGCGACTACTGGTGGCTGTCGGGCACACGCTGGATGGGCCGGGTGCTGGGCGTCGAGATCGACGCCGATGCAGCCCGCATCCGCTGCGAATCCGCGCAGGTCAGTTTGAAGCGCATTGGCCTGCGCAGGCTCTACAGCCGCAAGTGTTCCCATGTGCTGTATTCCAGTGCCTGCGGCGCATCGCCGATCACCGGCAGCGCCTTCGTCCTCGACGTCTATGGCCGCAACGTGGAACTCGATCGCGGTGTGCCCGGCAGCGTCAGCGGCGGACTGGCCGGTGGCTGGCTGCAAACGCCCGATGGCGCGCGCCACATGATCATCAGCGACTACGGAAGCGGTGTGGAGCTGCTCTATCCGGTGTCCATCGAGCCCGGCGCGGAAGTGCTGCTGACCGTTGGCTGCGATCACAGCACGGCCACCTGCCAGTCGCGCTTCGACAACCTCGACAACTACGGCGGCTTTCCCGCCATCCCGAGCAAGAACCCGTTTTCGACGGGCGTGTTCTGAACCCCCTTCTTAGGAATTTCCATGTGGTACCTCGTCGTCATCGTGGTGGCGGCGCTGGTGTCGGTCGCGCTCGCGCCGAAACCGCCCGAACCCAAACCGGCATCGCTTTCCGACGTCGATGCACCCACCGCCGAAGAAGGCCGACCGATCCCGGTCGTGTTCGGCACCGTGCTGCTGCGCGGGGCCAATGTGGTCTGGTACGGCGATCTGGCCGCCGATCCGATCCGCAAGAAAGGTGGAAAGAAATGAGCATCGATGTGATCGTCACCATCGACGACGTGCGCGCCGTGGGCCTGTGCGTGAACGGCTCGCGTGCGTGGTTTGAACGGCACGCTCTGGATTTCCGTGCCTTTCTGCACGACGGCGTGGCCTCCGACACCTTGCTGGCCACGAATGACGCGATGGCCTTGCGTGTGGTCGAGCACGCCCGCGCCCGATTTGCGCAGGAGCACGGCTGATGGGCGGCAGCAGCAAGAAGCAAACCGTCGGCTACCGCTACCGCATGGGTCTGCATCTGGTGCTCTGCCAAGGCCCGGTCGATGCCGTGCAGGAAATCCAGATGGGCGAGCGCACAGCGTGGGGCGATGCCGACCGTGGCCCGCTGTCCAGCGGTCACGGCCTCGCCAGTCTGTCCATCAACAAGCCGACGTTGTTTGGCGGCGACGAGCGCGAAGGCGGTGTGATCGGCACCATCGATGTACTACCCGGCAACTCTGGTCAGGGGCGCAACGATTACCTGATGGCGCGTCTCGGCAGCGCGATTCCGGCATTCCGGGGCGTGCTGTCGCTGGTGGCGCGGCAAATCCAGTTCGCCGCCAACAATCCCTACCTCAAACCGTGGGCGGTGCGTGTGCGCCGTTTCACGGCGGGCTGGTTTGAAACACCGTGGATGGAGTGGAACGCCGAGGTGCGCGTCTGGGATGACGACAGCGGCCAGGAGGTAAGCGTGGGCATGAACCCGGCGCACATTCTGGTGCAGTGCCTCACCGATCCGCACTGGGGCATGGGCTATCCGCAGGACTGCATCGGCTGGAGTTTCTGGAACGCGGCGTGGGCGTTGTCGGACGAGGGCTTCGGCCTGAACCTGATCTGGACGCGCCAGCAATCCATCGAGAGTTTCATCGGTCAGGTGATCGACCACATCGGCGGCATCCTCTACACCGATCCGGAGCAAGGCACCTTCGAGCTGAAACTGCTGCGCGACGACTACTGGATCGACAGCCTGCCGCAGTTGGGGCCGGACGAGATCGTGCGACTGGAGCGTTTCGAGCGTGCGCAGTGGGGCGAACTTCCGAACGAACTGAGCGTGGTCTACACCGACTGGCAAACCGGCGGCGACACCACCGTCACTGTGGAAAACCTCGCCGCCATCCAGTTGCAGGGCGGCGTGATCAACCAGCGCCGCAACTATCCGGGTGTGAACTATGGGCCGCTGGCCGCACGGCTGGCGCTGCGCGATCTGCGCGCCTTGGGGTCGCCGTTGGCGCGGATGAGCCTGACCGTAGCGCGCGACACCTTGGAACGCGCGCCGCTGCCGGGCGATGTGTTTCTGCTCAACTGGCCGCGTCTGGGCATCGACCAGATGGTGGCGCGCGTCACCAGCATCGACACCGGCACGTTGGGTGCAGCCGAATGGCGCATTGATGCGATGGAAGATGTATTTGGCCTCGACAGCGCTGTTCTGGCCCCGCCGCCACCCATCATCGACGAACCCACACTGGAGCCGCTGCCGCCCGCCCTGGTGCTGGCGGTGGAGATCCCGTATTGGGAACTGGCGCGCACCTTGTCGCGGGCCGAGCTGGATTACCTGACCGACACCGATGCGGCAGTGGGCGCGCTGGCGGCGGTGGGTGGTGCCGGGCAACTCAACTGGCAGCTCGCCACTGGCGCATCGGCGGGCGACATCGAGGCCATCGCCAGCGAGGACTATGCGCCGCTGCTCACGCTCGACGCGGCTTTGTCCGCCACCGAGGCCGATGCCATCGCGGTGTCGGTGACAGCGATCAGCCAACCGGAACGGCTGGCCGTGGGCAGCTACGCCTATCTGGTCGATGCCGCTGGCGAAATCCGCGAAGCCGTCGCCGTGCTGGCCTTCGATGCCGGTGCGGCCAGCATCGATCTGGCGCGCGGCGTGCTCGACACCACGCCGCAGTCGCACGCCAGTGGTACGCAGTTGATCGGCGTCGGCGAATGGCTGGCTGCCGAAGGGACGGAACGTGCACCGGGCGAATCCGTGTTCGTGGCCGCGATACCTCGCACCTCGACCGATCAGGGCGATGCGGAACTGGCCGCCAATGGCCAGCCGCTGCTGCTCACCGGTCGGCAGGCCTTGCCGTATCCGCCCGGGCGCATCCGCCTCAACGGCCAGATCGAGCCTGCCGTGATGGCCGGTGATCTCGCCGTGGCGTGGGCGCACCGCGACCGCATCCAGCAGACCGCCTACCTCGTGCAACAAGACGAGGGCGACATCGGCCCGGAACCGGGCGTGACCTACACCGTGCGCATCCGTGATCGCAACGACACGCTGGTGTATACGGCGTCTGGTATCGCGGGAACGGATTTCGTGTGGGACGTGGCCACGGCTGCCACAGACGCCGGGGCGCTGGGCGACCGCATCAGCGTGGAAATCAGCGCCGAACGCGACGGGCTGGAGAGCTGGCAGCCGCAGGCGCGCGTCATGGATCGCGCGGGCTACGGCCTGCGCTGGGGCCAGTATTGGGGAGGAAACTGATGGAGCCGCGCATCGATGTGCATCTGCTCACCCTGAACGAGCCTGTCGAATGGCGCGAGGCCTGCATCGCCAGCCTCGACGGCGCGCCGATCCAGTTGCACGTCGTGCCGGGCATTGCCGGGCGCATCGGTGAAGCCCGCGCCGCTGGCTACGCGCAGGGTGCTCTGCCGCTGGTGTCCTTCGTCGATCCCGACGATCTGTACGAGGCCAGCGCCTTCACGCAACTGGCCGACGCGCTGGATGCCTGCCCGCAAGCGGTGATGGCCTACAGCGACGAAGCGCTGATGGACGAAGCCGGGCGCAACATCGCGGTGCGGCGTCTGGCCTACAGCCGCTGGCAGCACGCCAACAGCGCCAGCCACGTTCACGGCCTGATCGTGATGCGCCGAACTGCCGTGGAAGCCGCGCTCGCGGGAACCGCTGACCTCAACAACTTCGCCGACTGGCTGCTGACCCTGCTGGTCGCCAAACGTGGCGGCGTGCTGCACCTGCCCATCGTCGGGCGGCGCTGGCGGCAACACCCGAAACAAAGTCATCGCAGCGGCGATCCCGAATCCGTCCGGCGCATCCGGCAAGCCGCCCATCTCTGGAGATAAGCATGTCATCGACCGATCCGAACCTTGGACTCACCTACGGCTGGACGCTCGGCGAGTCCGGCTGGGCCAGCGGCATGGACGCCAATCTGAAACGCCTCGGCGCGACAGTGGGCCTGTCCGTCAAAGACCGCGATCTAACCGCGCCACCGGCCAGCCCCGCCAATGGCGACCGCTACCTCATTCCTGCCGCCGCCACCGGCGCGTGGGCAGGCAAGACTAACCAGATCGCCGTGCGCATCGAGGGCGTGTGGGAATACCACGCGCCCAAGGTCGGCTGGCTTTGCTACATCGAGGACGAGGCCAAGCTCAGTGCCTACAAACCCGCAGGCTGGAGCGCGGGCATCGCCATCTGATTTCCACTTACCCGCAACCACCCGAACCCGCCCCCGAGGCGGGTTTTGCATTTCTGGAGACTGCAATGACCGAACCCGAACAACAACAGCCTGCGCTCGTCGAGAACATGCTTCTCCTGCGCCGCGAGGACTTTGACGAACTGCTCGACCGTGCCGCCGAGCGCGGTGCCGGACGTGTGCTGGCCCACCTCGGCCTCGAAAACGGCCACGCCGCCCGCGACATCCGCGAACTGCGTGATCTGCTGGAGGCATGGCGCGATGCCCGCCGCACTGCGTGGCAGACCGCCGTGAAAGTCATCACCACTGGCCTCTTGGCCGCGCTGCTGGTCGGAGCCGCCATCAAGTTGAAGCTGATGGGAGGCCCGCAATGACCGCCCGCAAGATCTACCTGCTGGACGACTGGCGCAAGATCGCACGACACGCGTGGAGCATTCGTCTGTCCATCGTCGCGGCCATCTTCACGGCGGCGGAAGTGGTGGTGCCGCTGTTCAGCGACGTGCTGCCGCGTGGCGTGTTCGTGCTGCTGGCCTTCAGCGCCAGCATCGGCGCGGCGATTGCACGCTTGGTGGCGCAGCCGGAGATGCACCGATGATCCGGCCACCGCAATGCAGAACTGTGGCCGCGCTGACGCTGTCCGCCGCCGCGCTGGTCGGCATCGTGCTGCACGAGGGCTACACCGACCGCGCGGTGATTCCGGTCAAGGGCGATGTGCCGACTATCGGCTTCGGCACGACATCGGGCGTAAAGATCGGCGACACCATCACGCCGCCGAAAGCGCTGGCGCGGGCGCTCACCGATGTGCAGCAGTTCGAGGGTGCGCTCAAGCAATGCGTGACCGTGCCGCTGGCGCAGCATGAATACGACGCGCTGGTGAGCTTCTCCTACAACGTCGGCAGCCGCGCGTTCTGCCAGTCCACGCTGGTGAGGAAACTCAACACCGAGGACTACGCCGGAGCGTGCGCAGAACTGCTGCGCTGGCGCTTCTTCCAAGGTAAGGACTGCGCGCTGCCCGTCAATGCGCGGCTGTGCGGTGGCCTCGCTACGCGGCGTCAGGCCGAGTACCGCCAGTGCCTCGGGGAGAGCACGCCATGACGCTGATCCCTTGGCCGTACCGCCTGCTGGCCTTGGCGTTACTCGCCGCCGCGCTGATCGGCTTCGGCTGGATCAAAGGGGCCGGGCACGTTCAGGCGCAATGGGACGCCGCCATCCAGCAACAAACCCTGCAAGCCGCCACCATGCGCCAGCGTCAGGCCGAAGCCACCGTCAAGGTCGTCACCGAGTACGTCGACCGCGTCCGCGTCGTCCGCGAGAAGGGCGACACCATCATCAAGGAGGTTCCCGTCTATGTGCCCGTTCAAGCCGATGTTGCTTGCACTATCAACCGTGGCTTTGTGCGCCTGCACGACGCTGCCGCCGCCGGTGATCTGCCCGAACCCGCCGGAGATGCTGATGCGGCCGCCGCAAGAATTGCGCTTTCTGCCGTCGCCAGAACCGTCGCCAGCAACTACCAGACCTGTCACGAAAACGCCGAGCAACTGAGGGCGTTGCAGGCGTGGGTGAATGAGATGAAGGCAATTGCCAAACATTGAGTGTCGCGTGAACCAGCGAGACTGGCCCGGTGCAGCGCGGGAACTGCTGCGCAGGGTCTATGGCGGCGGGCGGGTGTTGCCGGGGTTGGTTTCGCGCCGTGCTGCTGAAGCTGCCTTGCTGGCTTCGGCTCGTTGAGCCGCTTCCAGATCCACAATGCGGGCATCCAGAGCCTTCATCTGCTCCCGAAGAGCCTGATTCTCCCGTTCGACGGTAGATCGCTGCTGATTTCCTTGCTCGATGACGGTCAGCAACTTCACCTGCCATTGATCGCCGGAGGTGTTGTTGTCCCGGTCTTGGAAGAATGAGAAGCCCGCGAAAACAGCAGCGACCAGCGACAAGACTGCCGAAGACGCAACAGACCACAACGCGATCTTGATTTGTGTGCGTGTGGACTGATCGGTTTTCCGGTCGCGCTCGTCCATCTGCTCCATCAGGGTCGTTGCAGCTTCCGCCAAATCTTTGAGAGTCTTGGCGGATTCGGCAGTCATCTTCCCCGTCAGGCGCGTCATCTCCATTTCTTCTGCACGCTCTTCCGCGCGTTCGCGTACTTGCTGCGCCATCTGCATGTTCAAAGCATCAAAGTGATCCGTGCGAATAGGCTGGATTTCCAATGGCGCTGGCTTTGCAATTTTCGTGAGCTCCTCGTAGGCACTCAAGGTCGACCCTAAGGCCGATGTGCTCTTGCGAACTTGATCGAAAAGACTTTGCGCAGAGCCGAACATTTTCTCGTGCATTCGCTTCGATCTCTGGTGATAGTCCTCGACTTCGGCCTTGAGTAACCGCACCAGATAGACAGACGCCGTCTCATCGGCTTCTCGCACGGCAGGCGTGCGCTCTTGCGAACCTTCGCGGATCGTCTGCCACGCTGACGACTGGGCATAAGCGTCAGCAATCCGCTCGATCTCGTCGTTCGAGAGATCAGCAGTAATCGCGGCATCGAGCGGAACGCGCTCCGGTGCTTCGTCGGATTCAACGGTCAAGCTGCCAATGCTCGGCAGGAAAGCCCTGATCTGGCTGACCGCATCGCCAGGTTTGAGCTTCCCGAAATCAGTCATGTCACGCACCCGCAGCGGATACAGGTAGACGCGGCCCGCCAAGGTCTCGACTTGTGCGGCAGGCTTCGACCGAAGCAGCAACTTCAATGTGTTCTTCTTCGGCTTCTCGCCGGATGGCGGATTCTCTTGCGTCACGGACAGAACCTCATGGCTCTCTACGTTCCCTTCGGGCCAACGATGATCCTCACCGGCATCTTGGCCGGAGTTTTTTCGAGGTCGCGCTCAAGGCCAACCGGGTTTCCAATTCGTCCCTCTGGGTCGTAGATGAAGCAGACAAGCTGCCTGCAATCCGGGTGCGCCTGATAGCGGGCGACGTCAACCAGCAACTGAGCGCCAATATCCGAGACGCTGAGTCCTTGCCGTGTCTTCTTCACCTCGATGACAATCCCTTCTTCCTTCAGCAGAAAATCGGCCCTTGCCGATCCCCCGGCGTAGCTCGGCGTCCATTCTTCCCGACGCACGTCGTCGAAGTTCAGTTTCAGCAGGGCGTGGAGCAGGTCTTGGACGTCGTATTCGTCGTTGATTTCCAGTGTCGTTCTGTTGGAGTGCCGGACGCGAAGCTGTCGCGCGATCATGTGAAAGCGCAGACACACCTGTTCCAATGCGCCAAGTACCCTTGTCGGGCTATCGGAATCGGAGTCCAGATCGTATTCACGAATCTCATCGATCATTGAGGACAGAATTGACTTTGCAGTATCCAGCCCGCGTAGATACGCCTCATGGAAGTCAGAGTCCGGCGTGCTGGTCGTGAAGATACTCAAGGAGTAACGAATCTCAGAAAAATCCGCCGAGTGGCGGCTATCAGTCCCGAAAATCCTCTGCACAGCCACTTCGGTGTCACGCTGCCACTTTGTGAACTCTTGCGAACGGCGCGATGAGCGCAAGCCATCAATGGCGGCACGCTGCCGTTCCAAGATTTCTATTGCGCGATCAGGTTCCATGATTTATCCCCACGCCGTGCTCATCAGCGTGGCGAGATCGCGCCTCGAAAGCACTTCCGAGAACTCGCGCCAATCTTTTTCCGGCGGCATCATCGTGCCGGTGTAACGCAGATCGAAGCCCGTCGCGGTCTTCTGGGCGTTGATGTATTCGTCCAGCCGTTCGCCCAGCGTCTCGATGTCATCAATCCACCCGTCCTTGATGGTGTCCGGCAGCGAGCCAAATAGGTCGTAGCGATTCTTCATGCGTTCGGACAGGCGTTCGTAGATTTTTTCGTCTACGGTCTGCTCGAAAACGAGGTTCAGCATGTCCACGGTTTCACGCCGTTGCCCAAAGCGTTTGATGCGTCCAATGCGCTGTTCGAGCCGCGTGGGGTTCCACGGAAGATCAACGTTGATCAATGTGCCCAAGGTTTGCAGGTTCAAGCCCTCGCACGCGGCGTCGGTGGCCACCATGACGCGAATCTGATGCTCGGCCACCATGCGCTTGAGCGTTTCGCGTTCGACGGTCACGCTGTCGCCGCGCTGGTAGAGGCGGCTGCGGCCTGCGCCTGCGTACAGGCCGATGGCTTCTTCCGGATAGCGGGCTGCCAGAGAGTTAGCCAGCCATTTCGCCGTGTCGTAATACTGGCTGAAGATGATTACGCCCAAGCCCAGCCACTTCTCCTTGTCGAGGAAGTGGACGACGGCTTCCATCTTAGGATCGGTTTCCAACCGTTCGAGCCGGGAGATCAGGCGTTGCAGCACTTCGCGTTCTTCGCCCGTTTCGATCTTGATGTCGGCTTCCTGCTCTTCGTCTTCCTCGTGCTCGGAATTACCTTGCAGCAAGCGCCGCGCCGTCGCCAATCCTGCGTGGATGCTGGAGCAGATGCGTTGCTCCATCAGATTTTTCATGAAACCGCTGCCCTTGCCACGCTTGGCCAGCGCCTTGCCGAAGGCGCGGGCTTCGCCATACGCCTGCCGGAAGTCCTCCGACGTGCGCAGCGCCTTGCCCTCGAACAAGGCATCGAAGGCGCGTTGTTCCGATACCTGCTCGCGTTCCGGATGGACGTCCACGCCCACGCGAGCCAGAAGATCTGCATCTTCAAGCTGCTGGCGCTTGCGCAGCACGACGTGGCGCACCAACGGGTTCTCGCGCTGGAACAAGGTGGCGCCGGCGATGCGGCGTTCCAGTTCCTCCTCCAGAATCTCCCGCGTTTCCTCCGTCAGGTCGGCCAGCGAACGGTTGGTTTGCCACTCGCCATTCTGTAGCCCCAAGTCTTGCCGAATGGCGGAGAACAAGCGCCGGGCGCGCGGTTCGCTGGTTGATTCCATGCGTGGCAGCGGCGAGCGCAGCAGTTCCCAAGCATGGGCAAGCGTCTCCACTTCTACGCGGCCCGCGAGGATGTCGAGCACTTCGTCAGGCCGGTGCCACGGTGCAAGGTCGTGACCCAGCACGAAGCGCCCCGGGCCTTGGTGCATGATACCGAGCAAGTCCCATAGATCGGCGGGGTTGGTCTGGATTGGCGTGGCCGTACCCAACAGCACATGGTCAGCCCGCGCGGCGATCTCACGCATGAAGGCCAGCAGTTCGTTCGGTGTTCCAGCTTCCTTGCCGAAGCCCTGACGCGTTCTGGCCTTGTGCGCTTCATCCAGAATGACGACGCCAAAGCGCATGCCCAGCAGATGCTGCTTCTCCAGCGAATCGCGCATCATCAGACCGGTGGAGACGATGCCAATCCGCAGCGGGCAGTGAGCGATCTGCTCGCGCCCCGCAGGCGACAGAACGCGTTCGTCCGTATCCAGCCAAACCTTGCCCACGGTATCCCAACGCGCAGTCGGAATGCCCAGCTTGTCCAGCATTTCAGTCTGCCATTGCTCGGTCAGCGTGGCGGGAGCGAAGATCACCACCGGACGGCGCGGGCCATTGTCCTTGTCGGATAGCAGGCACAGAGTCAGTGCGGCGGTGGCCAGTGAAAGCGTCTTGCCCAAGCCCACCTCGTCGGCCAGCAGGAGACGCACCGTGCCGTACAGGCGCTGGTGCCGCAGGCACTCGGTCAGAAAGCCCTGCTGCCACGGCTGGAGTTGCTGCCCTTCGCGGTACAGCGGCGACTCGATCAGCGCCGCAGGCGCGAGGCTCTCGTCGTCCTCGATCTCGGTGAACTCGATCTCGCGCCGGTAGCCACGCCGATGCACTTCGCGGATCACGGCCTGCGGCAGCGGTTTGGCGGCGTTCCAGAGGAAGTCGAATTCTTCCTCAATCCACGCCACGCCTTCTGGCGATTCGTCTTCCCACAGAATTTCGTAGTGGCGCTGCCAGCCGCTGCGCGTTTCGTTCATCGAGCCGATGAAGCCCAGCCTGCGGCCGTCGGCCAGCGTGATCACACCCGCTTTGCCATGCACGAAGCCACAGATGTCGTCAGGCGCAACGCGAACTGCTTGCCCATGCTTCTGGAGAAAGGCGTCCAGCCGCCGGTAGCGTTCGCGGTTTAACAGCGCCTCGGCCTCCAGGCCGCGCTCGTTCCAGCGGCCCAGCATCTTGCTCTCGCGCAGTTGAGCCACCTTCAAGTCGTCCGGGTGGATGTCCACGTTGCAGACGATCTTGACCTCCGGAATCTGCTCCAGAGCTTCGCCCGCCACCTCGAACAGCGAGCTGGTGAAGTAGCCCGCGATGCGTTTGTAGCTTCTGGCACCGGCCAGATGCTGCATCAGGAAGCTGGCATCCAGCCGGTGAGTACGCGAGGAGAAGCGCCGGATGCTCATGCTTCATGCCCTCAATCGCCAAAGCGCAGATTTTTCAGGCGCGCACCCAGCACCTCGGCGGCGGTGCGTGCTTCAGGCTCTGGAGATTTGCGCTCAATGAAGACCAGCATATCCACCAGCAGGGGACGAACTTCAAGAAAGTCCACCATCTCGCCGCGCAGTTGATCAACGATGATCTGCGGCTCGGTGTCCTTGGACAGTTGCTGCAAGGCGATGATGAGCCGCCCCAGCCGCGTCGCCCCGATCTCGGTGGCGTCGGTCAGATCGCGCGAAGCGTATTCGCCCACACGTTTCAGGCGTGCATGGTTGGGGCGCATGTCGCCCATCACGCGGGCGTAGTCCTCGACGTGGAAGGCCTTGGCGAAGTTCTGGTAGTTGTCCAGCTTGGCCGAACCGGTGGTTTCCATGTCCAGCATCCGCAGCACGAAGCGTTCGATGCCTGTGAGCTTGGCCCAGGTATCTGCTGTCAGCCCTTCCGGCACCAGCAGACTCGACGCGGTTTCCGCTGCCTGCTGGACGATTTCATCCACCACCGTGACTTCGCCGCGCGTGCGCGGACGCAGCGCGAAGCTGATGACATCGTCGCCGCCGATGTGGGTGTAAGCCGTCAGCACCTTCAGCGCCGCCGCGTAGCCCGCCATCTGCAAGTCGGAATCGTTGAACACTGGTTCGCCGTGATGTTCCTTCACCGTGTCGTTCAGGTGCATCATGGATTCGATCTGGCGGGCCACCTCCTGACGCACGGCAGGCAGCAGGCGCTGCTTGAATCCAGTGCGCTCGCCAGCGGCGCGCTTCTTGAGCATCAGGATGACCGTACCCTGGACGTAGCCGCCTTTCTTCAGTTCCGAGGTGGTTTCGGTGGCGATGTACCACGCGGCCACCACTTGCAGGCCAGCCGCCCAGAAGATGCCGATCAGGTCGCCCCAGACGCCGGTGTCCTGATGCGTGAACATCACGCACTGCATGCCGTTGTCGGGCATGTGCTCGGCCATCGCCTTGTAGGCGGCGACCATACCTTGCCGAAAATCCTCACCGGAACCCTTGATTGCCAGCGCCCGACGTGAGTCCCACACCCAGTCCGCGAACTCCTGCGGCGGGTTTTTGCGCAGCCATGCGATGAAGAACTCGGTGATCTCGTGGTAGTTGACAGCGTCGGCGTAAGGCGGGTCGGTGATCCAGAATTCGCAGTCCTGCGCGGGGCGATCTGCGGTTGCGGAAACGATGGATCGCCCGACTTCGGGCAGCGGTGCCTCTGCCATCTTGAAGGACGACACGCCAAATCCAAACCATGCGCGGGTTGCATAGTTGTAGAAAGTGTTGAGCGCCTGATTCGAGAACACCCCCTTGGGGCCGCCAAGCCCACCACCTTGTGCTGTTGCCCAGCGGCACAGTTTCGAGTTGAAATCCGCCGCCTTCGCCACATTGAGCCAGCCCAAAGAGGCGGCACTGGACGCGCGCCAGTGCTTGAGCATCAAGGCTTGCAGCAGCAACTGCCGTGCGTTGTAGAGGTGATGCCAGTGCGTCCAACCGCGCTCACGGAATAGACGGGTCGTCTCATCCCCCGGCTCAATAGGCATGTCAGACACCAAGCCTTCCTCTTGCCATTGACTCAGGTTCGTGGCGACGAGATCTTCCACGCGTCGCTCACGTTCCAGATCAGCGTCAGTTGGTGCGGCAAAGTAAGTTACCTGCCGTGCCTTGGTTAGCGTTGCCTTGGTAATCCAGTGGATGGCATAGAGGCGCTCCTGAAAAATGTCGTCAGGATGTGGCTTGAAGTCGCCTTTGTCCCAGTACCGTAGCCGATTACTGGTACTGCCATCAGAATTGCGGAAGTCGCCACGAAGGGTTTTGATGGGGGTGCGATAGGTCTTGCCATTCAGCGTATAGACCATGTCGCCGTCTTGCACGGTGCCGGACTCAGCCGCCGACACCGCCTTGGCCAACGCACCGGTGACGACTTCGATGTCGAACCGTTTGCGTTTCGGGTCTGGAACCAGTTTGGCAATTGCCCCTTGCTTGGGTGAAATCACCCAGCTCGGTGAGAGCGGAACCATCCAGCCGGTTTCAGGACAGCGCGCCTCAAGGCAATACAGATACGCTTTGGCGCGATTGCCCTTGGCGTCGTGTTCGATCTTGAGTTCGACCAAGTCCCGATCAACCGCCGCAAACACTTTCTGCTGGGCATCTTCCAACGCGGCGCGCTGTTCGGCAGCGGCACCGATGACGTTGAGCGCACCCCACGTCAACATGCAGGCGACGGGGTTGAGGTCAGAAGCGTAGGCGTCGCAGCCGATGCGCGCGGCCTCGAACGGGATGGAGCCACCGCCGCTGAAGGTGTCACCTACACGCGGACGATGGCCGTAGCGCAGGATGCCGAATTGTTCGACCAGTTCCGGCAGGGATTGCACGCCCACGCCCAAGTGTGCGTAGTGGCGATTGACCTCTGCCCACACCGGGGCGTAGAGCCAGTCTTGATCCACTTCCTCCGGGCGTTTGCCCAAACTGGCCTTTTTCTCGTAACTCGATAGCGTGGCCAACGCACGGCGGTACAAAACGAGTTTGTCATCGTCTGTGATGTCGCGTCGCCAGCCGCGCCCGCTGAAGTAGCGTTCGGAGTCGGAGATCGGGATGACTTCCGTCAGCGTCGTAGCCGAATAGGCGCTCGCGGCCAATGCACGACGTGCCAAGCCTTCGTCGTCGAAGGCCATCAACTTCTCGAAGATGGCAAGGTCGGCCTCTGCATCGTCGGTGGGCGGCAACAAGCTCCCCAAGACGATGGCACGCACCAGAATCAGCGGTTTACGTCCCTTCCAATACGACCCAAGCCCCGTTAAGGTCTGCGCTGCTACTGCTTTGCGTTCGCTCTGCGCCTCGAACGAAACCTTCTGCGCCGGGAAAACCGTTTCAATCAGCGCTGGCGCATCTTGCAATGCCAAGGGGGTGAGCGTTGTTTCTGTATTCATCACTTTCGCTTTTTCAATGAATCGCATCAGGCGCAGGCGACAGCCAGCCCTGTGACTTCAGGCGTTCTTCCGCGATGGCAAGCTGGCGGGGCGTAAATTGCCGCTTGCGCGCATTCCAGTCATAGACCTGACGCTCGACGCTGTCGTGCTGGGCCGCACCCTCACGGTTCATCACCCAATGCACGGTGGCCAGTAGCTCCAAACCGTAGGGCGACTCGAAGCCTTCGACCAGACGTGTGACGCGCTCGAAGCGGGTGCGGCTGATCTCGTGCTGGTCGAGGAAGCCCTTGGCTTCGTCCACCGCGCCGGGCACGAGGGAGAGGGGCTTGTCGGGTGCATCACCGCCGTCGGCATAACCGGCGATCAAGTGGCCTTCGACCGCACGCAACACATGGCGCAGGTTCTCCGCGTAAGGGCCGTAAGGAGCCTTGACGTACTTGAGCCGCAGCGGTTCACCGGCTTCCTGCATGAAGTACATGAGCTTGTGGACTTCCAGCAAGGTGACGAAGGGATCGAGCAAGCCGCCAAGATAGCGGTGGATGAGTTCGACCAGCGCCGCGCGACCGGCGGTCATCGTCGGTACTTCGCGCACATGGGCCATCTTGTCGTTGGCGGGGGCACCCTTGGGTTCGTACACGAGCACCTGCACGTCGTCCAGTTCCACCAGCGCACGCTCGATGCGCGGGCGTACCTCGTTCCAATCCAGCCCGCCCAAGCCACTGCCCAGCGGCGGGATGGCGATGGAGCGAATGCCTCTGTCGCGGATCACCTTGACCAGATCAATGAGACCCGCCTTGATGTCTTCGATGCGGCTCTTGCCGCGCCAGTGGCGCTTGGTGGGGAAGTTGATGATGAAGCGCGGCGGCGTGAGTTGACCGGTCTCGAAGACGAACATATGGCCCGGCTGCACGGTCTCTCGGTTGCAGGCGGCCTCGTAAGCCTTGAAGTTCTCTGGATACATGTTCTTGAACTGCAAGGCGATGCCTCGGCCCATTACACCGACACAGTTGACCGTGTTGACGAGAGCATCCGCCTCGCTCTTGAGGATGTCGCCGGAGGTGAATTCGATCATGGCTGTGCTCCGTTCATTTCAGTAATACCACTCTGACCGGACTTCGACCGTGGGCCGGTGTCCGTGCGCTGGAAGGGCGTTGACTACCTGCCGATATACATTGGCCGACTGAACGCCGATGCGCTCGATCAGATGCCACGGAAAACGGTGCTCCAGCAGGAACTCCGCCTGTTTGCCTTCTTTGTGTGCCCGCCAGTCACGGGCCTGCACGGCAACCCAGTTGATCTCGCCTAATCGCGCGATATCGTTGCGGTCTTCAAAAAAGTATGAGCCTGCGTTCGAGAGCGTGAAAGCCCAGCGCGCGGGCTGTGCGTTGGCCCATGCAACTGCGGCATGCAGGTCGACCTCGAAGTGCAAAATCGGGCCTTGTCCCTGGCGATATGCCAGTTCTGGATGGTTGCCCTGATAGATCAGGTAGAGCATCACCGAGCGCGGGCAGAAGTAGAACGGCACGCAGTCGCCGACATGCAGACCGGGGTGGCTGCCCAAGGGCAGTGTCAGTCGCCGCTGCTTGATGCTGCTCATGCCGATGGTCGTGCCCGCAGGCGCACGCCGGATGACCTCCGCATCGCACCACAGAAAGCTGTCGGCCACGATGGAGGGCAGACGATCCACATGGGCGATGTGGTAGATCTTCGGTTGCGGCGGCACGAGCACGGCATTCATGTCGTCTCGTCCCCGAACAGGTCGAGTGAGGGACGGCTTTCGTCTTGGCCACGGTCGCTGCGGCGCGCGCGCGGAGCCAGCAATTCGCTCTGCGCCACGTCGCCCAAGGCGTGCTTCAAGGCGGTACGCCAGCCCTTGCCTGCATCCATGAGGCCGCCCGTGCTCATCGCGGTCATGCCGAAGAGCCACCAGCGTTCTTCCGGGCGCAGCGCCAGCCAGTTGCGGACAGCGACCGGAATCTTCTCCGCGTCCATCTGCTCGACTGCCCACGCCAGAACGCACAGCTCCTTGCCGAGCAGCCGATCCACGGAGTTGTCGCCCACCTTCCACGCGCCGGGTTTCAGGCTATGCGCGGCCAAACGTGCGTTGAAGGCGCGCTGTACCTCGGCGCGGATGGCCGTCCAGCGCGAGCGATCCAGCAGGACACGGTCGATCACTGCGCTGTCGCCGCTGGTGGCCTGCAAACCGAGGTGTTCGCTGATCTGAACCTTGCCCGTGCTGCTCTTGGGAATGATGACCTTGAAGTGGTGCGGGTCGGAGGTCGCAGGCACACCGAAGCCCAGCGTGTGCGGCACTTGCGCGCGCGCTTTGGACGATTCGGTGCTGGCTGCGACCTTGGCTTGCGCCATTCTCAATCCTCCTGGCTCACTTCGCCCGGTTTCAATTCGATCCCGGCGAGCTTGGCGAATTCCTTGAGCGCGAAGCCGGTGTCGAACTGCACGCCATCGGCAATGGCGATGTTGACCAACGCCTCAGGTTCGCCCAACACATCGCGCAGGCTGTTTACGACGCCTTCGATGATGGCTGCCGTGACTTCTCGTTCTTGGAAACGAACGGTCACGGTGTTTTCGCCTTCGCCGATTTCGACGCGCACGCCCTTGAAGCGAGTGCCAGGCTGATCGCGGAAGCGATTGATGACGCCGAAAACCCGGTCGGTCGTGTCGAGGGCGACGCGCTTGCTTTGCAGGCGTGCAGGCTTGCTGTCCACGATCTGAACTGTCTTGTCCCCGCTGGCGGGAACGTGAAAGTCCGCCGTCTTGTTGGCTTCGCCAGCGCGCGCAAACACCAGCAGACGACAACTCGCCGAACCGATCTCGAACGGCCCGTCGTAGCGAGTGCCGTCCTTCGGGTTGGAACCATCCAGCGTGTAGAACAGATCAGCACGCGGCGTTGCAGCCAGAACGACGCGCCGCTTGTCGGCGGCAGGTTCGACCTGATGGCGAATCTTCAAGTCGGCGAGCCAGCGTGTGGCTGCCGCGCTTTCGTGCTGCCCGGTGGTGTCCTTGACCCAGAAGTACAGCGTGCCCTCGGCCGTGCCGAAGTTGTCCAGATCATCGACCTTGTGATCCTTGTCGGACACGTCCGGTTTGGTCGACCAATAGACGATGGGGCTTTCGCCCGCGTGGCGTGGCGTGAGGCTCAACACCGTTTCGCCAGTGTCCGGTTTGACGTTGACGACGGAGACGTTGACGGTGGCCTTGTCTTTGGGGAACGGCCCCTTCTCGATGTAACCGTCCTCGCCCAAGCGCCAACGGCCTTGCTTCAGGGCTTCAGTCTTGAGGGTGTCCAGTCCGCTCGATCCGGGCATCCACGGCCAGATGGGCGAACACTTGGCGCGGGTGGCGACATCCTTCCACGGGGTGCGCCGGTTGTCCTTGCCGGACGGCCACAGGTATTCCTCGGCCTGTGCGAAGTATTCGTCGAGATTGTCCTTGCCCAGTTCGGCGACGAGCTTGTAATCGGCGCGCGGACTGGACAGTAGTTTCTCGATCTGCGTCTCGGCGGATTGGTCGCCTTGGCCGAGCTTGAGGCCCTGATCGATGGTGACCTTGCCCAGTACGTCACGACCATTCGTAGCATCGTTTATGGGGATATACAGGCAGTTGTAAGCCGCCGACAGCGCCTTGCTGAAGCGATCCTCTGCTTCTTCGAGGCGGTCGCGGGCCTCTTCGAACAAGGTGTCGCCAGACTTGAGGCGCTTGTGGATCTGCTCGATGGCGTACAGCTCGCGCAGACGTTCCTCAACCGCATCGGCCAACAGGCTGTCTTGACCCGTTAGCACCAGCAAGTTGTTTTTCTCCTGCTGGTAGTCGAAGAAGTTCTGCAATTCGCTGGGCGGCACCTTGCCGTCGGGCTTGATGACGATCAGCGTTCGTGGGCCGCCGAGCTTGAGCTCGTCCAGCTTGGGCAGCACTTGCACATCCTGATAGGCGATCTTGCGGTCGGGATCGAGGATGCCCGCGAGGCGGTTGATGAGCGCCTGATCGACCTTGGGTTGCGGAACCTCTTTGGCGTTGCGCTCGATTTGGCGCGAGAGATTCTCGGTTTCCTTGATGAAGAAGCGTTGTTCTTCGCGGTGTAGATACCATGCCGATTCCTTCAGGCGCTGCAATGCTTGCTGGAATTCGTCTGGTTTGTGTTGCGGAGCGGCGAGAAATTCAATCAGTTCGCTATCGGTGAGACCAATGCGTCCACCAACAGCGCGCGACAGGCTGGAGGCCAGCAGCAAGGTCATGACCTGCTGCGCAGCATTGCCAGCCAGTTCGGCGTCGATGTGCTCGGCGATGGCGTTGCCCCTGTCGGCAATGTCGCGCGTCACGGCTGGCATCAGCTTGGGGGCGATGCGCTCGATTTCGTCCTTGACCTGATCGTCGTTGAGGTTGAGGTGCTGCGTGCCGACCAGAAAGACATCGTCTGCTTCGCGCTCGTCCACGCTCTTGAGCAGGCGCGCGGTGAACTGCATCAAGCCACGGGTCTGGCGGAAGCCTTCGTTCTCTTTAAATAAGGCAACGAGATGCTTGAAGGACGGGTGGAAGGGGTAGGTTTCCCTGACCTGTTCGGCGATCTGCTCGATGCTGCTGGCCACGATGTAGCCACCGTCCTCGGCCTTCTTGATCTGCTGCGCGTATTCCTCCGCGATGTCGGCAATGACGCGTTCGTCCGGCAATTCGTCGATGAGGCGCTTCTTGAGGATTTCGTAGATTTCGTTGCCCGCCAGTTGCACCGGCGTGATGGTCATCGCCTGACGACGGGTCTCCTGCTGCAAGTTGGAGATGGCGTCAGCGAGCGCCTTGGTTTGAGCCTTGTAGCTGCCGGAGAGGTTGGCAACCACGATGGCGCAATTGGGTAGTTCCAGCGCTGCGCTCATCAGGCTGCTGATGCTGTAGACCACCATGTTGGCCAGCGTGCCCTGACCGAATACCTGCGTACTGGCGTTGTCCAGATAGGGGGGTAGCTCGTCAAGGAGAATCAGCGTCGGCTTGTCGCCGATGATTTCCTTCCACTGACGCTGATCGACAGCTTTCGGGCCGTTGGCCCAGTACGGCTTGATGGCTTCTGCGGCACCAAGCTGGGTGGCGATCTCGCCCCAAATATAGTTGTCCGGATTGTTGCGACCATTGAACGCGGCAATGCGCGCTTGCCCGAACTCGATGCGAGAAGCCAAGTCGGTGGGCAGGACGTCCTTGCGCAGATGGGTATGGCGCGCGAGCAAGCCGAGCGCGATCATCATGTGCGTCTTACCGCCGCCCATCGCCTGCGTCAGTTCGAAGACGGCTTGATCGGACTTGCCGGACAGGCGCAGCAGCCCCTCACGGAAAAGCTGATCCATGCCGTGGGTAACGAAGTTGCGCGAAAAGAACTCGCGGCCATCACCCTCGTCATTGATGAGCTCTGCAAGGTTCTCGATGCCCTGAGCCATCCGGTAGTCCCGGATGACCGGGTTGAACCGGCAGGCTTGCTTGACCGTTTTGATCATGACCGCACTCCGTGGTTGTTTTTGGTCTTCTCGGAGGGCGGAATCGCAATGCCGCGCTGCTCGCAGTATTCCCGGATCAGAACCTCGACCATGTTCGCTATGGATCGGTGCTCCTGATCCGCCGCAATGCGAAGTGCTTCTTTCAGTCCGGGGTCGATGCGAAAGGTCAGCGTGGCAGTCTTGATGGTGGCCATAGCCTCTCCAGAAACCACTGCAAATGTACTGCACTTTACAGTATCGCAGTGACTCCCACAATGCGGAGTGCCCCCGGCCTGCGTGCATCTCCACCAATGAGACGAAGCCGGGCCGGTGTAGCGTGGGATGCGCTTGGCGGCAGTCGTCTGGGGCGATGGACATCAATGGTGTCGGGTCGTTGGCAGATGCGCGGTGAGCGTCCAGTCAGCCCATCTTGAAAGCCGAGGCGGTTCATAGGAGCCTCGAGTCCACTTCAACTCTTGGTGGACTCGTGAACACTATCCCCGATCAACAAGCAGGTCCGCGACAGCGGCGGCGCGTGCACAGCGATGCGTTCAAGGCCGGTGCGGTGACGGCCTGTGCGCAGCCTGGCATGTCGATGGCCGCAGTGGCAATGGCTCACGGCATCAACGCCAATCTTCTGCGGCGCTGGGTGCACGAGGCCGAGATGAAGCCAAGAGGCGATGTCGTGCGCGCAGACGTCGTGGTTGGAGCCGCAGCGCGAGAGCCCAAGACCGTCTTCGTACCGGTCAGCTTGCCGCCATCGACGCCACCGGCTCAGGTCCCAGACATTCGCATCGAGCTGCGACGTGGACCGACGACGGTCACGGTGACCTGGCCGGCAGGTGCCGCCAGCGACTGCGCGGTCTGGATGCGCGAGCTGCTTCGATGATCCGCATCGACGCGATGTGGCTGGCCGCCGACCCCATCGACATGCGCGCCGGCGCCGACCGCCTGCTGGCGCGCGTTGTGCAAGTCTTCGGTGCAGCGCAGGCCCACCACGGCTATCTCTTTGCCAACGCCCGCGGCACCCGCATCAAGCTCCTCGTGCACGACGGCTTCGGCGTCTGGTGCGCGGCACGCCGGCTCAACGCGGGCCGCTTCGCGTGGGTACCGGCCACCACGACATCGCCCATATCTCTGTCGCTCACCAACGCGCAGTTTGACGCGCTGGTCCTCGGCCTGCCGTGGGAGCGGTTGCCCGAATTGAGCACCATCACGCGGGCCTGACAGCAACATCGACGCTGGCACTTGACCGCGCCAGCGTCGACGCAATCCGTACTTGTTCCGATGCGCTGCATACGGCGTACTGGCACCATGCCGTCATGCTCGGCACGCACGATCTTCCCCCGCTCAACCTGCAGGCACTCCCGCCCGAAGCGGCGGCCTGGGTTGCCCGTTGGCAGCATGCCGAACAGCAACTCGCCCTGCGTGAGAAGGCTCTTGTCGATCGCGACCGCGAGCTGGACCAAGCCAGGAATCTCCTGCAGCGCAAGGACCGCGACATCGCCTGGCGCGATGCCAAGATCGAGAAGATCACCTTCGAGTTGGCTCGCCTGAAGCGCTGGAAGTTCGGCGCCAGCTCCGAAGCGATGAACACCGACCAGCGACGCCTGTTCGAGGAGACGATCGCCGAGGACGAGGCGAGCCTGCGTGCGCAACTGGAACAACTGCGACGCGAAGCCGCTGAGACCACTGTCGACGCCAAGCCGAAGGCCGCGCCGCAGCGACCACGCCGTCAGCAATTGCCTGAACACCTGCGTCGCGTCGAACACCGTCATGAGCCCGAGAGCACCAACTGCCCCGCGTCTAACTGCGGTCGCCCGATGACACGCATCGGCGAGGAGGTGAGCGAGCGGCTGGATATCGTGCCGGCCGAGTTCTTCGTCCATCGCCACATCTACGGCAAGTGGGCCTGCCGCTGCTGCCAGATCCTCAAGCAGGCGCCGTCCAACCCGGAACTGATCGAGGGCGGCATGGCCGCGAGCGGCCTCATCGCGCACACGCTCATCAGCCGCTGCGTTGACCACCTGCCGTACTACCGGCAAGAGGCGATCAACGCCCGCAGCGGCGTGCACACACCGCGTTCCACGCTGGCGGCCTGGGCAGGCCAGGCGGGCGCGGCGCTGGAGCCACTCTACGAGGTGCACAAGGCCTTCGTCCTCGCTTGCCGGGTTCTGCATGCCGACGAGACCCCCGTGGCGCTGCTCGATCCCGGTGCCGGCAAGACGCGCAAGGCCTACGTCTGGGCCTACGCGAGGAGCTGGCACGACCCCGTGCCCGGCGTGGTCTATGAGTTCTGCCTGGGCCGTGGCGCGCAGTACCCGAAGGCCTTCCTCGCGGGCGATGTGCGACGGGGCCGAGGGCGCTGGTCCGGAACGCTGCTGACGGACCGCTACGCAGGCTACGACAGCGTGCTCGACCCGCGCATCCATACTGATCGCATCAGCGCGGCTTGTGTCGCGCATGCACGCCGCAAGTTCGAGGAGCTGACTCGCACCGGAACGAGCCCGATCGGCGACGAGGCGATCCGTCGCTATGCGCGGATCTATGCGCTCGAGGCCGAACTCAAGGGCATGAGCGACGGCGAGCGCATGTCGCAGCGGCAGCAACTCGCCAAGCCGCTGTGGGCCAAGCTCAAACAATGGCTCGAGATCGAACGACGGCTGGTCGCGGGCGGCAGCTCCGTGGCGGGCGCCATCGACTACACGCTCGGCCACTGGACCGCGCTGACGCACTACCTCGAGGACGGCGCAGTCGCGATCGACAACAACCACCTGGAGCGGCAGATCAAGCCTTGGGCAATGGGGCGCCGGGCATGGTTGTTCGCCGGCAGCGAACTCGCTGGCCAACGCACGGCCATGGTGATGAGCCTGGTGCAGTCGGCGCGGCTCAATGGACACGATCCATGGGCATACCTGCGCGACGTGCTGGCACGCCTGCCGACGCAGCGCAGCAGCCAGATCGAGGACTTGCTGCCGCACAGATGGCAAGCGGCATCCGACGCGGCACCATGACCTTGCTCACGCAGGACGTTATGGTCCAGGCGAACATCGACGTCAACCGCATGAGCGCGCAACAGAAGGTTCAGCTGACTGACGAAATCTACGTCCAGCAGCCGAATCTGCTGGCCTCCATCCTCGTGTTGCCTCGCTACGGGGTCGACATGCAACTGCTTGAGGAGCCGATCCACGTCCTGCTCGTCGCCTTCCAGGCCATGAAGCACTGCGGGCACGCCTTGCCAACGATCTCTGAAGACGTCCAGGAAACCTGCTTGAAGCGGCTGACAGCGACGTTGAAGTTCTCCGAGGGCGTGCCGCCAGATCTCGTCGAGCAGATGATCACGAAGTTTTGCGTCGACCACCCCGAGCGCTATCTCCTGGCGTTCGCATACGGCCATCTTGGCCAGCACGACCTGCTGCGCGTGCGAACCGACGCCGAGAAGTACCTGCTGCTGGCCTGCCTCAACCTCGTGGAGTGCGTGGCCTACATCGGTGCAAAGTAGCAGTCCAAATGAGCCGCTTGCGGCCGGTCAAGATGGGTTGACTGGACGCTCACAATGGGCGCGCTTCGTGGCCGCCGAAGGCGCCGACGTGGACATGGCGGGCGACCCCGTCACCGACTGGGAGCATCGCGAGTACTTCGAACTGTTCTGTAAACGTTCCGCGAACCCACCTTGCGCCGTTGATGACGGCGTGTTGAAGATGGTTCTACGCGGCGGGGACGGCGGCGAGTGCCGTAGTTGGCGTCGCGGTGTCGCTGGCAGGGCGCCAGTTATGCGGCAGCAGCTGCGCGAGATCGCGCTGCTTGAGTGTGGGCAGACGCTCGAACACGTCCTTGAGGTAGGCCCAAGGATCGTGCCCGTTGAGTTTGGCTGACTCGATCAGGCTCATGACCACTGCGGCGCGCTCGCCGGCCTGCTGCGACCCTACAAAAAGCCAATTCTTGCGGCCCACGACCAGCGGGCGCACGGCGTTCTCCGCGGCGTTGTTATTGATGGGCGCGTTGCCGTCGTCCAGGTAGCGCGTGAGGGCGCGCCAGTTGCTCAGCGAGTAGTCGATGGCCTTGGCCGTCACGTCGGCATTGGCCAGCGTCTGGCGCTGCGCCGTGAGCCAGGCGTGCAAGGCGTCGGCCACGGGCCGGGAGCGCTGCTGGCGCAGCAGCAGCCGGGCCTCAGGTTCGAGTTCGCGCGCCTCGCGCTCGACCTCGTACAGCCTGGCGATCAGCGTCACTGCCTGGCCGGCGATCTGGCTGGCGTTGAGCTTGTGCGCTTCGAACAGCTTCCTGCGGGCGTGCGCCATGCATAGCGCCGAGGTGACGCGCCCCTGGGCGTGCAGCGCGTGGTAGCCCGAATAATCGTCGGTGACCAGCGTGCCGCCGAAGCCTTGCAGCACGCGCCGCGGATGTTCGCCCGCGCGGCTCCCGGCAAAGTCGAACAGCACCGCGCGCCTGGCCACGAAGTTCGTCGTGCGGTAGACCCACACATAGGCCCGTTTGGTCTTGCCGCGCCCCGGTGCCAGCAGCGACACCGGCGTCTCGTCGGCATGGATCACGCTGTGGCGCAGGATGAACTCCCGCAGGGCATCGGCCAGCGGCGCCAGGCGCACGCCGCAGATGCCCACCCATTGCGCCATGCTCGAGCGCGCGATGTGCACGCCCGAGCGGCGGTAGATCTCTTCCTGCCGGTACAGCGGCAGATGATCGTCGTGCTTGGCCACCACCACCTGCGCGAGCAGGCCAGCAGCCGGGATGCCCTTGTCGATGATCTGCGCGGGCATCGGCGCGGCCTGAATCGTCTGGCAGCACGCGCAGGCGTACTTGCCGCGGATGTGGCGCAGCACGAAGAACTGTGCCGGCACGCAGTCGAGTTGCTCGCTGACCTCTTGGCCGATGCGCTTGAAGGCTTGGCCGCAGGCGCAGTGCGTCTGCTCGATTTCGTGGTGATGCTCGATGCGCGGCAGGCTCGCGGGAAGCGCCTGGCGTACCGCCTGGCCTTTGGGTCGCCGCGCCGCGCTCGGCTGCTGGTTCTCGTCTTGGGCGGCGCGGTCTTCAAGCGCCGTGTCGGCCAGGATGCGGTCAAACAGCACCGCTTGCATGCTCGCCTCCAGGCTCTCGCTGGACGAGCCGAAGCGCCAGCGCTTCAGGCGCGCGATCTCGAAGTTCAGCGCCTCGATCTTGGCCTGCTTGAACTTGAGATCGCCCTCCATCCGATCGAACAGGTCGCGCGGCACCAGCACCGCATCGTCTGCGGGCGACGTGTCGAATGTGTGCGGGTCCGTTCCTTCGAGCATGGCCCAAAGTGTCCCTCGCGCGCGTGCGCGCGCGAAGCGGGATATTCGCCAATAGACAAACGTGCAACCCTCAGGGTCGAATCGAACGCCTCAGACCACCGTGATGGACGGCGGCCCTCGCGCAGTCAGGCGCTGCCACGGCAGGCCCGCGACGAGCCAGTCGAACTGCTCGCGTGTGAGGTTCAGCGCGCCCGCATCCTCGCGTGGCCAGGCGAAGCTGCCGGCCTGCAGGCGCCGGGTGCACAGCCACATGCCCGCGCCGTCGTAGACCAGCACCTTGAGCCGGTCGGCACGGCGGTTGGCGAACACATAGGCGTGGTGGGCCTGGGCGCCCAGCGCGAAGCCGCGCACCACCTGGGCCAGCAGCGTGTCGATGCCCCCGCGCAGGTCGCTTGCGCCCAGGGCCAGCCAGATGACATCGATGCGAATCATCGACCCAGCTCGCGCAGCAGACCAGCGAGTTCGCGGGTGTGACTCAGCGGCCAGTGCAGATCGAGCCGGGTGCCGCCCGCGTTCAGTTCGACGCGCACCGATGGCGCCCCGGCACTCGGCGCCACTCGGGCGGCCACGAAGCCGCTGGGCCGGGGTGTCGCCGACGCCCCGGCGCTGACGCCGTCAAGCCGGGCCTGCCAGCGCTGCGCATGGGCGCACCAGCTCGCCAGTGCGCGCGGCGGCACGCCGTTGGCCTCGGCCCACACACGCCCCTTCTGACCAGAGGCTCGATACGCCGCCACCTGCTCCAGGCAGCTCTCCATCCGCTGTCGATCCAT